ACAATTAACATCACATACTTATCCTCATGGAACTGAGGATAAACTTTTTGATTTTTTACCAAAAGAACTTCAATTCGATGAATTCGGTAATTTATTTCTTCAAATAGGAAAGTCTGATGTTATGTTTACATCACATCTTGATACAGCAACATCCGCCGATTGTCCTGTAAAACATGTCTTTGAAAAAGAAAATGGAGTTGATATGATAAAAACAGATGGTAAATCTATTCTTGGAGCTGATTGTAAAGCAGGTGTTGTAATCATGCTTTATATGATCGAAAAGAAAGTTCCTGGACTTTATTACTTTTTCCTTGGTGAAGAAGTAGGTTGTGTTGGTTCTAAGAAAGTAGCTAACAAACACACAACTGATCCAATTCCAGGAATTCAAAAGGTAGTTTCTTTTGATAGACGAGGATTAGATTCTGTTATAACATATCAATCTAATGGTAGATGTTGTTCTGATGAATTTGCAAAAGAACTTTCAAATCAATTGAATTTAGTAAATGATACTTTCAAATATGATTTGGATCCTACAGGAGTTTATACTGACTCAGCACAATTTATCAGAGTTTACCCTGAGTGCACAAATATCTCTGTTGGTTATTACTCTGAACATACATACAGAGAAAGACAAGATATAACACACTTGGAAAAACTAGCTGAAGCTTGTACAAAAGTAAAATGGGAATCACTTCCAGTAAAAAGAGATAAAAATGAAGAAGATTGGGGTGACTCACGTTGGGGAGCATGGGGATATGGAAGTTATGGAACATCAGGTTCTTCCACGACATCTACAAGAAAATCTTATGCTTATGAAGATTGGGATGATTGGATTGGTTATCCAAGAAGAGAATATAAAAGAGAAGATAAGAAAGAGTGGTTCCACGATGAAGAATTCAACTATGTGAGTAACTTCGTAAAAGATGGAACAACTAACAGGTATAAATCAGTTGATATTTCACCAGAAAGAAGATCTTTGGAAATTGATGTAATATGTCAATTCTTCGAAGATATTGAACTCGATTATTCTTCATTCTCTTGGGATGGTGTTAAACTAACCGTTAATTATGACGATAATAGAGAATCAACTTCAGCTACAAGAGAGGATATGATGGACTTTTTCGGAGAATTTGATCTTGAAAGATTAGCAAATAAATCAAAATGAAAAAAAATACAATAGCACTTTTTGTTGGATCATTTGACCCTTTTCATAAGGGTCATTTTAACATTTTACAAAAATCAGAAGAAATATTTGGTAAAGGCAATGTTCACGTTTGTTTTGGAGTAAATCCTGATAAACATAATATAAATTTTGAAAATAAAGAAAGTCCAGCTTTACGTCTTTTAGAACCTATTAAACAAAAAGCTAAAAACTTAGAAGAAAAATTAGGATCACCTGTAAAATATTATTTAGGATTTTTACACGAATATGTAACCGAATTAGAAGAAAAAGGATTTGATCCTGTTGTTATAAGAGGACTAAGAAATGGTGATGATCTCAATTATGAAGTAAACCAATTAAGATTTATTTCAGATTTTAAACAAGGAATTAAAACAATCTTTATTGTTTGTGATAAAGAATATGAACATATATCATCTTCTGCTATAAGAAAACTTTACCAATTCGGAGGTGATAATGCAATAAAGAAATATGTTATTTGATCATAAATATATTTTAATAAAACTAGGAACAGTTGAAGACACATCTGTTGGAAAAATAATCTTTCCAACAGATACTTCACTTTCATATAAAGAACTTTGGAATGAATTCTTATTACTAAATAAACACAAAGTAATAGAAAAGAATCCATTAGCAGTCAAAAGTTTTACTTATTCAGAAGGAAGTATAAACATAGGAGATGAAATACTAACTGAAATATCATTAGGAAATCAACTAATACTCAGAAGTAAACATAGTTCCGGAATCAGAACATCAATAATAAGAGAGATACTTTCACCAAATATTTTTATAACGAATAACTCAGTTTATTTTTTAATTGATGATAATTGGAGAAAAAAAGAAACTAGAGATGAAAAAATAAATAAATTACTCATGACACAATTTGAAGAAGTTTGGGATGAAATAACCCAATTAGATAAGGAAGATAACTGCCACCTATCAGAAGCCGTTTGTAAATTTGTTGAAGAATTCGGAGAACTTACAACCGAAATCAATAAAGTTATTGGAAGAAAAACAACCAAAGAAACAAAAGAAAAAATCAAAGCCAATGTTTTAGAAGAAGCAGCAGACTCATTGCAAAATCTACTTCTTATTTGTAATAGACTCCAAATTAAACCCGAAGAACTTCTAAATGAAGTTAAAAGAAAAAATAAAAAATGGAAATCAGTAATTCCAGAAAGAAAAAAACAAAATATACAATTATGAAAATAGCAATAACATCAGATCACGCCGGATTCAATCTAAGAAAAATTCTTATAGATCATCTCAAAGAGAATCATCAAATAAAAGACTTTGGTCCAAAAACAGACGACTCTTGTGATTACCCAGACTTTGTTCATCCACTTTGCCAAAAAATAAAAGATTTCGATTTCGGTATTCTAATCTGTGGATCAGCCAACGGAGTTTCAATGACATCCAATAAATATTCAGATATAAGATGTGCCATAACTTGGAACAAAGAATTATCTGAACTAGCAAGATTACATAATGATGCTAATTGTATCGCTATTCCAGCAAGATTCGTCTCAGTAGATATGGCAAAATTAATGGTTGATACTTTTTTAAGTACACAATTTGAAGGAGGAAGACACGAAAAAAGAGTCAATAAAATAAACAAAATCAAACTTGAAAAATCTAATTCTTGACATAGATAATACGCTTATCTGCTCAATGTATCTTGAAGCTCAATATAAATTCGATTTTCCAGATGCCTATTATAAACCCGATCATCCAGAAGTTTTTTCAATGTTTGATTCATATCGAACAAGAAAAAGACCAGGTTTAGAAGATTTTTTAATTTTTTGTTTTGAAAATTTTAATGTAGGTATATGGACAATAGCCGAAGAAAAATATACTCACGAAGTTTTGAAAAATATAAAAATTAAAAAAGAAGATATTTTCCTTTTAAAAACTAGAACAGATTGTTTATATAGACCAGACATAAAAACATGGTTGAAACCTATCAACACACTACAAGAGAACATCATAATGATAGATGATAAGCCACATCAAATAGATTCTAAACCGAATGATAAAATACTAACTATCAAACCTTATTACGGATCCGATGATGATGATGAACTTCATAAAATGATTAAAACTCTTGAAAAATCAATTTGATTTCCTTATATTTGTAAAATGAACTTCAACTTAGAACTTTACAAAGAATATAGGAGAAAAGCCGGAAAAGATGAAAAAGATGGCATTTGGGATGTAAAAAGGTTTCCTAATGGAAAATATTGTTTCGCAACTAAACAATGGTTAGGTGACAACGGCAAGATCGATAACCATCCAATGTTGAATAAAAAGTTCAAACGATTGAAAGATGATAAAGTATTTATAATGGATTCTGTCAATATCCATTGGTGGATGGGATATTATTATATCGCCACACTAAGAGACGAAAACAACTCACACGCTGTTAGATTCATTGAAAATATCAATTGTCAAGATGAATCTGTATTAGAAGACATAGAATGGTTGATAATTGTATAAAAGAAGTAGTTGAATACTTCAATGATTACATTGATGATGAAGTTGCAGAAGGCAATCTTGATAATATTGCCAATATAATCAGATCAATTTCTTCGGAAGCTGCAACTAAAACAATGATGAAAATGAAAAATAATTAAAATAAACTAAAAACTAAAAAATAATGATTGATTTACTTCCAGGACAAATTAATAGTATAATGGGATCTTTGTCAGATGATTTGTATGATGGAGATTCGATGGTGATAACTGAATCTTTTGCCACTACTAAAAAATGGGGAAAAGATCCGCATCCAATGCTAAAAGAGCTTATTGGATATAGAGTTGAATTAACGATGGACGGTGATCATCGGGATGATGGTCAAATAGTAGATTATAGCTTTAAGTTTATTAGTCCTAGTGGAGAAGAGAGTGAAGTAAATACTGAAATGTGTTTAATGGTTGGATTCAATCATCATGAGGTAGTAACAATAAAATAAAAGTAATGAAAACAGAAATGATATTAGCATTCAAGAAAAAATTATCAAAAATCGATAATTATGATGATATAAGCGTTGAATACTCACGATACACATACTTTGGCGGATACTCATATTATAAATTTGATAAGTTTGAATTGAACCAAATGATATGGTCCAAATCATTGAAATATAATAACACACAAGTTGAACTTGAACACAATGAATGGGTTGAACTTAAATCACTGATAGAAGAAAAAAGATCATCTCTCAATAAAGATTTAGATGAAATAATGAATATCCTAAAATCATGAAAACACTATTCATACTCGGAATGTTGGCATATTTCAGATTCCTGCTGTGGTTCGGGTTAGAATATCTCAATAATAAAAAATAAATTTTGGCAATTAAAAAAACTTTTGTATCTTTGTAGTCTAAAATAAAAAAGGAAGAAAAATATTTTAATATATACTAAAAAATAATTAAAGAAAGATGAAAAATTTGAAACACCTTAAAAGATTTAACGAATCAGAAGAATTGCAAAGTAAATATGAACTAATAGGTGATAATTTAGTTGATGTTTTAGATGCTATTAATGCTTTAAAATTTCATTATGGTAAAGATTATATAAAAGTAGAGGACGAAAGTGGACACGATGCCAAGGTTGAGATTGCCGGTGCACTGAAAAACGTAATAGGTATTTATATAACATTTGATGATTCTATAAAACTACGTTCTGGTGGTTTAGATCCAAAATCTAACATTGTTGAAGAGATGAACTCTGTTTTAAAAGAAGAAATGAAAAACGCGGAGCTTCGGGTTTCTTATCAGAAATAATATAATAACCTTACTTAACGTAAGAGAAAGGGCATTAAATATTTTAGGAATTAACTAAAATAAATTTTGGCAATTAAAAAACTTTTGTATCTTTGTAGTCTAAAATAAAAAAGGAAGAAAAATATTTTAATATATAGTAATAATGAAAACAATTAAAAACATATCAGTTAATCCTCAACCGAAAGGCTTGAACGATCTCGATCCGGATCGTATAGTGACTAACTGCTTTGTTTTTATGAGTTGATATTGAAAATATAACCCAATGAAACAAACCCAGTTAGTCAAAAGATTAACTGGGTTTTTTTATGGTCCTAGGGGCTGCTTGGTGTGGCTACTCCTCTGTCACAGGAGAATAACAGGTCGGTTCGAATCCGACTAGGACCGCTAAATATCAGGGAATGCGCGAGTTAGGTTGAAGCGGCCAGACTTGGAATCTGGTGAAGGCGCAAGGGGTGCGTCTTCCGGGGGTTCGAATCCCCCTTCCCTGACATAATAGGTTCAATTCTCAAACGAGCCGCCAACTTTTTAATATATACTAAAAATAGAGTTTTTATTATGTATAGAAAGGAATGTAAATGGTGTAATGAAATCATAGAGGTTGAGAAACAACCACATTTTGCATCTCATGTGTCGAGTTGTGAATTTAATCCAAAATTAGAAGAAAGGAAACGAAGAGCTTCTGAGAGGTTTAAAGGAGTTCAAAAAGTTGAAAGAATCACATTAAAGAAAGAATGTCCTAAGTGTTCAACTGAGTTCGAGGTAACGGCAACTGAATCAGAAATCAGGAGAAATAAAGTAAAAAATTACTGCTCAAGAAAGTGTGCAAATTCTAAAACACATACAGAAGATACTAAGAAAAAAATCTCAAAATCCATTAAGTTAGCAATTGACGAAGGTAGAGTAGAAATACCAGAGAATAGAAGATCAAAAAAAGTTCTGAAATTCAATTGTAAACTGTGTGGGGAAGAGATAATTGAAAAGAAGTATAAAAAGGACAGAAAATATCACAAAGAATGTTGGATGAAAGTATGTGGTGGACCACAAAAAGGATCATCAAGAGGAAAATGTGGTTGGTATAAAGGATTTTGGTGTGATAGTAGTTATGAGTTGGCTTTCTTAATATATTGTTTGGAAAATAAAATAGACATAATAAGGAATAAGAAAGGTTATAATTATGTTTATGAGAATGAGAGGCACAAATTTTATCCAGATTTTATTGTGAATGGTGAGTTTGTTGAAATTAAGAACTTCCGTTCAGATTTAACAGATGCGAAAATTAATCATTTTCCATTTCACATAAAAGTTTATTACAAGGACACTATAAAGCCATTTTTGAATTATGTAAAAAATAAGTATGGTAAGAATTTCATAGATTTATATGAAAAATAATCCTTAATTTTTTAATATATACATACATGAATAAACTTAAATCTAAAATTGCCAATTTTTTTACTGGACCAACGCTAAGAACATTTCTAGCTGTATTGGGAATATTTTCATTTTTATTTTTGATAATAGTTATCACATTATTCATTCAGTGATTTTGATGATATGTGCGTCATCATTACACCTACATGAAAGTAGTATCATTTTAGATTTCTTTTTTTATTACTTTCCAGCTTGCACCTATCATAACGATGATATAATACAGGATGATAATTTTTATTTTTATTTTATTGTATATATTTTTTGAAAAATTAATTTTTTTCAATTACCTTTACAAAAGTGAGTGAAGTCTTGGTGACTAACGGAGGCATCCGTATGGGTTCGATTCCTGTGAGGTAAATGGTGGTTCGACTCCACCCACTCACACTAAAACAAAAAAAATGATTGAGTATATATCAGTAGTTGTTTATGATAGTGAATATGAAAAGATGGCGGATTTCGAAAGTTTAGAAGAGTCTATCGAATATTTAGAGAGACTTAATAAAACCGGGTGTGTTCTTGATGCTGGTTTGTTTTGGGGTGATGGAGGATCTATGCACAACTGGAGCATATCATCCGATAATATTAAAAGGATGGGTAACATGGAAGTTGAACTTTGGATCTCAAATTACCCCTAAGTTAAGTCAATTGGACTTTTTAATACTAACGCTTTCTCCTGTCCAAACACATTTTATTGGGTATTTTACTAGGAAAGTCACTAATTATTTTGTCAATTAAAAAATAATCCTTACATTTGTAAAACAAAGAAATAAAAATATAATATATAAAGAAATGACAACTTTTACTCAACAATACCAACAACAGCAAATCGATCGAGAGATTGACTGGTAGAGTATTGTCTGATAAAAAGTAAAGATACAAACCCGTTCAATCTCAAATTGAACGGGTTTTTTATTGCCTTGTAGTGTAACGGCAGCACACGAAGTTTTGGCCTTCGTAGTTCAGGTTCGAATCCTGGCAAGGCAACTGAAAATATTGGGATGTCGTATAACGGTTTTATTACAATGGGTTTTGGTCCCATTTATCTCAGTTCGATTCTGAGCATCCCATCTAAAATTGTCCTGTGTCCCTGACTTTGAATCAGGAGACGAGAAGTTTATGTAGGTTCGAATCCTACCAGGACAACTAAAAAACTAAATGAAATGAAAAGAGAAGAATTTATAAAATGGATGGATGAGAATACAATATTCTCAAAAGGATTCATTGGAGATTATTACTTGGAAGTTGATTATGCAAATTGCATAAGAGATATTGTTTATGTGAATGATGATTCAGTTGAATATGTTTGGGAGGATATATATTGGGGTGGTAGTTCAACCGAAAAAAGAGAGTTTAAATTTGAAGATTTTGTAGAAGCTTATAAAAATGACACAATAAAATGGTAAGAAGATTCAACACAGGAAATATAGTTAAGATAGATGATATCGGTTTAGTTATCATCAATAAGTATAGAACCGTAACCGTAAGTTATGGGAATGAAAAAAGTTATGAAGTGGTAGATTGGATCTCATTCAACCACTCTAATATGTCGGGTTGTACAAGATTGGAACCTTATGAATCAAATGAAATGTGTTGGGAATGTGATACAAATGATTCTGATACTGCGGATTTTGACTGTGAAGTGTGTAAAGGAACCGGATATTATAAAAAGATGAATAAAGGAATGAGTGAGTCGGTAATATTGGCTGATTGTGCAAAAAGTTACATAATTAAAAAACTAACAAAAGATTTTGATTTTTAAAATGAAAACAATATTATTAGGATTGAATAAAGAAAAAACAGAAATAGCAATTAAAATATTAAAAAAATGAATTTTATAGAAGAAAAAATATTAGAAAAAGGAAACTTAGATAAATTGAAACTTCGTTTTCCACCTGAACCAAACTCAGGACTCCATATTGGTCATGCAAAATCAATTTGTTTGAATTTTGGATTGGCAGAAAAGTACAATGCTCCTTGTACACTCAGGTTTGATGATACGAACCCAACAACTGAAAAAACAGAATATGTTGAATCCATCATTAAAGATGTTGAATGGCTTGGATTTAAACCAAGTGATATTAAATTCACTTCGGATTATTTTGATTTTATTTATGAATGTGCAATCACTTTAATAAAAAAGGGAATGGCTTATGTTGATGATTCAACATCAGAAGAGATTGCTAAAATGAAAGGAACTCCAACCAAACCTGGTATCAACTCACCATTCAGAAATAGAACCATTGAAGAAAATTTGAATCTTTTCGAAAGAATGAGATCAGGTGAATTCAAAGAAGGGTCAATGACTTTGAGAGTCAAAATTGATATGTCACATTCAAATATGATATTAAGAGATCCTGTTATTTACAGAATAATTGAAATACCACATCACAGAACTGGTGATAATTGGAAGATATATCCTATGTATGATTTTGCTCATCCTCTGAGTGATTATATAGAAGGAGTAACCGATTCACTTTGCACATTGGAATTTGAAGTACATAGACCACTTTATAATTGGATTCTTAGAAGTTGTAATTTGTCAGGAAATCTTCCAGAAGAAACTGAGTTTGCTCGTTTGAATATTGATTCAACTATCATGTCAAAAAGAAAGATCAATGCTCTTATTGATAATGGTATAGTAAAAGGTATTGATGATCCAAGGTTACCAACAATTGCTGGACTCAGAAGAAGGGGATTCACACCATCGGGCATTAGAGAATTCTGTGATCGAGTTGGAGTAACAAAAAGAGAATCAGTTGTTTCTTACACACTTTTAGAAGAAATTCTAAGAACAGAATTGAATAAAACATCAAATAGATTGATGGGTGTTTTTGATCCTGTAAAGGTTGTTATTACAAATTGGAATGAATATGATGTTAAATGGTGTGAGGTTGAGAATAATCCAGAGAATGAGAAATCAGGTAAAAGATTGGTTCCTTTCACAAGAGAGATATTTATTGAAAAAGAAGATTTCAGAGAGGAAGCCAATCGTAAATATCACAGATTGAAATTAGGTGGAGAGGTAAGATTGAAAGGAGCATTTGTTATAAAAGCAAATGAAGTATTAAAAGATTCATTGGGAAACATAACTGAAATACATTGTACTTTTGATCCTGAGTCTGAATCTGGTAAAGAACTTGATAGAAAGATAAAAGGAACAATTCATTGGGTTTCTTGTAAGTATGGTATCAAAATGAGAGTAAACGAGTATGATAGACTTTTCGATGTTGAAACACCAAGTGATGATTTTATAAATGAGGTAAACAAAGATTCATTGACAATAAATAATGATGCAATATTTGAACCAGAAATTAAAAACCTAAAAGAAGGAGTAGTGGTTCAAATGATGAGAAAAGGATATTATGTTCTTGATAAGGATGGTATATCACTTAACAGAACGGTATCATTGAAAGCGGGTTGGAAAGGTTAATATTTTTTAACCTTTTCATTTTTTTCATTATATTTGTGATATGAATATTTACTTAGATGATAAAAGAGTTCCAGACATGTCCTTCAAAGGATATACCTGTGAATTTGTGATCGTGAGAACATATGCCGAGTTCTGTGAATTGATCGATAAGAACATTCGAAACATTGAATTCATTTCATTTGATCATGACCTTGCAGATTTCTCAGAAGCATTTGAAAGAACCGGACTTGATTGTGCAAATCATCTTATCGAAGTATGTATGGATAAAAACATTTCACTTCCGAATTGGTATGTTCATTCCGACAACACTTCCGGTAGAGAGAACATTATTGTGAAGTTGATAAACTACATGAAAATAGTTGAAGATAGGGATGTATCAAAATACAGTGGATATCAAAGAGGTTATATAGGTGGAGAATTTATTTGATGACAAGAGAGAATATCGCTGGTAACAGAGGAACTTCACGACTGCAGAACCTAAGGTGGGAGAATTTAAAATTCGCTATTACCACCGAAGCAGCAACTCGAACAGATCTAGAATGTCGGTTCTTCAATGATGATCGGGTAGAGGCAAAGATAAATGATATTCTAAAACAGAATCGTGGGTAAGCTCAGTCATCAAAAAATGAAAAAATGAAAAAATGAGAAAAACACTCGATAAAGTAGATATAAAATACCATGTGGATTACAATGAAAATGGATTCACTGATTGTGCCTATCATGGATGTAATGATGAGGGTATATGCAGATGCTACACAATAGAATCTCCTTACATTGAGTCAATCGATTACAGATCGGTTGCTGAAAAGATATATGCCGAGATGTTCGCAGATACTAGAAAAGCAAAGTTATCTGATCTGTTATATGGTGGGGTTTCAATTGATATCTATTGTATAACAAGATTATTGAGTTCATATAAAGCGATTGACTATGTTGAATTTGAATGGCGTGGTGGGTATTATGGGGATGAGATGGATAAAGTTTATATCAACTCGTCAGAACTTGAATATAATATCAATTTGTGTGTTTCAATGCAGACACTCACAGAAAAGTTGAACTTCTGTCTTTTGAAAGAATACAAAAGATATGACAGACATATAAATGATGAAACCGAGTATGAAATGATCACCATCACACAGAATGATATTGATATGTTGAACATCAACAAAAATCACATGAACAATATTAAATCAGATCCAATGTGGTTTCATTCACTTAAAAAGTATGGAAGTGATATTCCTCGTGGGATTGTAAGACAGACCGAAGTTGGATATCACATCATTGATGGATATCATAGAATATTCGCATTGGATAAAAACGACAAATTCACAGTTTTCAAAATAAAAAATAAATAAAAATGACAGAAAAAACCAACATTAAATACCAAGGATATCTCAGAATTGAAGAACAGTTCGTCATGACCGATTCTGGCAATGTTGTATCGCGTGAGGTATTGACACCTAAAAATGCAGTTGCTGCACTTGTTTATGACACACTCAAAAAGAAATTCATTTTCGTAAATCAGTTCAGATGTGGATCAAACAGTGACATACTTGAAGTGGTTGCTGGAACGCTTGACAAGCCAAATGAGGATAAAGAAGATGCCATCAACCGTGAAATTTTCGAGGAGATCGGGTATGAAACAGATCATATCGAGATGATAAGTGAGTTTTTCGTATCACCGGGAATCTCTTCTGAGAAAATATCACTTTTCTATTGTGAAGTATCAAAGAAGACAGGACAAGGTGGTGGTCTTGAATCCGAAAATGAAGATATTGATATCGTTGAATTCAGTTATGATGAAATGTTATCTGAGAACTTCATGGACGCAAAAACAATAATTGCAATAAATTGGTTGGTAAAAAAATCTTCCATATATTTACGATATGAACATTAAGCATGTAAATACTATATTGAAAGGTTTGAAAAAACCTTTTGTTGCTGTTCTCATAGGTCCCCCATTGAGTGGAAAAGATACGCTGATCCGAAAACTTGATGTTCCTTTCAATGTTGTATCGAGAGATGATATTCTAATGGAGGTTGCCGCAACAGATGATTATAATATGGCATTCGAAGTGGCTGACCAAAAAAAGGTTGATAGGCTGCTTAAAGAAATGATAGTTGAAAATGCCAACTCGGAAAACAATGTTATCATCAATATGACCAACATGACAAGTAAGAGAAGACGCACCAATTTGAGCAATTTCAAAAACCACACAAAAGTTGCAATTGTTTTTCCGATTCTTTCAGACGATGAATATAAAAGGAGAAATGAGAAAAGACTGATCGAAGAAAAGAAATCAATACCTGATCATGTCATAAAAAGAATGATATCACAATTTCAAGATATCAGACACGAAGAGGGATTTGACAAAATAATCACACTTTAAATGGACGCTATCAAAAATACTATCGAATCGATAATCGGAATTGGTATTTGGTTATTCATAATATCATTACCATTTCTTATCATTCTGGCATACGGATGTCTTGCAATAACCATTTTGACATTCATAATATCACTTTTCACCAAGATGAATTATGATGAGATTTTGAACCACTCAAAAATCCTTTACAATATAAATCAAATTGGAAAATGGACCGGTGCGGTAAGTGCGATTTTCATTATCGGAATCATATTCTTAACTATCATATTAATTTAAAATGAACGAAAAAATAATACTCCAGGATGTTGTAGATATCTCAGAGAAGGTGTTTGAATCAGATTATTTCATAGAAACTGACCAATGGATCACATTTCTGATAGGTGATAAAGAACACACCATCACTTTTGATCTCACTGTTGATGCAAGTGTTTATCAATCAAGTGGAGATTATTTCACACCACCTGATTCACACTTCACAATAAATTCGGTCGAAGTTGATATCAAAGAGGTCATGATAGGTGAAGATGTTGTCGAAACAACTGATCAAGATATCGAATATTACAAAAAAATAATAGAATTCAATTTATGAAAATAGAACTTACAAAATTTGCAGAGAGACACTTCAATAAAAGTTTCAATGGTACAAAGATACTTGATGTTTCAATGGACCGATTCGTTGAAGTGATAAATGAAAAGTTCAATCTATCTGAGGGAAAGTTAAATTATGGATATGCTGATTTTTGTAAGCTTTTCTTTGTTGAGAACTTTACAGAAACAAAAACTGGCACTTTACCGATCACATTAGAGAATTTCAACTACCTCAGAACAGGATATTCATCGAGAAGAAAAGAAGAACTTGCCGTTCTCACACGATGGTTCGAGATACCATATCAATTCATTCCAAAGGCAAAATTTCTGAACATTGTTCTTTACACAAGAGAGCAACTTTACAATGAATGGCTTAAAAATCCAAATAAGCAAAAGAGTGAGTTCGAGTTGTCCGAGGATTGTGAATTCGGAATTGTTGCAATTCTCGCGCAAATGTCAGATGATGAAGAACCCATGACACCGATAACGATGATGAGAAATGCACTCGGTGAGAGTGAGGGTGGAAGTGGTGTTTCAATTGACAGAAAATCTTATGAAGCATCTGTTAAATTCTGGTCAGAAAATGCCATCGTAAAGTAAATTATCATTATATTTGTAAAAAGAAATAAAAATGAGCAGAATCAAAAGAATCATAGAAGAAGTGGCAGAAAAGTTGAACAAGCCATTCAATGAGGTCACTGATCAAGACATCAAAAATTACATCGATGAAAAAGATAAGGATAAAAAGTGAGTCAGATCAATATCAATTCTCTATTGGTAAAATAGGGGATATATGTATTGTGAATTATGAGTTCGATGACATTTTCATAGTATGTAGGATCGAACATGATCACACATCACATGCCTTTGCAGTAAGAAAACAAGATACAGAATCAATATGACAGGATTTTATTTCATAAAAGAATTTCTCAAAGAAAACAAAATTTGGATCACATTCGGGTTGATACCATTTATTGTGATACCGATCATCTTATTCAGTGGTGATTTCAGATATATTGAAAGTGATGTTCTGTCCATTATCGAGAATAATGGAAAACGACACATTATTTACAATGGTGAGAATGGACTTACAATGACACTCGCTGACGAATTTCATAAGTTAAGCGCTGATGAAAAAACAATCAGTGTTTGGACACCAAGTATTCCCTCTGTGATATTATCGGTATATCTTATAGCATCTGTAATAGCTCATATCGTTGTCATTGCATCTGGTGATTTTGAAATAGGAGTTGATAAATGTCGAGTCAGATCAAAACTGCATCTGATAAAAACATACAAGGAAAATAATCGATATTATTATCAATATAAGAACAAACTGATATATGAATCAAATGATATCGCAGGTAGTTATATATTATTCGATAGAGTATATGATATTGAAATATTGAATAGGTTACATGTATTTCCTGACTACTTGGGCCCAAAACAGGTTGTCAGACGAAATAAAATAAAACAGATATTTGATCAATAATTTCGTTTGAACTTGAATTCTTGATATTTAAGTGCAATGAAACTCTCGGTTGTAGGAACCAATTTGAACAATTTGTTTTCAGGTATCTTTTTACCAGATTCATCGACCGGAACAAGATTCCAAGCAAATTCCTCGTGGGTTTCACCTTCTTTGTCTTTGAACTTTACTTTTGCATTCAATCTTGCACCTGATACACTCACAACCTGACCGAAAGTTCCTTCTTTCGATGTTGGATCTGAATATTTCTCGTTACTTTGTATCTTAACATGATCTCCTTTTTCAAAGAAAATGTTATAAGTGCTGTCTTTGTATATCTTTATCTTCATATTACTATATATTATATTTCTTTTTCGATTTTTTCTAATATCTTGAACAGGAACACATCATCAACAAGATAATATTCGTCACAGATGAATGTGATCTCCTGATATGTGATATCTTTGAAATCGCCTTTTTTGTAACCGTTGACCAGATCTTCTATCTGTTCTATATCCAACTCAATATTATCATTTGTGAGATAATTCAAATACCAGTCCTGATCTCTTATTTCCCAATAAAGATCATAAACATCGAGATTATAAAAATACTGATAATCACCGATCGGAAAGAAAAGATATGGCTGTCTTCGTTTTCTAATATTATCATATCCTGAATATACTTTAGCATCTTTCGGATCCTTTGTTACAAAAACACCTTCACTTCTCAACTTGATACCTAATTTTTCCTTGAATTGTCTATCAAACTCTTTATGTACATCAATATCCATATCTTTCGGAGCTCTTGATTTCCTAACCTTTTTTCTTTCAAGTCCATACACTGGCTCATTTTTCAACTCATTATGCATACCTCTGAAAAGTAGATCACTTCCTTTTATCTCTTTCAAGAATCTGTGGCAATCTTTTTTTAAAAGATGCCATACTTTTTCGAGGTCCTTTTCATTATAAGTTTCAGAGTATTCGGTTTTCAATTTATCATAATAGTCTCTATCAAACTTGACCACACCTTTGTCTTTGAAAAATACCTCATTGATTTTTTCGACATCTTTGAATTGCTGCATATCATTGAACAGTTTTTCAACGAATTTTTTCAATCCTTTCTTACTCCAAATATAAAAATTGATATATTCTTTGAATTTTTCATCACTGTTACATAATATCCTGGCAAGATACCTTTCTTCATTACAACTTATAGGATGTATCTCAAAATAAAGCTTGTTCAACTTTTCTAAGTGCATCGTATTGATAGGACTTACTTCATGTAAAGTATTGAATGGTGACCTTAGAACAGGCGAATAACTCCTGTCCTCATATATTATCGTCTTTGACTGATCATCATATATTGATCCCTCAACAATATTCTCGTACCAATTTTCCTCAACATCCTTGATACCATATAAAGTGATATCCATTATGGGCTGCCAATAAACTTTGTTCAATTGATGATCATATTGAGAAAGTGATTCCATCATTTTACTGAGTGTTGGAAAGTTATGATATTTGAAAGCCGGCTTCTCAGCATCATCAAGATCCTTATCATATTCGACAAGTATGAATTTGCCTTGACTTTCATAGAAGGTCAATGTCTTACCATCATATGATCTTATGTGAAAACGAGAAATACCATTTTCAACTACCTGATAATCAAGATCATTATCAACAATGAACTTTTTCAGTCTTTCCTTATGCTTTTCCTGTATTTCTTGATACATATCAATTATATATATTAATATATAGAACAACAAATAAATTTGAACAAAATGAGATTTCTAAAGAAATATAATAATTTTAAACTTATACTTGAAAATAAGGAACAGGCACTGAGCATATTGAGAAAGAAGAACATTTCAAAAAAAGATAAGAATTTCTTGGAAATATCAGAACTACTCGAAGACAAGTTCAATAATCTTAATTTTTTAGGACTTCTCACAAAGTATAGATTCACACAAGGAACATCACAGGATGAGATAAAGGATCTCATAAAATGGTTACATGATAACAAGGGTGCAAAATTACTTAAAAAACCGCTGATGCAATATAAGTTCTTTGAAGAACTGAAAGATGAGATCATTCAGATCGACATGAGAAGGAAGATCAAGTTGGTGATCGATGAATTACCAAGACAACAGAAAGATATTTATAGAAATGCATCAGAAAATGAAAAAGAGATATTCGATGGATGGTCAGTAAAGATGTTCGATATCAAATACAAGAAGCCTTTCTTTGACAAGATATCACAGATAAGAACCTTTGATGAACTTATAGATTATATTTCAAAATTCGTACAGCAGAACCTTGATATAAAATCATTTCAAGAGAAAATTAATGAGATCGAATCGATAGATGGTGCAAACATATTCAAAGTTGAAGAAGATAATGGTATCATTGCAGCAAGGATAGATAACTTTGCAGCATCCAAGAAATTAGGCTCATCAAGTTGGTGTATATCAACCGGTATCACATCTTGGTCATCCTATGTTTATAATAAACAAGCTTATCAATACTTCGTTTGGAATTACTCACTATCACCGGCCGATCCACTTTTTATGATCGGTGTGACCGTAGGAACAAATGATAGGATAATGAACATTCACGATATGAATGACCGCGACCTTATGAAAAATATACCCACTTTCATAAAGGAACTTGAATTGAAAGGAATGACATCTGAGGAATTCTTAGAAAGACGAAAATCAATAAGGGATGATAAAAGAGAGGAAGCAAAGCGTCTTTATGAAGAGGATCCAGATCTTGTTGTTTATGCAGAATCGTTACAGTCGTATTTAGAAAATGAAAACATGTGGATAGATGCTTATGATATCTACGATCTTATTCCTGAATCGTATGATCATTACGGACTCAAACAATTCAATATAGATCTTCCAGAAGAAGAGATGCAATTTGCAATTGGAACAGATAGTGAGTGTGATGATGCAGCTTATCAGTATCAAGAAAATCTCTGGGATGAGTTGGGTACAGAGGCATTCAATCCAAGCTTTATTGAAAGATTCATTGATGGTGAAAGTCTTGCAGATGAACTTTTAGCAGATGAAGAATATTATCTCAGGGATTTGATAACAGAAGATCCTGACTTTTATGATGTCAAAGCAATGACAGATGACCAACGAACAGAACTCGAAGAGTTGGAAGAGAAAAAATATCAACTTGAACAAAAGCTGGATCAACTCAATGATTCAGATGATTGGGATGTTGATAAAGAGAATGAACTCGAAGAAGAAATAGAAAATATACAAGATAGGATAGATGAATTGGAAGATCAAGACAATTGGGATATCGATGAGTACCTTGTTGATGAAAAGGTAAAAGAGTTATATGACGATAGAAGACAGGAAGTTATCAATGACCCTGTTGAATATCTTAAAGGACTCGGATACACATCACACAGAACTCAAAACCAATGGGGCAGGACAACAAGAACCATAGGAGATATCATAGAAGGACACATTGACAAACAAAGAATGTTCGAAGTAATTATAGAAGAGGATGGTAGAGGAAATACACTGAGTGGTTATGATGGTGAGGAAAGGTCAGTGACGTATGCCGGAACGGATTATTACATTTACAGAACTGATTAAACTTAATTTACCCAACATCATATAAGTTAAAAATCATCTTAATTATATGATTATCAATGAAATAGGTATAAAAGGATACAAATCTTTTGGAAATAACGAACAAACTTTAAAACTCAATACCGAAAAAGGTCAGTTAATACTACTGAGCGGAGAAAATGGGAATGGTAAATCGGCCCTAATTGAAACTTTTGAATTTACACTCTACGGAAAAGTAAAGTCCGCAAAGGTCAAAAAGTGGGCAAAATTATCAACATTACCCAACAGGATCAACAATGAACTACTCACAAGGATAAAATTCATCTCAAACTCAACCGATGTAGAGATCAAACGAGGCATATCACCAAATAAATTGGAACTTTATGAGAACGGAGTTCTGAACGATAGAGCTGGTAAGTCAAATATCAACACCGTGATCGAAGATTATGTAGGACTTGATATAGAGACATTCAAATCATTCATCTCAATGTCGATCAATGACTTTAAAAATTTCATATCACTGACCGCTGAAGAGAAAAAACTATTACTTGATAAATTATTCAATCTTGAAGTGATCAATATCATGAGTAAGATATTGAAAGAGCTTGTCAAGAACAATAAAATGAGAATGGCATCACTTCAAAGTGAAATGGACACACTTGAAAGTTCGATCGATTCGATAAACAGGTCAATAGAACGATCAAAGGCCAGAAAAATAGTTGACAGTGATAACGAGATCGAGAAGATAAAAAAATCGATGCAAGAAAAAAAATCCGAATACACTGAACTAAAATCGAAAGTGGAAAAGATAAAGCAAAAGGAGAATGAACTTAAACAACAGATAGATGATGAGAAAAAACAATACATCATACTTGGTCAGGATGTGAAAAAGACAGAAAAGGAGATTGCACTTTATGATTCAGGAAAGTGTCCTACTTGCACAACTTCATTTGATTCGGAACACTTTATTTCACTCAGACAAACATTGGTTGAAAAGCTCAGCAAGACAAATCAACTCAAAGATGAGGTCGAATCGAATATCAATAATGTAAAGGAAAAACAGAGAAAACTCAATGAAATATCATTGAAAGCAAATAAAGCTTATAATGATGTCACTTATTTTCTTAAACAGTGTAAGATAGACATTGAGAAAATTGAAAAACAAAGGATATTGAATGAAAAAAACTCGGTCGATGTTGAAGAGTTCAAAGAGTCCATAAAGGAACTCAGTGAGAAAAAAGAAACATCACAGGAACACATCACATTGGAAAAAGAAAAGCAACTTTATTACAATGAACTTGCAAATGTTTTTTCAGAAGAAGGTGTTAAAAGGTCAATAATCAGATCAATAGTCAAACCAATAAATGTTTTCATTAAAGAGAACATCAAGAAAATGGGGTTGAATTTTGAGGTCAGGTTGGATGATTCGTTCACTGCAAAAATATTACAACTTGGTAATGAAATTGAACCTGATACGCTCAGTACCGGTGAAACAAGAAGAATAAACATTGCAATACTCATTGCATACCTTAAAATGATACGAACAAAAAAACATATCAACATTCTTTTCCTTGATGAGATATTCTCATCGATCGACCTGAGAGGAATACAGGAGATACTGATATTACTGAAATCGTTTGCAAATGATTACAATATAAATATTTTTGTTGTGCATCATGCCATTATGAACAATGAATACTTCGATAGAATAATACAGATCGATAAGAACATTTTCACAACAATAAATGAAATCGAATTTGAACAATGATAATTACATTCATATATAAAGAAAAAGGTGATTGGATCGAAAACCAGTATTATAATATCCGATTTGATAAAGATAAAATCGATCGAGTGATTCCCGATATTTCACATGATTTCGATGGTGTTAGTTGGAACCAAACAGAACATAAAAAACAGGAGATGATATCGTTGGATAAATATATACTTAAATTGAGATACAGAGGTAAGAGCAGAGCAGATGGCATGCCAATATTTCAATTTGATACACTCAAATTCAAAAGAGCAGAAAAATTAAAGAAACTATTATGTCACTTTTAAGCACATCAACAAAACAAGCAGCACATACCAATCAATTTGGAGCATGTTCAACCCTTGGAAATTACCCGAATGGATGTTCAAACATATGGGGATATCCCAGTACTATAACGACCACTGGAACAAATCCGAACTGGAACAATCAAATATGGACCGTATCGAGTGATATGGAACTTATGAAAGATTATATTGAGTTTGCATTTGAGATCATGGGTATAGATATGAGTTTCGAGAAATTCTGCACGATGGATGCGGCTGAGAAAAAAAAGGTATTGAGAAAACTAAAATTAAAGAAAATACTATGATAATAATAGATGTCACAAGTTCAGGAAGTATCGAGAAAGCTTTGAAAGAACTCAAACGAAAATTTGATAGAACAGGTATGAAAAAAGAACTCAGAAAAAGGAAAGAGTTTGAAAAGCCTTCTATAAAGAAAAGAAATCAAAAGCGACATGCAATTCATGTAGAGAAAAAATTCAAAAACGATGGGATTTCATAAAAGATTCATAACAAAACAACACATCATAGACAATATTCATAACATTGATGACTATCTGAGAGCAGATGCTCTCATATTCGATAGTTGGTCATCAAACTTTTACGAGGATATGAACCCAGATGAAAGAGATCTGAGAGATGAGATAAAACGAAAAATGTTCGAAGATGGTGGATGCGCTGACAAACATCATGGATATGATAAACTTGTTTCATTCTCTGAATGTCTCATATCACTTATGACAGATCCCAATTGGTTGGATGTACATTTTGTGAAAGATCGATTAGGATTTGAACTCACACTTGAAGAAATGGGAAACTTTGAGATACAACGACAGAAATCAATCGAGGCAATAATTAACTATTTTGAAAATGAATCTCAATAAGAACTACTATGGCATACTTCAAATAGAAAAGGATGCCGATACAAAACAGATAAAGAAACAATATTATGCACTCAGCATGAAACATCATCCTGATAAAGGAGGTGATGAAAAGGTATTCGATGATATCTGTCAGGCATATAAGACACTCACAAATGACAGAGAAGCGTATGATAAAAAGTCAAGGTATGGTGCAAATTACAACGAATTCATTGAATTCTTCAATATAGACATTGATTTTGATCATGTCTCTGAAAAATCAAAGTATCAGAAGTTCAAAGAAAAGGAGGTTCTTGATATCATAATTGAAGTTGATGGTGGCAATTTCGATGGAACATTGGAATTTGCAAGATATGTCATGTGTAAGAAATGTCAAGGAACCGGTAAAGATAACTCAACAAGGATCGCAATCAAGAACGATCGAGGTGAAGTTAAATATTTTGATGGTGACGAAGGATGTGATTTTTGCGATGGATCTGGTAAAGATTTCAGAGGCAATGAATGTGGTTTCTGTAAGGGAAAAGGAAAGGTTGGATTGAATCCTTGTAAAACATGTGATGGTGAAAGGAGAATCTTAGGAAAACAACGTGTGAAGGATATAAAACTTGAAGGTGAAGAAACCGTTATAAAATCAATGGGTCATATTTCATATTATGATACTACACGAAGTGGTTCGTTGGTTATCATCAAAAAACAAATCGATAAGAAAAACTGAAATAGGATATACCACTGAATAGATCAGCTTCAAGTTCCTGACTACTATTCCACCATCTCAGTTGAAATTCCTCCCCTTGAGGTTCAGGTATCACTATTATCTCACCCTTATCTGTATGAGTTCCGTTACCAATGAGTCCAGGCGCAAGGTTTGGACTACCAGACACATAATACTGTTCAGTAGTTTGATCTGATCGACAAGGTAATGGATATCCTATATTGTATGAAGGATTATTTGAAGGAACTGAATTGCTATCATTTTGCGGAGCAATATCATGGTCTATTCTACCGTTACATGTAACAACAGAACCAGATCTTTGCCAAATTATTTCTATTCCCTCGTCAACATACCTACCAGATATGAATATATCCTGACTTTTATCAACCATGGCAGAATCTTGATCTTCAAACTCATATGGTTGGTTCTCTGTGAAAAAATGATTTCTTGCATCTATTCTCAATCTTTGTATATTTGTTTCTGTGAAACCATCAGAGACAATAAATTTAGAATCACCATTCAATAACATACCACCCTTTATGTATAAAAAATAGTCAGAATTATCTTGCACACTTTGATCATCTGTTATATGTAGTGTTCCGGTATTTCTTAAAAAGGCGATCTGATTATTATTCTTTGTGAATTTTAATTCATTACCAAGATTTTGAATTCCTATTGTATCATTATTTTTAATAAATATTCCTCCATCATCATTGTCTGATTGGTCTATTACTATTCCAAGATGTCGATCGCCTTCACCGTTCAACAAAGTAAATTCATCTGTTGTGCGAGCCTGATTCAAATTGAATATATAATCACCAGTGATCGGCACAGATGTATCGATCTGAATCAACTTTTCGAATGTTTGTGATATGTTATTTCCAGTTAGATCTGCCATTTTCTTAATTTAATTTGTATGAGAATCTACCTCTTGTTATACCATGAAAAATAACATTATTAAAATTCGGTGCTCCACTGTTTGTGTGGCCAGTATTTGTTACTTCGAATTCTCTGTTATTTGCTCTGGACTTAAATTCAACTGCCTGTGAAAGAATTTGACCATTATTACCTTGGCCTCCACTGAAGTTTACACCGTGCCCGATAAATCCAAATGAACCAAATTGATTGTCTGTTATTTGGCTTGTTAGATAAACAGGCAAAGGTAATATCTGATTTCCACCAATAGTTTTTTCATGATTAATCCAAACATCACAAGTTATGACATTTCCAGACCTTGACCATATACAAACAAAATATTTTTCAAACGCATTATTCTCGTATATTTGAACACCTGATGAAATCACATTCTCATCACGCAAATTTATTACATTAACTGTGTCATTTATTTGAGTATCATTCTCTGCTGATATCACCAAATGCTGATCAGATTTCAGATTACCAACTTGATTTGAGAATCTTAGATATACACCTCTCTTTGTATATAATTTTATGTTAGATTCATAAGTATTTGAAAAATTGGGAAACGTACCTGTTGGATCATAATCTTGTCCAACAACAAGTCCCTTTTCATCCAAGAACAAATTTGTATTTTCAGTTGATGTGTATTTCAAAAATCTAAGTCCTTGATTTGTAATATCCATTTCACTTTTAACATTCAATCCCCTTAAATTTGTTGTTGATTGTTTGAACAATAGACCACCATCAGCATTATTACCTTGGTCTATTACAACACCTTGAACTTTTCTACCGAATGCATCAACCACCGTGTGTGTATCACCATTTGGATCAGTGAAGGATATCTGACCTTGCACTTGGTTATTCTGGCCTGTTTGAAGTAAATTCACATATGTATTAGGAACAAATTTCCCTGAAAAGCTTGATGACATGTGTTATATATTAATTTTTCAGATCATAAGAAAATGAAAATCTTATGTCACCTTCACCTACATCCTTTATCGGATTAGATAGATCATCATATTCGAAAAATTGAACAGCACAATTTTGACTTGCAATAGTTCCACTCTGATCGTTTGCCTTACATATTATAGGAACTGGATTACTTGCATCATCTCCATCTCTGAGAACACCATTACCAAACAAAGAATTATAAACATCACTTCCATCATCGACATGACTTTGTGGCACAACAGGTAATAACTCAACTGCATCAACATCACCGGTAGCATAACTTATTGGCTGTCTATAACCAGTCACATGAATCACATTACCGACTCTTCTCCATATCATAGAACATTTTACATTACCATTAGTATCAATCCTTTTGAATATTCCTGAGTCCATGATATCCTTATCAAGATCAACAACTACTTGAACCCCACTTTGATTATTGCCGGTTGGTGAAGGATTTATTAATTGCCAAATATGTGGATAAGGGGGACTTGGTGGTCCTGGTATTACTCTATTACCACTTAAAGTAACGATGATTTCATTTGAATTTATATCAACTACTGCTGTAGCGTTACTCACTTCGTTGTTAAAAAAAGTTTCAAAATTTGTTTTGAAAGTAGCAGGATTCTGTGCATCTGCAAGTGTAACTTCATAAAATATATCTACTACCTCAAGAGCATTAGTAAGATCGGGTAAAGTTCGTATTTGAAAGTAAAAATCTATTTGCATTCCGGCAACTAAATCCGCTATAACTATTTCTACCCTTAGTGGATAATCTTGATAACTCAGACCAGATAACAACCCAACACCACCAGGCGTTGCAACTAACTCTGATATTCCTTGACCAATACTTCCAGATGTTGATGTGTAACTTAAATCTCTCACATTCTTGGCATAAAATCTTATTTCTGATGATTCTTGATATGGATTTGATGAGGTGAATCCTTTACCTTTCAATATGGATTTTCCATTTTGGCTTATGATATGAATTCCCTTATCAACATAAAGTGAGTAATATGAAAAAGATTGAGGAAATGGAAATCCTACCACAAGGTCACCATTATCTTTCACGAATATACCAGTTGTTACTGGTTGTGTCGGATCGTATTTTGATATTGATATACCTTGATTTCCATAAAAATCCTCACCGGAATATATCTGAAATACATCACTTGTATTCTTTAAAAACAATCCTGCCTGATCAAACTGCTCTATCACAACACCATTTATCTTCTCACCAACACCATTTATAAGAGTAGCAGAATCAGAGTTTATTGCATTTGAAAGAGAAAAAGGTTTGAACCCTGCTGCCGCCTCATTTGGATCTATCTGTAAGAGCCTTTGAAAGGTCAGTGCAATATATTCATTTGTCAAGTCAAGTGCCATATGATATATATTAAACTCTTCTTGCGTAACTTATTGATATAACATCATCAATGACCTGTGGTGTCTGGATCTGTGAGAATTCACTTATGATCTCTATCGGCGATGTTCCTGACAATTGAGTTGATTGTATCTCTACTGTCTGTATGTTTGCAGAACTCACATAATCAAAATTCTGATTTGAAAAATCTATATCAGGCGCCTTTCCTATATAAGGAACCTGAACATCCTGATTCACATATGATATACAATCTGCAGTGCTGGATTGGAACAGATAGAAATTATCCCAAGTCGGAATTCCTGATGATGGTAAGAATTCAATATCACCGGGTGGATCAAGCTCAGCAACCTCCCAATTTATATCAGCTTCTCCCCAAGTTGTGAAATTTACTCTTTGGATACAATCTGTTGCAAAAAGGAAGAATGGTATCATATCTGTCTCAACAACTCTTATTGAATCAAATCCTAATTGATATCTACCATCTGTCGATGGATTCGATCCTGAGAATATTGTCATTTCAAGTCCTTTCTTATTGAAGAAGTATTCTCTTTGTTTGTTGAAAGTCTCACTTCTTATCTGATTCACAGGAACAGATATCTGAGACCCATTGAAGTTTATACTACTAACAACCGCTGAGTATGTGGCCGGATAATTATTATAGAATACAATTGGATTTGATATCACACTTGATTGTGTGAATGTGTAGTGTTGTCCTGTTATTTCAACGAAAGAGTATCTCAGACGATCCATCTCTACATTTGAATTGTCTATGTAATCAAGTGTGAAATTCGTTTTATCATCAGTTCCACTACCAACCTCGGCTTTTCCACCACCGATTATCAATTTTCTTTCCATTTCCAATGTTGGAGGTGCAATTGGGAAATAATTTGATCTGATACGGTTACCGACCGGATTCAAATAGTTGCCATTAACTAAAAAGTCAAGTTGTGTGAAATCCAACACACCTCCTGTCAGTGCATAAAATATCACCCAAAGTCCAAGTCCAACATCACTGAATCCTTGACCATATAGTGATGTGCTACCTGATTGTGTTAAAAAGTTTGAACCATATTTGAATATCCAACCATTATCTGTAAGATTACCAATACCATATGAATCTATCACAACACCATTTGGAAAGTTAAATGTCTGATTGTTGATTGGTTCCACTCCTAAAGTTGGAGAATATGAGCTAATATCAGTAAGACCTTGAACTGGGAATTCTGGTGGATTATTGAAATATCTCAGATCATTTATCTCTGTGAATTGGTCTTGGTCTTCTCTATACGGTATCCAATCTTGATATTCCTTGAACTTCCAACCAAGTTTGTATGTTCTTGAGTTCAGATCAAATCCATTTCTTATACTTGATACTGATTCGAGTACATCTTTGGTTGGATATCCATAGAAGTTATTCTCAATGAAATCAGTAGTGAAATTCAATGGTGTCTGAGCATATGTTTCATTTATCTTATTGATATTCACACCAGAGTCTTCAAAGTAATTCACATCGATCCATGAATTGAATTTGAATTTTTTAGGCTGATATGAAACATTCTCATCTGAGAACACGAATTTCTGTATCACACCAGTATGATATTCAATATTATCAGATTGTGAATTAACATAGCTTGCAGTGAATCCACGGAAAGCCCCACCTTTGAACTGACCATCTATCCATTGAGAATCCTCCATCTCAGTGACATAAGGGAATCCTTGGAACAGACCATTTGACCAAACACCATTCAAGAATTTACCATTCAAGAAAACACCATTCAACCAAACATTCTTTGAAATATGAATTATGTGTTCTTCTGAATCTTTTTCAATTCTTCTTATAGGGAATGTTGTTTCGAAAGTCAATGTCATATCAGCCGTATTATTGATGTTATTGATATTTATCGCTGTTATGGTCATATAATTTCTGATCAATCTTCTCCTATCATTGACATCTATTGCAACCACATTACCAACCGAAACCCTATCACCAACTTGGTATGGATAAAGTGTATCTTCTATTGAAGCTGGACTTTCACCACCACGCAATATATTCAATTTTATTGTCCAAACAGACCGTTCAGTTCTGAATGCATGATTCTTACCACCAGGGAAAACAAAAAGGTCATCTGCATATAAAACCGTCTGATCATCGCGCCATCCTTCATTCCAAACTCCATTTTCCCAAATACCAGATCTGAATGAACCATTTCCGAATTTGGTCAAAGCAGCGCCTGTCTGGTATGATATTGTATTTGGCAATGAAATAGTAGCACCGATCGAAGGTGTCCAGTTACTTGGCTGCCAAAGTTCATTGTTTGTTGGCTCATCATATTCACTCAAAGATGACTTTACACTTATATTTGTGATGAACAAAAATGTATTTGGGTCTGTAGTTTGTTTTCTGATTCTGAGCTTTGCTCTATCGTCAGTGAACGGTTGAAGTGAATTGTATGTGAAGGTCGCAGTTTTCTGTGGACTCACACCATAATAACTATTTATAGGAACTAATGATCCAACTAGTTCTTGATTTAGATTGACTGTCTCGGTAATTGTTTGATCAATCCCATTATTTTGTGTGTCACCTGCTATTATCTGTATGTTTACATCCACAGGACCAGAATTAATAGTTTGTCCAACAACAACAAAGTAATCTATCTCTATTTCATAGAGTCCAATATCATTGAATATGAACTGACCATCAACGGCATTCAAAATTGTCACAAAGTCTGTTGAATTTGTAAAAATCGAACTTGTGGGTATAGTAGAAAGTACGTTCCAAGTATTTTGAAAATTATTATAAGTAGGATATGGAGTTGAGTTTGGGGAAGGGATCCAATTCAGTGGTAAACTAGCAGTAACCGACCCACCTGAACCGAATCCATTATCCAGCTCAGGATCATCAAGTATCTCTAATGGCACATTCAGTGTGAATGTGTGATTCATATGAATTGATTCCCAATCTTGATATTCTGATTGAGTTGCGTAAGATGCAATATTGTTTATAATATCAGATGAGAATCCTGGGTAAACTAGTTGATCATTTGTGTTACAAATAGTAACCTGTACATCAAGAATAACAATATTTGCCTGTGATCCTGAAACATCACCGTTGTATTGCACTCTGTATGATCCAACTTGTAAGAAGTTTTGGTTGACATTTTGGTAAACACCACAATATTGTGATGAGTTTGCATCAAAGTTATTTACGATTGACGGAGGAATTGTCATATTATCGATTGACCAAATAAAATCTTGTGGATCGAGTATCACAAGACCAGGTGGTGGATTATATGTGAGACAACCATATTGCCCATAAGAAGTGCCTGTAGAAGGATCTGGATCATATGGACTTATATCATAATACCCATTAAATAGAGCAGAAGAAGGTGGTACCGGAATAGTCCCATTGGGTCCTGTGATCGTACCATCAAACCAACTCACTGGTGTAATAGTTGTTTCTAACAAAATCTCAAAATCTGACCCACCAGCAGTGAATGTTCCTGTTATGAATCCTGTTTGACCAACCGATGATTGAATTGCCCAGTTACCGGTTTCACCTGCATTTACTGAGACATTTGAATTGCTTTGTACCGTGATAGAGACATTATATGTTGTACCTGAATTAAGCACAGAATCCTGAACAATTGTTGATGTACCTGCTGCACCGAAAGTTGTCTCTAAGATGCCATTTTGTATGAATGTTTGTACATCAGGATCATTGGTAACTTGCCAATTTGAACCACCATTTCCAGTTCCAGAATCATCTGTCTCGAAATCACCATTTATCAATACATCCTCACATATTGGTGAAAGTCGCTTATTGAAAGGTGACCCATTCCAGTTACCGTTTTTCCAAATACCTTTACCCCAGAACACATTATACGCATTCATATAATCAGATATACCATCCTGAAATATCAGACCCCATGCATTTCCCTGTGGTGAGTTTGCATATGAAGAGAATTTACCTTGCTTCCATTTAGAGAAATAAAAGTCAGATGAAAAAGCTTTTCCATTTTCCCAAATACACGAATCTGTTGTTCTGAATCCTGATACCGTTCCAGGATAAAGTACAAGATCAGAAAAACTGAATGTTCCAGGTCCTGTTGAGAATCCAAAATCTGCAAATTGTGATATAAAATTACCCTGATAAAAACCTTGATGTAGATCAGGAGCAAATATTGTTCCATCACTCAATAAAACATCAGATCCTGTTGTGTTCTCATTCACATAAATATTGAATGTATATTCAACACCTGGTTGCAGAACATCAATCAAATCAAGTGTGGAAATATTCTGAACAAGAATACTTCCATTCTGTCCAGATGAAACTGATCCTGTAATGACCCAATTTTGAGATGGCTGACTATCAATAAAAATAGGAAGTGCAAGATTTATATATGGATTGAACACAGATTCATAGAACAATCCTTTCTGATGTGATCCATCAAGCCATACAGAATTTATCATATCACCATCAGTATGTGAGAAAGTTCCAGAATACCATAACATGTCTTTGAACTCGACCGTTTTTCTTTTTCTTTTCTTTGTGGATTCTCTTACAACTTCTGTCCATATCTTTTGATCCTTCAAGAATTTATCCTTGACCTCTGATACCCAACCTGTCTGCCAATATCCATAATATTCTGTCGTGTAACTTGCAATGAAATCATTGTAATTGTCTATATCAGTTGAGAAACTTGCTGCATGTCCTTCAAAGTTGCCTCGTGTGAACACACCATCTCTCCAATATCTTCCATTGAACTTACCACCATTGAACTCACCTGAGAACCATGTTGAGTTTGTTGCTCTATCAGCTCTTCCGAACTCACCATTATTGAATTTACCCGATTGCCAACTGAATGAACCACCTGTTGCCAAACTTAGTTCATAAGGTGTCTGCCCTTCATACCAATAGAATGAACGGAATCTACCACCATTGAATATCCCCGATTTCCATTCTGCAACATCTGTGAAATCACCACCATTGAATGTTCCATCATACCATGTATTGCTCAATTGGAATGTTGCAGGAACATATTGAGGTGATAATCCATTCATTTGAACTCCGAATATACCTGAGTTGAATATACCTGAATTCCAAACGATCGATGATGTTTGGTAAGTTCCCTCAGGATACTCGGTTCTGAACTCAGCATTTATCACATTCACATTTGAGAATGTTCCTGTCCATACTCTTGAACGATCAAATGGTATGTTCTTTTTACCGAAGTTTCCGCCAGTTGCTTCTCCTGTGAGGAAATCAGAATTGAAAAAGTTACCATCTTCAAATGTTCCAGTTTCAAAGTTTGACTTTTCGAAATCACCATTTTCAAATGTTCCTTGTTGCCATGACCATTTAGTATCAAGTGTATCAGCGTAATAGACAGGTGTTGTTCCACTGAGTACCTGTGAAGTACCTGCTTGATTTGATCTGTTCTTATAGAATATGCCATTTTCAAATATACCGTCCTGCCATTCACTTTCTCTGAAAACACCATTTTTGAATTTACTTGGCTCTCTTGTGAAAATTGTTGAGAAGCTTGGTGAGAACGAATATGTGAAAGTTGATTCTGACCATATGCCTTTATGGAAAATAGCTGAATTCCACTGGTCAGACCCAGCAAGGAAATGTGAATATTGGAAAATACCGGAATTTATCGAATTCGAGTTATCATCCAAAATGACATCACTGACAAGGAAATTCCTTTTCTCTATCACCTTTTCAAGGTCCTTATCCAGCACATCAAAATCAAAGTTGGTGAATGTACAATTCTCAAAATAAGCACCTCTGAAAAGTCCTGACCTGATCTGCGAGTTCTCAAACTTGACCGGATGTATATAATTATATCTGTTTCTTGCCTGTCTTGAAGTGAAATAATTACCACCATTTGTTACAGAGTTGAATCCACTCAATGTTGATTGAGTTGATACATCCTGTAAAACAAAATCTCTTTGAGTTGGTGAAATATCATTGGCGCTCAATATTCTAAATGTATCTGGCATTCTTACCAAATTCTGACCAGGATCGGATGTATTCAATGTTGAATCATAATATACCGAGTTTATATAGACAATATTCGATTCGTAAGATTGTGTTCCTATTATGTTCGGTCTGAACGCAAGTGGGGTTTTTATCTTTAAAAGATTTGATGTTGTGTCGATCTCATGTGGACCAAATGATGATTGTCCTTGATAAAGACCACTGTCCTGTTCAAAATGATAATCTTTATTATAGTTGATGTAATTTCCACTCACCCAAATAGAATCCTTGAACAGACCTGATACAAAATCTCCCTCCAATATGTAGGCATTTGTGATATCAACAGTTTCAGCAATGAACGGTCTTGGATATGTTGAAGCTGAAGCAAAATTGAAATCTTCACCGCCTGCAATGAAAACATCAATAGATGGTAAAGTATTATCGAAATTCGGTTGTAGATCGGTTTCAGTTGTGATCTGACCTGGTGAGTTCCTATTCTCTTCTTTTGTTGACAATTGAACAAGAACCTGTCTTCCTTGCTTTTGACCTATTGTATCAAATGTCTGAGTCCAATGTCCTATTTGAAACTTATCATCAAAGAAATTCAAAAGATCTGTATTCGGAAGATTCACAATAATATCCTTGAAGTAAAAATATTGAAGTTCTCTGAGTCTCAAGAATGAAGATTCAGTCACATAGAACTTATACATTTTATAATTCACACCAGGAGTGAGTGGTGTATCAACATCATACCAAAGAATGTTTGATTCTTCATATGCTTGTATCTTTATCACATTGTCACCAAGATAAAGTGAGTTCAAAAATGCAGTTGCAACAATCTCTGAGTTAACAGCCTTTGAGTTTCTTATTATAGAGTTAACGACATATGAACTTATCAAAGTAACATTTGAGATGTCTGCAAATAAAATATCAGAATTGTAATAAACACCACCAGAAAGTGTAACAGAATAAGTTGTCTGTGTTCCTGTGTAGTAATTATCCAAAGCAGATTCAGATGACATTGTACCATAGAATGTTGAAAGATTAAAGATATTTCCATTTATCACATCACCACCTTCGAAATCAGTATCGAATACATAATTGTAACCTGCACCTCCGTTATTCTCTGCATTTGCCCTTATCTGTGGAAGTCCTGTTCTATCGAACACAGTGAAATTTGAATCTTTGAAGTAATGATCAGAACCAAGTGTTCCTGCTTTCCAATTCACATTCAAAGTTGTTCCGAGCGTCCATTTTATATCTGTACCATCATAATCAAGACGCTCATCATAATGACCATAAAGACCTTGATTGAATTCACCTGAGTGGAAAAGACCACCACGGAAATTCGATTTTGTAAGTATGGTAGGTGTATATGAACGATCAACCATCCACTTTTGATGTGTTGCATTGTAGTAGTAGATGAAATCTCTTTTCCACTCTGTTGATCCAGCAAAAAATCTTCCATTCATGACTCTGATCTTAAGTATATTGAAAAACCCTGATAGTGGATCATTATATCCTGTGTTCAAATATGCTGTTATGTTAGTGTTACTAAGAACATCACTGGTTATCTCTTCAAGTTCTGAATTATTTCTTATAAAGAATCCATTACCAGCAGTGTTTGGTGTTGATAAATCCTCTAAAAGAAAACTTAAAAGGCCATTATAGTCACCAGGATTATTTATCGTGAATTGACCATTTAGATATAAAAAGTTGTTATATCCTTGTAAAAATTTACTTTCAATATTACCGTTATCATCTCTCATCGAAAGAGCCTGTAGAAAGTAATCAAATTCATATTGAGTTGATGCAACATAAACTTTAATGAAATTATCAATTGGTTCTTCATTTGTAGGATCAATTCCAACATATTCGATATCAAGAACTATTTTCGTTCTATCAACATAAAGAACACGGTATCCATCAACACCTGCAAAGTAAGGATCAGTTGAATTTTCAAGTATGTCATCTGAATCATAATACCCACCGATGATGAAAACACGGTCACCAACTTTCAAATTGTGATCTACCTCAGTGTAGAAAAGAGAATATTCAATACCTCCTATGTTATATGGCTCGACCCATTTCATAAGACGAACTGAGAATGTTCTATCTGTTGATTCTTTAAGTATCTTTTTAGTATCAAGTTTCACCACATTCTGCGGTGAAGCTGATATTGAATCGTTAAGAATATTGAACTGATCATCGTTGAGACCATTCAAACCCTTGTATATTGTATTTATGGCTAGCCTGTTAGGTAATTTCATCACAGGGTATATATAAAAGTCCGATTTATATCTTGCATTTTTTATTATATTTGTGAAATGGACAAATTCATAGGGATTTTATTTTTTTACACAGTCATATTCTTTAATAAAAAGAAGAAATATGACACTGATTGGGTTAATATTGAAGATTATGTGAATGAGAAATCAATTCGATATCTCAACAAATACATCGAAAAAAGTCAATGGGAAATGTTGAAAACCTCTCTCAGAGATTATCCTGAACCCGATAGTAACGACATTTTTGAACACAAAAATATAATTGGTATAATAGATATTTTCTATGATATATTCAAAGAAGTCAATTACGAACTGAGAATGTATGGAATTGAAGAGTCACAGGAAAAAAAGGTGATAGATGAATGTTATGATAATTTTGATAAGTTTGTGGAGATTTTAGGAAGTTCAAATGGTGTATCAATTGTCTTAGGGGATTGGTTATCAAGATCCAAATACGACAGGAAAATAATAGAAAGAAAGATCAAATTATTGGAACTGATAAAATAATCCATATATTTGTATCAAATTAAAAAAAGATAAATTATGTCACAGTGGAAAGTAAGTAAAGAAAAAATCGAATTATTCACACACCCAGATGCCAATGCACTTGTCATCGGCAAAGTTGGATCATACCAAGTTGTAGTTCAGAAAGGATTGTACAATGATGGTGATGAGGTAATATTCGCTCCTGAAAAATCAGTTCTGAGCGGACTCATCAAAACCGAGTTTGAAAAATATCTCGTAGGACCTAACAAGGATCGTGTCAAGGCAGTGAGATTGAGAGGTGAAATCTCAAGTGGTGTTATCATTCCACCATTCTTGGTTGAAGATATGGACCAATATGAGTTGGGCGAGGATATTTCTGAAAAACTTGGCATCACACACTACGAACCACCAATCCCTACACAACTTGCCGGTAAAGTGAAGAGCTTTCAGATGGATCACATCGGATCACATGATTGTGAACATGTTGGTGTATATGCAAATGAACTTGTTCAAGGCGAGAGAGTTGTACTCACCGAGAAGGTGCATGGATCTCAGTTTATCCTTGGACATGATATTGAAAAGGATGAAACCATCATCTCATCAAAAGGCATGTTGAAGAAAGGTCTCATCTTGGAAGAATCTGATGATAATACTTACTGGATCGCCTCAAAGAATGACAATCTCGTTGAAAAGATCAGAAATAGTTTCACCAGTGGTGTAGTTCAAGTATTCGGTGAGGTAATTCCTGTTCAGAAAGGATATGATTACGGACAGACAAAGCCAACTGTAAGGTTGTTCGACATCAGACATGATGGTGTTTCAATCCCCTACGATAAGGTTTCAGATGATTTCAAAGAACTTTGGGTTCCTATCATCTTTGATGGTAACATCGATCTTGACGAAAGTGAAGTTGTCATATTCTCTGATCCAACCATTGGTGTCCACAAAACAAAGAAAGTGCTAAGTCTTCCAAAAGACATTGTGAATCTTTGTAAAGGAATGGAACAAGTATCCGGTAAACAAAGACACATCAGAGAAGGTGTTGTTCTCAGACCATACATTGACAGGAATGCGAAAGATGGTACTAAATTGAGATTGAAGATCATCAACCCTAAATACAAAGAGACGGGTGAAGAAATCAATTGATCAAATGAAACATATATTAGAGGATCAAGATGGCAACGAATTCTGTGTGAAATTACCTAAAGACGCAAAGAATATCAAATTCATAAAAGATATATTCGGAGGCAAAAATAGAGTATATTTTCACACAAAATTCGGCGGTAAAAAGTATTTGGAAACATATGTCGAAATTGATACGAAAGTTTCAAAATAAAAATTATCAGAACGATGATAGCTATTACGAAATTTGTAAACAGAAATTGAAGTAAACAAATCAAAAATAAGAGGATATAATCAATGAACCTTTTAATAATAATTAAATGAACATTGAAAAAATATCACAAGAAGCACTTGAACGAATAAAACAAATAACCACTCTACCTAAAACTGGAATACTTGCCGGTGGATCATTGGCAAACATCATGTGGGAGATCGTATCTGGCAACAAGGCCGTCATCAATGATGTAGATATCTTTGAATTCAAAGAAAAAACAAGCAAAGAGGAATATCATAAACTGAGAAAATATCAACTTCCGAAAAAGAACTTCTATGAGGTAAAAGATGTCAAATATATTGAGACATATTCTGGGCTCACATTCAGATCCGATGTAGATAAATTCTATTATATCATATCAACACAACAGGATGGTATCATAAATAAAATAGATATTGGTGGAACTGACAATGATGTTCAGACGGTATTGGATTCATTTGACATAAATTGTACACAAGTCGCATATTGTCTTGAAAGTGAAAAATTCTATTACACAGATGATTTCATAAACTTTTTGAAGACCGGTAAATTATATGTCGTCAATTTCATGTCACCATCACACTCTGCCATAAGAATTGCAAAAAAGGCCAAAGAGTTGAATGTTGAACTTGATGAATATGAATTGAAGTTATGCGCCTATGTGAATCACAAAAACTTTATCGGAGTCAACAGAAGATATTTCACCATGAAATATGCAAATATGTTCCGAGAAAATGCAAACATACTCAAAAAGTATTTTATGATCCAAAAGGATGATAGTATGAAGAATTTCATATTCAAAAATGAATTGGAAAGAAATGAGAATATGATATTTCGTATGTCTTCAAGTGATGAATTCAATCCTGACCTGGATTATAATGAATTCAACGGTCTCAATTGCACAACATGTGAGGAATTTGAAAGTTATGTAAGAAATTTCAGACATATTGAAAAAGGATTATATACGAAATTGCGACATGTTATTGATAGAAAGGATTATTTCGACATGAATGCATCGAAAGAGGATATAGAACTTTTACATGATATCATACAAACAGCTCCACAGACAATACCGAATCTGAGAGGATATAAATTAAGTGAACAGATCAATTATGTGAATAGGTTGATATCAAGATATGAAGGTGAAAAGAAATATGTTGCAATATGTGTTCTTGAACATCCCAATTTCAAGTTGGATAAAATTGACCAATACACAAATGAAGAACTTTTACTCTTTCAATTGAACATGAGAAAACGATTGATAGACACGAAAAGTAAAAAAAATCACATGATATTCAAAGAACCGAAACCAAATAAAGTTGAAAAAGTTGAATCACCTGATGATTTTTGGGACTTTTAAAGCAAACACTTTTAATATATAGATAAAATATTATTTTTCAAATGCAAGAACTTTTAGACAGATGGAGCATCAAAGGCAATTACACGATGCTTCTTGATATGTGGAATGAATCACACAGATATTATCATAATCAGAATCATCTTCTCGAACTTATCGACATGATAAATGAAAGGAAAGATCAACTTTCACAAAAAGAATATGAAAAGTTGATGATAACTGCATTGTTTCACGATATCATATATGATCCGAAAAGAACTGACAATGAAGAACAATCTGTGAGGTTCTTTGAAGAACTTTGCTATGATGTCAAAAGAGAGGATATTCAGCACATCAAACAGATGATATTGGACACCAAGACACACGAAACAGAGGATCAATTATCTAAAATGTTCTGTGAGATGGATATGTCGATTGTTGAAAGTGATTATGAAAAATTATTGGAATGGGAGAATGGTATATCAAAGGAATATGAATCTTTTGGTGAGATGTACAGACCAGCCAGACTCGAGTTTTTAGAAAAAATGATGAACAGGTATCCGAATAATTCAGAAAACCTTTTAATGTTGATCGACCATATCAAAGGTCAAGAATCTGTTTGATCTTTCTGGTTCTTTCTTTTCTTTTATACTCACCGGTAACAATGTCAATTTCATGTTGCATTTGATCTCGCATTTCCGGAGTATCAAATTCAAATTGATATTTCATAGCAATATCATTCAACTTTTGCATCATCTCTTCTCTGAATTCTTTTGTGTTCATAGTATTTGTTTTATTTTTTCTCGCCTGTCATCTTTTATGGTCATTATACTGAACCGCGAAAGATCGATATTATAATATTTGATGAAATTCTCATTATGAAGATGTTGATCCATACTCTCTATGATAGCATTGATCTTTCCAGAAACATCTGCTTGATCATCACCCATTATGTGCAGTTCATAGATTGTTGGTAGATTTTCTTTTTCCTCATAAATATCCATTACACTTATCGATATCTCTACAAAATAGTTTAAATATCTACGATCTATTGACCTGGCCAAAAAGAAAAGACCCTGTGATAATGGTGTTTGTTGAATACCAAAGTCATCTCTTTCCTGTTTATTATCAACATATAGAAAAACTATAGTATGGTTACCCATTTCAGAATAAGAGTGTATCTCAATTGCCGGAAGAGCATTTATCACCTCAAGTAAAGGTCTTATCTCATCCGAACATTTCTTTTTAATAGGTTTTTTGAGAAAATATTTCATCTGAACTCTTTTTTATCATTGGAAATATGATATTTCGAAAAATCAAAATATTTCTCGTAAACCGGAGCAAGATCATCGAGAGTGAGTGTGTCAATTATTTGCTCGATCTGAAATTCTTCAGGTATGAAGAATTTATCAACACTCTGAAACCTTAGTATTTCCTGTTTCTTGTATTTGTTTTTCAGACTTGCCTTTACAACATCGAATCTCGCCTGATTGAGAACACTATCTTTATCTTTTAGAACTTGTTCAACACCCTTTATCAACTTATCAACATTCCTATTGTTCGTGAGTGTATCAATTCTTAAAACACCTTGTTTGTTGAATCTTCCTTGATAACAATTTATGTAATAAACAAGACCCATTTTTTCACGAATCTCTTTGTATAAAGGTGATTGGAGACCCATTGAAAGCATCTTTGTGATGAAATTAACTTTTGCAAAATCCGATTCGACCAACGGTGCCGTGAATATTATCGATGATTTATCTTTGAATTCATTATTCAACTCAAGTTCTACTTGGTTCTCACCCATGACAAGATTTCTATCTATTGTAACATCACTGAACTCAACTGGGATATCACGCAGTTCAAAGTCTTTGGAAACATTTATTACCATGGATGGTCTCATATATTGAAGTTCAAAGAACTCAATGGCATCCATGAATCTCATTTTTTCAAGGTCACTTCTAAGACCGATAGGATCAAAATCATTGAACATTTTTCTGTTCAAATTCATGTGATGTGCGTAAGCTTGATCATTGAAGTAATCCTCATACTCAGAAAGAACAATATTTCTTTCTGTCTCGAATTGTTCTTTAGTGACATCGAATTTGAATATTCTGTCGAATATCTTATTTCTATATTTTTTCAAATTCTCTTCCAACCCTGTGAAATGAAAATTTATCAAGTTTGTTTCAGTATAAGCATTCCAAGAAATTCCATCACGGTCAAAATCATCATTGAGATCATCAAATGATTTACACACAAGGTGTTCCATAAGATGTGATATACCATACCATCCTGGTTTTTCCAGTAAGGTTGATCCATTATAGATTATGTAAAGTCCTGATAATTCTGTCTGTGATTTTATGTTCTTGATCATTTTAAGATGTTTTAGTTTGAATTTATAGGAAATTTGCTTACATTTGTTGAATGGAATTAGTAAAGATCACATTAAGAAAAAGAGGTAGCCAACATCTTGGCCTTGTAAAGGCAATAAAATTCTCTACAGATCTTGGTTTGAAAGAAGCCAAAGAATTCTGTGACAGATTCAGATTCGAACAAATATCTTCCGGATTTCTGGTTGTTAAAAGTGTATCGGACCTGAGAATGAACCTCGAAAAAATGACAGATTGGGAGTTCATCATCGATGATACGAAAAGACAAAGAATGAAAAAGCTTGTTGCAATCGGAATAGGATCCAATCAAACAAAAATTGATATTTTAACTGATGAAGTTGCATCAAAACTATATCAAGATATTCAAATTCTGAATTCTGAGAACATGTTTCTTTTGATAAAAGAACATTTTTCTCAACTTATGAAAGATATCGATGATGATTCAATTGACAAACTATATGAAAAATATTTGAATGAGAGTAAAAGCGAAGGATGATACCGATGTACTGATAAAAGGAAACATCTATTCACTTATAGATGTTAAAAGAAGTGGCAATTGGAGACAATACCTTGTTGAGACCGAGTGTGGTAAGCGACTTGGTTGGTATTATGCAGACAAGTTTGTTCTTATGGATGGAAAAGATCTAGATCCAACAAAAGATTATATGAATGAACAAAAAGATGCATTTCCCGAAGTTGGTTCGATCATAATATGTAATGTGAAAACTTACAGATATTTCATCAAAGGTGGTAAGTACAGGATATCCAGTGTAGAGAAATGTGGAACCACTTACTATCCGTTGTACAAGATAAAACTTGAAGGATATGATAAAGAACTTTGGTACAACAATAAAACCTTCAAATTATTAAGTAAGAAGGAATCCAGAAAGATAAAGATATCTCATATATTCAATAAGAAAGAAAACTTCACAGTTGATTTCAAAAAAAGAATGATCGAACAATTTGATAATAAAAATAAAAAATTGTTCGATATTCTCAGTAAAAGCACCACGAATGAGAAAAGACATGTATATGATCCTATCGATTGGGCAATGAACTACACAAAAACTAAAGATTTTTGTGTTTCACGTTTCACAGACTTCTCCAACGAGAACGCCTCACCGTGTTTTTGTTTAAAGTCCGTTGACAGGTCCCCTGACCAGACTGTTTAATTTTTTTAAGACTTGGTTTTTGTCTTATCTATATATTAGATCGTTCACCTTCCCTCTTGATTTTTTTATCACTTTTTTAATTTTTTTTCATATATTTGCATCACACAGGCTAAAGACCTGTGTGTTTTAATATTTCATATAAAAAAATCTGAAAAGAATCTAGACCTTAAAAGAGAGGATTTCAACGAGATAATGAATATGAAACTCAGTGATATATTGGAGCGTTACTTTACATAGTAACACTCCAAGTATCATCAGAATTATTCCAATCTTTGAAAACTTCCTTACCACCTCTGACAGACCAATCAGAGTCGATCGTAAGTGTTGATGATATACCACCTCTTGGATTACATATCATAACAATTCTTAATCTTTGAGGATCATAAACTTTCATAAGATCATCATAGATAATATTTATCAAACGTTCATACGATACAACAATATCCCTCAATTGGAAGATATATTGTTTGAGTGATTTCAATTCAATTATCTTGTCACCTGCATAGAATGTAAGATAAATAGTTGCAAAGTCTGGTTGTTCTTTCACACCTAAGAATGTACATTCTGGAATTTTTATCTTTGCCTCATATGATTCCTTTGTTGGATTGGGTAAAGATTTCAAAATTTTACTATCTATCTTATCATGCAATTTAATCATTCTCTGAATATTTAATTTTTTTAAATGAAGGGAATTCAAAAGAATCCCCTTCTTAAATGAACTTACTCAACGGTGAGGAATATCTTTCTATTTCCTCTATCAACTCTCAACACTTTCACACTGACCTGACTTCCATTTGAAAGATCCAAGTTGTTCTTCTCAATCTCAGACGAATGTACAAGTCCGATAGTTTCTGAATCTAAGACCACCAATGCTCCGAAAGGCTTCACATCTTTAACGATACCTGAAAGTGATTGACCGACTTCAATGTTATCCCAAAGCGTCTCTCTCAATATCTGAGTTAGAATTATCTTATTGTTCTTGATGATCTCTTTCACATAGAATTCGATCTTTTGGCCAGGTCTGATATCCTGTATCTTGTCTCTGTATTCTTCAACAATGTTGGCCTTGTGTATCATTCCTGTGAGACATCTGTTGAACTCAACAAAGACTCCGAACGGTGTTGTACCGGTCACATGACCTTGATATAAAGTGTTGGTCATAAGTTTATCAAGTTCTTTTGGCATCAATGTTTTAAGATACTTTCTCCTTGACACAATATAAGTTCCCTCACTCTCTGAATAGGACTCGACCATGACCTCGAATTTTTGACCTACTATCGATTCAGGGTCATGTAATTTGTTGATTCCTGCAAGTGTGTTGGGCATGAATGCACTCATCTCAACATTATTATACTCCAATGTGATGTCGTATCCTGCTGGATTCATTGAATTCACTTTGGCCATCACAATAACATCAGAGTCCTCAGACAGTTCTTTATGAACCATTGTCTCGAAAAGTTGTGATATTGATCCTTTGATCTCAAAGTTTTTTCTATCAACATCATAGATAAGGATATCCACTGAATCTCCTTTTTGAATGTTCTCGATATACTTTTCCTCATTTGGTTTGTTCTCTACACGAATGTGGTCTTTGAATCCCTCAAAGAAAAAAATATAATCCTGTCCTTGCATCCCAATGTATTTTCCACTCACGACAGCTCCTGGTCTTGGATCAATGACCTGAATGTTCTTGACCATGTTGTAAAATTCGATGTCCTGTTGTGTTACTGGCTTGACATTTCTCAATGAACGCTTCTGTTCATACTCGATCTCATCCCACCATGATTGGTCTGAAATAGGTTGTCTTGTTGTTGTTTTTTCTGCTTTAACTAATTCTTCTGTCATTTATTTGATTTTTAAAAGGTTACGAATGTTTATATCGATCATTACTTGTTTGGTTTAGATCTGAAATTATTTTTTATCATATAATCTCGGATCCTACACGCCTCTTCGAAATCTTCCATCTCAATTGCAGTTTGCAGCTTTTTATTCAACTCTTTTATTATCTGTTTTTTCGTCTTTTTCTTTTTCAAATGATCAAGATCATCAATAAGGTCATTGAACCATCTTTTCATTTCTTTGATTGTTCTGAAATTGGGCATGTCATCTATATTGACCTCACTTTTCGATAATTTATCTATGAACTCATCATTGAAAGCATTCTTCTCTGAGAGAAATTTTGCCAAATGATTTGGTCTGCCTTCAAAAGCAGATATCAACCTTTTCAATTTTTCTAGATCCTGACCTTTCATATTTTAAATTTTTTCAATATCAATAATAAAATAATAATCAAAGTTGAAACTTCTCGCATCCTGTTGCTGAGAAAACTTCAAAGTTGTTCTTGATTGATCGAATTCTGTTTCAGTCTCAACATTCCTCAATCTGAACTGATCTTGCACAATATCAGCAGGCAATATCGCAGTTCTTGATGTGGTCGGATCTGTGAATCCTGACCAAACATTGTTATATTTCAAAATTGCCTGATTGTTCAATTGATTGTATTTCAAATACAATCTTACCTCTCTCAGTCTATATCTATCAAGAACATTTTTCTGCACATACTCTCTGATTGCAAAATCAACATCACCCGTTCTGGTCATAATGTTTCTGACACCCTCGAATGTTCTGTATCTTTTCAATAAAGCAAAAACATGTTCTGTGATGATGGTTGCAAGGTCTATTGTCAGAATATATCGACACCTTGTGTCTCTCTGTAATTGTGATTGCGACTCATCGATCGATAAAGTGTGATTCTGTCTTTTATTGTCAGAGGTCGAGTAAGATTGACTTGGCAATGACTGTTCAATAGAAAGATCGATCTGTTCTTTGTTTGCCTTCTGAAAATAAACAAGACTTTGGTCATCTAAGATAAGTTGATCCTCAATTTCCAACATTTTACTCGATAGAAATGAGGATTCTTCCTTCATGTTGTATGTTCCCCAAACTTGTGTGTAATCAAATTCAGGTGATATGTAAGTTCTTCTCATTATATCGTATTGTAATTTTTTATTATCTGTTGAAGATATAAGGTTCTGAAAATATTCTGTTGAGAAGGAACCGATGATATCTTAGGATCATTTGTCTTATAATGATAAAGGTAATCCCATGTTGATTTGAAAATGAAAAAATCAACAACCATATATCCGAACTCATCCAGCATTGGATATATTGATGAGAAACTTTCATTGTTCCTTAATTTCAAAACATTATCTATCGAATTCACTTTCTGTATAACACGCTGTCGCTTCACACCGAATAAACTAAGATCAGTGTCGAACAGCCAATTACCTGATCTTTCAACCTTTGTGTATATACAAGGATCAATTGCATTTATTCCGAAAATATTAGGATCAATTCCTTTTGATATCGAAACTGTTCCACCACACTGACTGAATGTGCCTTCTGGCAGATAAGATTGAGTACCGGGTAAAATGAACGTACAAGGTCCCACCAATCGAACATCCCATTGAGATGATTGTGTTGACCAATCAAATCCGTAAACATCAGGAAATATAGTATATGAAATATTACTGGTGATTTCATTACGAGTTGCATAAGCTGGTAAATTATATGAGAATGTTCCTTGTTTCTGACTAACATAATATGCATCACTGAAATCACCACATACTATTTTTGAATCATAAAAATCAACTGGTGTAAATAAAGTTCCAGAATTATACGAGTATGTTCCAAATAAAGATTCACTTGACATAACATCAAATGAAGATGTTCCAAAACTCCAATTCAAATTCCAATAACCTGAATTGAAACTTAAATTTATATCTATTTCACCACCAGCGGCAACAAGAATGCCCTGATATGTTGGCCTTTGTGTTGCATCCTCACCAATATAAAACAAAGGTATAGGTGTTGTTGAATAACTTACTCCATAAAATGAATTTGAATCGTCTTGATGATTCCAATCCCAAGTTATCACAGGACATATATCTGAACAATCTAAAGAATCATAAAATGAGATGTTTCTGAAAAGTTCAACCTCATAGACCAATGGCATGTAATATCCAGAATGTCTGAAAATTGATTTCTGTATATTGTTTGACAATGAATTGTAATTGGTAACAGGAGTGACCTGATCCTTGACTTGCTCGATCTGATATGATATTGGATTTTCATTGTAAAAGTTCAATTTTTCCAAATTGTCTATTTTACCATCTTCGAGATATCTTTTTGATCTCAGAACATTCTTTGGAATATCCTGTCTTTCAAATCTCAGTGATGATTCATCTATACTCAATTCATCTGCTTCTTCTGCGATCAAAAGGTATGGTAATCTTTCAAGTTGATGATCAAATTTATATTTTGAAACAGTAAAGTCATCATCTATCACAACATAAGATGTATAATCTGCAAATCCATACTTTGTATCAAGATCATTTATCTGTCTTATGAAATTGGCAGCAGTCAATCTTTTATTGGGTTTGACATAAAGCTGGTCTCTTTCAATGTTCTTGGTCTCATTGATGACATCTTCGATGGCTTGAAGCGTATTGTCATTTATTGCAATGTTCACAAAAACATTCTTGAACGGTTTATGAATATAAATTGTTATACCCGAATCAAGTGTCAGATCAGCATCCTCGTATGTTTCAGGATCACTATAGTTTTGACCTGGATTGAATGTGTTCAAATAAAACCAACCATCAATATTGATAATAGGGTTATCATAAAACTCATAAGTGTAATCAGTATCCGGTTCAAACGAATAAACTCTATCCCAAAGCGTTGATTCACCAGGAATTTCCTCACCCGTTAAGGGTTGACTATTATTCACATATAATACATTGTTATGCACTCGATAGGTCAATGGTGATGATATATTCTCATTCACATTCCACAGCGGGATTCTTTCCCATATAGGGTTTGTCACTTGTGATTGAGGAATTTCTTGCCAATATGGGACACCATCAAAATTGACACTTATCTTTCTATTTGAAACAACAGGTGGTGTTCCTACAGGAACATTAGCTGTATTTACTCTGTAATATCTGTTCTTATAAATGACTATATCACCTGATGAATATAGTAATGTATCATCCCAGAAGTTATTTATATATATATTTGTGTTAATCGGTATGACCGGTGTATAATACTCACCATAGATATAAACCCATTCATTTGGTGAATATGAATTTGAAGTACCTCTCCAAAATGGATGAACCTGTGATGGTGTTGTGGTAAATGTAATAAAGGATGAACTTGTACTTGGATTATCAGCTGGTTGTATCAAAGTGACATCAGAAACACATTCATATGTCTGATAGTTCCATATCACAATGTCACCGACCTTATATTCTCTATCAAGTTCAAAATTGAAAATTCTTTTCCATTGTAGCTTTATTCTATAATTACCACCGAAATTCTGTGATCCAATGATATTCGTAACAGCATTGAATCCGAATCCACCTGTCACAGCACCAACATAATTAACAGTTGCAAAATTCGTTTGATATTGAGGAAATTCGACTTCAATAATATCATCAACGGCAACCGATGGTGATGCTGATATCGAAGTTAAGAAGGATGTTGTTCCGCCACCAAGATCAGTTGCTGAAATGAAACTATCCGTGATATAAGGTTCATACAATGTTCCATCATTTGCAACCATCTTATCATTCGATGAAAGTAATATTGAGAATTTATAATCATTGAATTTGTTCGATGTGAAAAGATTCAGATTCTCAACACTCACATTGTTCTTGATGATGGAATCCACTTCAAATATCTTGAACTTGATTCCCTTGAAAACGGTCATTGATGGTATTGATCGGTCACCTTCTTCAAAATAGGACCATTTCTTGACATTTCTTACGATCTCACCATCCATGAAAGATTGGGTAGGCGAAAAGAAATGTTCAAAATAATTGAAATCATACGAATAGGTAAGACCAAAATAGGAGTAAGTGGCCAAATTCAGATATTTATCCAATTCGAATCTGTAATTCTGATCCTGTATGAAAGGCGCAACATTCTTCTCAACATGCAATGTATGATGTATATATGATGTTGTTCCAGAGTTTATCGTATAAAAGTAATCCAAGTTTCTTGATGATCTGTTAGGTATGAAATTTCTCGTATCAACTGTTTGATTGAAATTACCCAACAGATCAGTATTGTTCAAAAGATATTGATGATCATGTGCAGACAGTGAATTCTGATATCCCCAACGAACATGATTTGGACTTTTTCTCCAAAGTTCTGTGAGTTGACCATTCTCTTCTCTGAATGTCTCTAGATTTGCTGTGTACTCAGATGCAACCGGTATCAATTCTGTTCTGCCTTTGAATGTGAAATCATCAAAAGGAGCTGGATTCGAATTTGATCTGAGGTCTGTGAAATAAAGTTTTGGTTCTTCAGTTTTTGTGATATCGTTTCTTTTCTCATATTCGAATTTTGAAAATTCAGTATCTATTATACTTGTATCAAAATCTTTGATGTCGGTGAATTTCAATCTGAATATAGGAAAATTCACAGGTTGATTCAAAGTTGTGATATCAAGGTCAATGAACTTTGAAAATCCATCAATGCCTGAGTTGGTGAAATATGTCAATCTATAATCCTCTGAATATGTGAATCCATAATCTGTATTCAATCTATAAAATCCCGAATCAAATACAATGTTATGATAGATACCATCTATCAATATGAGATTCACATCTGCATAATCAAAATCGGGTATCACATAAGCAGAATCTGTCGATGCATCGATTATCCTGTTCATATCATCGATGTAACAATGTTGTCTGTTCAATAGTGCTTGCTGTCCTGAAAGGTCACGGTCACTTATTATTCTGTATCTTGTCACTTTTGGTGAAACAACCTCATCAACTGTGATCTGTTTGTTCCTTGCACCTCGCTTTTCAGGATTCACCTTTCTTGCAAGCGTTTTCTCGAATCTTTCAACTCGATAGAACTCACCATCATACTCAACCCACATTGTATCATCCACTTTGAATCCTTCGACAAATGGATCAGTCTTTGAAGTTGATATGATCTCATTACCCGATAAAATGACAACATCACTTTGCAATCTTGGTAGTTTGAAAGGGTGTATCTTATCATAAATTTGCATGTCATCTAGATAGAAACCCGAATATCTGTTCAGTGACCACTTTCTTAATGTATCTTTTGTTGCTGGTGTATCATCAAAAAGGAATGTAAAGTTTATAATATTCGGATGTATCACCTTATTGACCCTGTAACCATCTGTTATGAGCTGTTCCATATCGAAAAGGGTTGATTCTCTTTGCAATTCCTCATCGAAATAAAGCGACTTTTGTGTATATCCACCTGACTCGTAATCAATACCGATCCATTTTGTGAATTCGAGTTCTCTGAAATCAATATCCAGACCAGTGGGTGGATAACTTATATTGTTCTTAAAGTTCCTATCTATGAATTCACCAAGAACTGTCTCTCTTGTCATATCGAACAACTTGACACACTTGAAATTGTTCAGAAACTCATCTCTGAAATTATCCTTATTCAGATCCAAAAGTCCAGGACCATCTATTCTGAATATTACAAAGTATTTGGGTAAATGGTGCTTGAATACATAAAGCGGGGCAAAGTATTCATACTCTTCAGTATAATTCTTATTATCGATTATGTTCTTTGCACCGGCAACATATGTCTCATCATATTGATTTGCATAATCATTTGACATGTTATCATTGTCATTGTCATAATTCACTGAGAATGCAATATCAGGTGGAAAGTTTTTGAAGAAATCAGGTACCAATTCATCATAAAAATTATCTTTATTGAATTGATATTTTTTCAATCTACTCGCTGCCAATTCATCAGCAGACTCGATCGATTCAAGATAAAGATTGTATTTCGAGTCGACCAACAACTTAACATTGGTGGTCAAGGCAACATTTGTTCTAAGTAAAGAAAAACTTTTCATAGGTTATATATTGAAAAGTTACAACTTACTTGACTATTGTTGTGTAATTTTTACTTGGACTTGCGAAAGTTACTTTATTTCTATTCAGATTGAAAACTATTGTGAATTTAAAAGGTCTGTTCTCAGATTCATCTTCCAATAGGAATTTCAATTTTTTAGTATGTTTGACCGTTTCTGTTTGATTGTTCAAATTAACATATTCGTAATTGGCACCAGTAAGTGTATTATCCAAAGCATTCATCTTGAAGTAAATGTTCAATGGTATTATTATTTCCTCACCACCATCCAATGTCTTGATCTTATCTTGATTGTCTTCAACAATATCTTCCAATTCATTTATGACAGGATGTATTGTTGTCAGGAACTTGGTTGTGGATCCAACTGAAACAGTATCATCAACCCATTTTGAATTATCCAAAAGTGATGAGTTATTTGAAACAAAATTCAATGTCTGTGTCTCACTGTATCCAATATTATACTCATCCAAAGAAAGGAAATCAGTCAATGAATTACTTGATTGTGCAACGAAACTGTTTCCGATATTCTCTGATAATCGACTCACAATATTGGATTGTGATGTTATCGTCTCATAATTCACTGCCCATAAGAACTGATTGTTCAATTGAGTTCTCGAAACCCCTGAAACATCTGAGAATAAAAGCTCATCCTGTGGGTTCACCCAGAAAACTTGAGGAACCTGTGTATTGTAAAAGTCAGAATTACTGTTATATAACGAATCACTGAGAAGTCCCAAATTGGACTCAACCGAACGGTTCTTTATACGAATTGCAAAGTCCTTTATGACATAAATGTTATTTGCATACACTCTACCAGATGGTATACCGGTTCCTGAGAAAGAGTCAAGATAATCTTCACACTCTACATTGAATACCGTCTCAGAGTTGTATCCAATGACAAATTCCTGATTGTTCCTTAGAATAACAACTTCAAGTTCACCTCGCGTTCTAGCTATTTGCTCTTCGAGCTGTCTAATTCTTGTTTCCAATCTGTTCAAATATTGGAAAAGATCCAAAGAGACACCATTCGCATCTTGAAATCCACTCAATATTGAAGAAGCATCGTGTAAATATGTCTTATTATTGATTATGGTCGTTTCTGCAAGGTGTTCATCAAGACCTTTTGCACTCAATTCAGATTCAACACTCACTTTAAGATCCTCTTTTGATGCTTCCTGTAATATGAATTGATTATCAGTGAGAACATCATTAAGATCATCAGGAAAATCAACTGTCAATATATCTGACCACTCAGATTCTACCGGTGAATCAGGATAACCGACCTCTGATATGGATTTTATTCTCATCTCAACACGCTCATTCTGAGTTATGGGAATATCCAATTGATTGATATTTGGAGTATCTGCATCTTCAACATTCTCGATCTGCCACTGATATTCACCAGTTGCCTTGTTGAAAGTTCTTTTTCTAACATCTGATTTGAACTCATTCCAATTGGAAAAAGCTGCCGTTTTATTCTGACCCTGCTCTTTGATATTATATGATTCAACATTCGGCTCTCTTCCATCCTTTGAGACATATCTGTATTGAACTCTGAACTGAATGATCTCCTGTGGCTTTGTTCCTCTTGTAACAACTGCATCTGGTATTTCCCAGAATCCTCTGAGTCTGTATTTCGGATCAACCCTTGTCTGGTCGTTTCTGGTAAGATCAAGGATCTCATTGACAGTGGTTGCAAGCAACTTGGATTTTGAAACTTTCTTTTTGTTCAATTCATCAATTTCCAACTCAAACTTCTTTTTAGCTGCCTGTGATGCAAATTTTGTCACTCTCAATTTCTTATTTCTATCAGATATTGCCTCTTGAACCTGTTTGATCTCATTTTTCAAAGAAACTGTATAATTGTGTTTGTTCTTAACGATATTGGCATCAGGTGTATCGGTCAAGTGTTTGTTTATCTGAACAACTTTGAAATTGTCGGGATTCAATGTCACTGGGTTGGGATTACCCGCCAATGTGTTCGGTGTCTTTTTTGCAACAAGGTCTGAAAGAACTTTACCATAGTCATACACCTGACTCACATAATATTGTTCAAGTGTCTGTCCATTGAATGAATCATTTGACCTTAATGTAAGATCTCCAGTATAAAAACCTATTCCTTTGGACCAACTTTTTGCAATTAAGTTGTTATCTGCATTCATTGCCTTGACAAAAACTATGTTTCTCTCATTGTAACCAATAGAAACTCTCAATCTTTTCGTGTATATCACTGGCGAATATATCTTGAGTGTGCCAACACCGACAGGAACTGGTTGAAGTCCTTCAACTCGCTCGAGTCTTATCCTTGGATTTGACTCAGTGGTTGAAACTTCAATTATCTTGTATCGCGTATTTGAGATGGTCTGATTTATTATCACCTCATCACCAACGACCAATTGCTTTACTTCCAAAGTATCATTCACAATATAATCAAGTGTATTGATCCTATACCATAATTTTCGATTCACAGTATCTTCTTCAATTTCCAATACATTGAAAACACCATCCCAAAGTAGATTATTAGGTTCTATATCGAACATCTGCTCATCATAATTCGGGCTCAAGGGAGATACAACACCAGATGTGGTTCTGTGCCAATTCTCAAATTCCTGAAGATCAATATCTGTTCTACCTCTGAACAATTGATTGAATTCTGATAAAGCTGCCTGACCTAATGTGGTGAGTTCACCAGCAGAATCGCGATTGAATTCAACTATGTATCTTCTAGTAAGACATTTTCTGACATTGTTCTCGATCTTATCAGATAGATCAATCTCTACCGATAACAAAGGATTCAAAAGTCCATCGAATATCCAATTCTTTGATGATCTGAACTGGGTCACCGGTGGCAATTGATCTATCGGATTGGGTTCGCGATTGAGGTCCACTGTTATTATTTTCTTGAATTTATTTCGATTTGATGTCTGTATCAATGCACCGTTCGTGTCTATCGAATAAAGTGAGTTTATCGAATTGTTCAATCTTTCTATTTCACTCTTCAAATATGAAAATGATGGCAATGAATAACTGTTCTGTTGTCCGGTCGCATCGAATATTCTCACATCAACCGAAGGATCGGTCGTGGTCGAAAGCGAATTTATCTTTGTGAGTATTTCAACAATATTGCTGTTATAGGCTAGAATCTGTTCTGCGACTGTTGCAAATGAACTTTGAATTGGCATGATGCTATTATTAGTTTTTTGTTATATATTAAGATTTTTGATTTTCTCTTTATTTTATTATATTTGTAAAATGAACATATTTGAGGAAGCTCTGAAAAATTGTGATGATGGTATGAGAAATTGTATTTTCTGTGATCAAAAATTCAAGCCTGATAATAGAAATCTTAAACGAGGATGGGGTTTGTCCTGTTCAAAAAAATGTGCCTCAAATTACAGGACAAAGATGAAATATCTCAATCCATCAGAAAGAAAAAAAGAACTGAGAAGAAAAAAGCTCAGACAACTTGGAATATGAAAAAACAACTTAGAAAACTTAAATTATGGGAATTGGGCATTAGTGAATGGCCTTATCAAATCTCCTATGAGACAGTCAAAGAAGTTGTTGATCGGAATCTATATGGGTCTGCAGTAAGAGAACCACATATACTCTACTCTCACAATGCCTCAATGTATGAGCTACAATTTTTTTGATAAAAAATTCCTTACATTTGTTGCATGAAAAAAATAGATAAAACAATCGTATCAATTATTGGAATAGCATCACTACTTTTCATTGCATTCAATTTCTTACTTTCACTGAAAATACTTGCCGTTTTAATTGGAATTGCATACTTCTTTTTTGTTGCATTACATCTTGGTCTTGTTTTCCCATTTTTAATGTTAGTAATACTGACCAACGATTTCATACGGGATAACAAGACCATACAAAAAATCAAAGAATCAAGTTGGATCATTTTCTTTCTCACATCCATACTATTACACTCCATATCATTGTCCATAGTTTATGTCGGTGTACCTTATATTGGCGCATTTCTTTGGAACAATTCACTTGATATTGAAAAAGCAACTCAACTTTTAGAAAAAATATTTTAAAATAAATCAATAACAATAACATGAAAATTAAATTAACAGAAAAACAGGTAAAGGAATCACATCCACAGGAATTTGAAGATCTGGTTTCAGATCATTTGGTATAATGTAAATTATTCCTTATATTTGTATTTCTTAATAATTAATCAATAAAAACAAAAAAAAAATGAATCTAGAAAAAGTTAAAAACCTAAGACAGCTCAGTTTGGAAGATAAGTACATGTCTATTGTCGAATTCATGGACTCACCGGATTTTCTCGATGATGATCAAGTTCGTAAAGAGCTGAAAAATTATGAACCTGAACTGAGACTCATCAAAAAATACAACATGGATTCTGTTGAATTCTGCCATGAAAACAAACTTGATTGGTCACTTTTCAGCGATGCCTACATTGTTGCGAATTGTGCATATGATGAAGTGAGTTCTTCTCAGGTCACAGAATCTTGATGAAAAGGATACATAAAATAATATCAAAGTTGAATCATATTTTCTCTTATCAAGTATGTAACTGTGATGGAGGAGTTGATTCAGCTTATGATTGTTTTAAATGTAATTTAAAGGCTCACTAGCTCAACTGGATAGAGCATCAGCCTTCTAAGCTGAGGGTTCCAGGTTCGAATCCTGGGTGGGTCACACAAAAAAGTTAAAATGAGAGAAAGAATACTTTGTTCAGCAGTCCTTTTCAAAGGAAAAATAATCACCGGTTATAGACATTCTGATTGTATTGAAACATTAGAATTCTTCAATGTTCCCCAATCTGAGATGCCAACCAATAGAAAAGATTTTGGATTCTTAACATCGAATAAGAGGTTTGTTTCAAGAAAAGAAGCTTATGAAATAGCTTATCGTGAAGGACAAATTATTTATGGTGTATCTTCATTTGATCCTGATGATAGACAACTGATAAGTGAGAATCTTTATATGTCACCTGATGAATTTTAAGAAATACGATTATGAGATACATAAATCACTTTGTAATATAAAAGAGGTTGATGAATACCTGAGTGAATGTTTTCCTGTTGGAACAAAGGTGAGGTTTGCTGAAAATGAAAAAAATGCACATACTATCACAATAATTTAATGGAAGTGGTAGTACTTTCAAAATCACTTGAAAGTTGTTTATTGGTGAGTAACTTTGACAATAGAGGTAAACCAAGATCAGTACATCCGAGCAATCTTCAAATAGATATACAAGAAAATAGGAGATATAAATTAAAACAACTTGGTATTATTAACTGAACTTTATTATCTTTGTCAAAATTACAATCGAATGATAGAACAACTAATAGAAAAAATCGATAAGGCCAATAAGGCTTACCGTCTTGGAAAACCAATAATCTCTGATTCAGAATATGATATTCTGATAGAAGAACTGCAAGAATTGGATCCCCATAATCCTATACTTGATAAAGTAGGACATGAGATAAAAGACGAATCAAGAAAAGCCAAACTTCCAATAGAAATGGCTTCAATGAACAAAGTAAAAACAATCGATGAAATATTCGATTGGTGTAGAAACAAAGAAATCAATCCATCACAAACCGTTGTTATCACACCTAAATATGATGGTCTTTCACTTTGCGTGAATGAAATTACAGGAGAAGCATTCACAAGAGGTGATGGTGAATTCGGACAAAAATCCGATAAACATTATCAACTGATGGGTAATAAACTATCTCAGAATTCTATGTTTGAATTCACATACGGTGAGGTAATGATGAAAAAATCAACCTTTTTGGAAAAATATGCCGCTGACTTTGCCAATCCAAGAAACCTTGTAGCTGGACTTCTCAACTCAAAAGAAGTTACAGAGCCATTGAAAGATATTCACTACATTAAATATGGAGCTAAATTCAAAAAAGATTTCGAAAATTCATTTATGACAAAAAGTGAACTATTGACTGAACTGAATAACGGACAAGATACAACTGTTCCCTTTGAAGTAAAAAACATAAATGAATTGACAGAAGACCATCTCCAATCTCTTTTCGATGAATGGTCAAAAGAATTCGAGATAGATGGACTTATCATCGAGGTGGATTTTTTAAAGGAACAAGAAGAATTGGGTAGAGAAACTTCATCAAATAATCCTGTATGGGCAAGAGCATACAAATCACCTAACTTTGAACAAACTGCTGAAACTGAAATTATTGGAATCTCTTATAATATCTCAAAACAGGGTTACCTAAAACCCACTCTACACGTTGATCCGGTAAAACTTGATGGAGTTACAATTTCAAATGTCACTGGTAATAATGCTAGATTCGTTAAGGATATGGGATTAGGCGTTGGTGCAAAAGTTGTTATCAAAAGATCAGGAATGGTTATTCCCATCATTTACGATGTATTGGAAACTGTTGAGTTTCAAATACCAGATGTTCCGAACATAGATTGGAATGAAAACGGTGTTGAACTTATCACACTAACAGAAACTGATGAGCAAAGATTCAAACAAACAGTTGCTTTCTTTGAAATTCTTGGTGTTGAAAATGTATCAGAAGGAGTTATCAGACAACTTTGGGATGCTGGATACAACTCTATCAAATCAATTCTTGAAGCAACTCCGGATAAATTGAATGAATTGGAAGGCTTCGGTAAAAGAAAATCACTTATTGTATTCAATTCAATTCAGTCAAAAATGAAAGATGTTACACTTTCAAAACTTCAACACGCGACTGGATTGTTTAAAGGACTTGGATCGAAGAAGTTACTACTTTTAGAACATTTTGAAGAAAAACCGACTATTGATCAAATTATTGAAATTGAAGGATTTGCTGAAACATCTGCAAAATCATATCTTGATGGTTGGGATAAATTCTATCAATTCGTGAAAGATCTACCTATAACTTGGAAAAGAACTGAAAAGGTAGAATCTGTCAGTAATGATCTTGATGGTAAGGTATTTGTATTCACTGGAGTTCGTAGAAATGATCTCAATGAAATTATTCTCAGCAAAGGTGGTAAGGTTGGTTCATCTGTGAGTAAAACAACCACACATCTTGTTATGAAGGTGAAAGGAAGTGGAAGTGCAAAAGAAAAGAAAGCAATATCACTTGGATGTGAAATTCTGACCGTTGAAGAACTTGAAACATTACTGAAATGAGTTATAAACCAAAGGTAGTTCAATTAAAAAATTTTGAAGAGTTTAAACTTGTTCCCATACGTTATAATGGTAAGTTGGTGAATCGTTGAAAAAAGAAATCAAAAAATTGATGAAAGAGACAAAGTTTGAAGAAGAATTGGTAAATGAATTGATATCAAATGGATATGTTGAGTTTGATAGAATAATCTTACCCGATGGAGAATACTATAAAAATGGTGGTGGTTATCAATTTCAAATAGATGAATATGATTCCTATGTTGGAAAGGGAACCATATTCGGATATGCTTTCACAGGATGGCAAGTTATAACACCTCTTAAAGGAATAAGAGGATCTTATAATCATGAACATTTAAATCTAAAAGATGGTAGAATTATTGGAGAATCAAAATATAGAGTATTTACGAACAATAAAGATGTCATAAGAAGATATAGATTAAACAAAATATTACATGAATGAGTTTGTTCACATACTAATTGAATATGATGGTAACATTGAAAACCCTAATGTAAGATTTTTGGAAAAATGTAGGTCATCAGAGGCGGTCTATAAATCGTATCAATTCTCAGGCCATTATGGCAAAGGATTTGACCGATATATTTTCCTGTTATTGGAGGATAAAAGAAACAATTGGATAAAAGAAAATAGAAGGATAAAAATAAATGAAATATTAAAATGAACAAAATAGAAGAATATTATAAAGCAATAACAGAGATATAAACAAAAAATCACATACTATGAAAAAAGCACTCGAAGACATTAAAAGAATTGACCAAATGGATTATAAATCACTTGAAAAGGCAATGTGTAAATTCCATGAAGAAGTGGGTGAATTCGCACGAGAGGTCAATAAATCGATCGGTATGAAAACACATAACGAAACTGAAAGCCAAGTAAGAGACAATATACTCGAAGAAATGGCAGATACCTTTCAAAACCTCTTATTGGTTGCATCAAGATTCGGTTTTTCGATCGATGATATCGAAAATGAGATAATGAGAAAGAACGAGGTTTGGATCAGAAAAGTGATCGATAAATAAGAGGAACACGATTCATTTTATATATAACGACATGTTTAAAAGATTTTTCGATATAATATTCAACATCGATCACTTCAATCCACATGGAATGAAACCATATGATCTATCCAGAAAAATAAAGGGAATTATCAACAATAAGGAAATAATGATATTCAAAGCAAAATCCATATCAAATGATCAGTGGTACATACAAATGATGGTATCAGACAGTGAAAAATTCAAGGATTTCAAATACTACGATCATATCGAAGTAACAGGCGAACCAAACCTTTTCACACTACTCATGAAAGGCAATGAGTTGATAGACAAGTGGTTACAGAAATAATTTAAACTTTTTATTTAAATAAACTAAACAAAGTATCTGATATGATATATAATATATGTATCATTATGGTACAATAAACGGCAAAAAAGGCAATAAAAAAATAATTAAACGGCATGGAAAAAGCAGTAAAGATCAATTTCAACGAACAAGAAAAACTTTTTATCGAAAGAACAGGTAACAACTTTCAATTCTACTACGATAAATATCTACCCAAACTGATATATTACATTCAAAAACTTTGTAATGACCAACCAAGAGCTGAGGATCTAGCAACAGAATCATTCCTGATAGCATTCAATAAGATTGAAAAATACGAAAAAGACAAAGCACAATTCTCTACATGGTTATTCACAATAGCTAGAAACCTCACACTACAGGATATTAAAAATGACAACAAGACGATATCAATGGATGTAACGGTTGATGAAGATGGCACAACAATGAAAGATTTCATACAAGATGACATTTCTGATGATATCCTACTTGATGAAATGTGGCAGAAAAAAGCCAGCATCATGAAAAAACATATCGATCAACTCAAAGAACCTTTCAAAACAGTTATTGTTATGAGAGAACTCAATGGAATGGCATACAAGGATATTGCATCGAAATTAGGGAAAAATCTCAGCACTATCAAAAGTCAGATAAGAAACGGAAGATTGAAGCTAATATCCGAAACCGAGAAGGAATTTGATGTTCTCGAAGAGATGTATGCTTAATCAATGTTCATATCCGAAACGGAGGTTTCATCTTTTAATATATAGTTTATGGCAAAATCAACTATTAAATTGACTGGTGATCCTGTTTCGGATATTGATATTCTTTTGAAAGAATGTTCAAACAACAATCAGATATCGTATCACATTAAGAATAACGGATATCTATTGGATTTTTTAAAGTCTGAAACAGGACTAAATGAAACTCCAATGATACTACTCTACCATTTCAAAGAAAGAATCAAGGATATACCAAAGTGTGTATGCGGTAAGAAACGAAAATATCATTGTTATGGATATAGACCAACATGTGGATCAAAATCGTGTCAGAATGTTGTTCGTGAAAAGAAAAAAAGAGATACATGTTTGAAAAAATATGGTGTTGAGTATATTACACAGACCAATATCATGAAAGAGAAGTCGAAAAAGACACTATTGGAAAAATATGGCGTGGATAACTCTACTAAATCTAAAGAGATCATCGAAAAGAGACAAAAAAATAACTTGAAAAAGTGGGGCGTCAAAGAACCTATATCATTGGATAAGATAAGGTCAAAAACAATATCAGATGCTGAAAGAGGATTTATCAAAATCCAGAAAGGTTTGCCAGAAAAATACAAATTAATATCTGTTAATGGACTTTATTATACTATAAAATGTAAATCAAATCACACTTTCGAAATAAGTAAATATACTTTATCAAATAGAAAAAAGGATAATATAGAACCTTGCAACCTATGTAATGAATATATCGGATCACAGGGAGAGCAGGAAGTTTATGAGTATATCAGCTCAATTTATGATGGTATGATACATCGAAGTGACAGAAAGTTGATATCCCCATATGAGATCGACATTGTATTACCTGATATGAAAATATGTATTGAATTCAATGGTGATTATTGGCATTCCACAAAAGTGAATGATGATATGAATTATCACTTGAACAAGACAAACATGTGTCTTGAAAAAGGATACAAACTCTTACAGATAAGAGAATTTGAATGGAACACACAAAAGGACATTATTAAAAGAAAACTTTTCAATCTGGTAAACGATATAATTGATATTGATGATTTTGATATCAAAGACAATATCCTGACAATTGAACTGGATTGGTATGATGATAGATTGGTAGAAGGATCTTGTCTGATAGATTCAACATCACCTGTGATAGTTGAATCTGGACAATACAACACATGGAATTGTGGAACAAGAAAATATATACTGAAAAATGAAAATAAAGAAATTCAATGAACATAATATGAAACAAACCTTAGTAATATCAGCATTTCCTGGATGTGGTAAATCACACCTGTATCGAAACCAAAGCAACAAAGTGATATTAGATTCAGATTCAAGTAAATTTGACAAATCTGATTTTCCTAGAAATTATATTGAACACATAAAGGAGAATGTTGGTAAGGTTGATATCATTTTAGTATCCTCACATAAGGAAGTAAGAGATGCGCTTGTTGAGAACAATATAGATTTTACCTTGATTTATCCAAAAAGAAGTATAAAGGATGAGTATATCAAAAGGTATGTCGATCGAGGAAACAACGAGCAATTTGTAAAATTGTTAGAAACAAACTGGAATATGTGGATAGACCAATTACAAGAACAGGAAAATTGCAATAAAATAGAACTTGAAGAAGGTGAATATTTATCAGATGTTATCAATATGAAAATTTAGTATATACTTTAAAAATCATATCAACATGGCGCACATCAAACATATAAATGATTTCATCACTGAGAACAATAATCCCAGTAACATGGTTGAACTCATTGAACAGGCACTTGACTTAGGATTCGAAAAACTTCAGCGACAGATTCCAAAAACCAAAAAAACCACAAAGAGTATCAGTATAATGGATGTAAATCCTATGGATCTTGTTTCATTCATGAAAGAGAACAATGTACCAGATACAGCATATTTTGATGGTCGTGATAATGGATATGATGCATTCGATGACATTTTACTCAGTTGGAAAGTAGAAATTCCAACAACTGATCAGGATAAGTTGAAATTTAAAAAGAAAAAATTCGACTCGGTCGCATGGAACCTTGTTTATAAGTTATTTCTAGAAAATGGATATGAAAGAACTGGATATAACACTGGTCTTTTAAAGCAATTCGATGACACCACAGTATATGACATGTACATCGATAAAGATTTTGACAGACTATTCAAATATTATTCACTACGATTTAAAAAGGTTTAAAAATGGAAATAAACGAAAAACTCGAACTGAACAAACAATTGAGAAAGTATGATGGTGACAACCAGTTTTTACTTTCTTTACAGAAACAACTCAGATCAAAATGGTGTGAGAAGGTCACGGTTGGAAACAAAAGTTATAAAGTTCTAACCGATAAACAATACGAAGCTGCAAGACTATCACTTTGAATTTCTTTCGATATATGAAATTAACTCAGCTCTGATCACACTGTTCATTTCCTTTTTATCGACATCACCACCATAAACATCACGAATGGATATATCCCCACTTAGATAATTATCACTGTAATATTCATTGAATATCTCACTGAGTGACCAACCTTCCATATCTTTCATACTACTATGTGAATCGTCAAAATACCTATCCTCATATATTATCCGATACATCCATGTTTCATATTCTATTTCCTGTCTTTTTGATTTACCATCATAGGTTCTTGTGTAAGATATGTGTGTATCAGTTGCTCTGAATTTTTTAATATATTCAACACCCTGTGAATCCAAAAGTTTATCAAATTCATTTTCAATTTCTTGATATATTTCATTTACATGGGCATTCCTCTCGTGACCCTCTATGATTCTTCCTATCTCATCTATTATCTCAGAATCTATTGATTCTAAATTCTCATAATATCTCTCACCAAGAAGGAATTCTATTAGCTCATCCATTGTCTCAGCTTCAGTATCAATATCATATTCTTCTATCAATTCTTTTGGACCACCATGTTCCATTATGACACATTTAACCAACATTTTTGCATTCTCATCATCAAGAGAATACAAGAACATTGACCTGATATCCGGCATATAATCATTATCAAGATGATTGTCATATAATTTATCCAAACCATCCCATTCAAGATATTCTTTACCCCATGAATTACTACTCATTACAATATCACTTAGATCTTCCCGGTTAATATCGAAATATATCACATCTTTTAGGGGTTTACCGTTATATTGCATCTCCTCGATAACACCATCATAATGCCAATTGAATTCTTCTGCAAGTTCCTTTGATGTCCATCTATGAGGTTTCATATCAGAAATATAAATAGTGATATCCTGAACATCTGCATCAAGCATCTCGCCTTTTTCAACTTCTGAATCCAAAACTTCTTGTATTGATCTTCCGGTAACTGCTTTGAAAAGGTGAATCTTTCCATCTATCAGATACACATCTTTGTATGACCATCTTTCTGACAGATTCTTGAACATTTCCAATTGTGGATCCTTATCCACACCTTGTGGATCCAGTACAGTGAATCCCATCGACTTGATAACATCCATTGCAATGGTATATTCATCCGTTATGTCTGATTCTATATTGTCAAATTTGCCTGATCTGATATTTATTGAATATACATCATAATAATCTCTGTCAGTGAATATTCTTTCACCAGCATCTGCGTCCAACTCACCATCCCTGACTATCTCATCAACATCTGATTTACTTATATGATGTTCTTCTAAACTTACTTCGTAATCATCATCTTGGAGCATTTGAAATATATCCTCGATCTGATCCTGTTCTAAATTGACCTTTGAATCGTCTGATTTTCTCTCAGATATGAATTGGAAATAATTTAAAAGTTTCTTCATAATATGTTATATATTATTTTTAATATATATGAATATGAGATATTTGAGATATTTTGAATCGAAAAGGAAGAAAGTGCATGATCTTTCGGGCATCATCCTACTGTGTGAGGATAGAATACTCTTAGTGAATCCAAGAAAGTTCAGAAAATTCAGAAATCGTTGGTCAATACCAAAAGGACACATCGAAGGAGATACTTACCGATCAGCTCTTAAAGAGCTCAAAGAAGAGACCGGCATTACTCTAAGCAGCAAAGAACCAAAAGATTTGATTGAATTGAAATATAAAAAAGGAGGATTCGAAAAAAATCTTAAAGCTTACATTATAAGAGTTGAGAAATCAGATATTGAAAATCTGTTAGATGGATGGAATATCAAGAAAAAGAACTTTGATAGAAAAGAAATTGAAAAATCAAAATTCTTCACTCTTGATCAGGCATACTCTAAAATGGAACCTAAAATGAGAAAATTGATAACAAGATTGAAAAAGGTTATCTGAACACCAACACATATAATCCCATATAATTTTTATTGAAAAATCTGATTTAGTTTTTTCTTTCTTATATTTTTTTTCAAATCAGGAACATAATTCTGATACTTTTTATCCAATATCTCAGCCATCTCATCTATTTGATCATAATCGAACTTGACGATCAACTGTGACATGTCCTGTAACATCAATGTGCTAGTATATGGATCTTTTATGGATTTTGCATATTCCGTGTATTTCTCGATGAATAGATTGAAATCGGAAAGCTTTTTCTTATGTTCTTTATAATCTTTGTAATGTGCAATGAACTGGATCACCATTTCTCTGATTATGAGTGTGAAAATAACAACAGAAATGAAAATCAAGAATTTCATGATCACAAATATATGAAAATAATATATAATAGATATGAAGATAATGAAGTTCCGAGAAATAAATGAAAGTCACAAGAATGAGTATGGATGTTCCATGATATATTTTGAACTACCGTTCAGTGAAGTTATACACAAAGTAATTGACGAGAAAGATATCTATGAGGATCCGAATGACCCAACATACGGACTTGAAACTGAACCACATGTCACACTACTTTTCGGATTGCACTCAGATGTAAATGACGATGAGGTTATAGAAAATCAGATACCTGATAGCGATATCACAGAGATCACACTACACAATATATCTAAATTCTCAAATGAAATGTATGATGTTCTGAAATTTGATGTAAAGTCAGATTGGCTATATGAATCAAATGAAAAATTGAGAAAATTACCACACACAACTGATTTCCCCGATTACCACCCACACTGCACAATTGCTTACCTTTTACCAGGAACTTCGGATAAATACATTGAACTACTCAAAGGTGTTTCAATTCAAGTGAAACCTACTGAATTTGTTTACTCAAAGACAAATGGAGAAAAAATAAAAAATAAGATATGAAACACATAATGAGCTTCAATGAATCGGTTGCAAAATGGAAACTTGATTGGATGAAAGACGATTCAAAGAGAAAGCTAGGTGATATCGTTCCAAAGTATGAGGTCATGGAGATGGTGTCAAGTTTTCACGAATCAATTTTCGGGGATGAAGGATATGATGATACTGATTTTGATGAAAGAATAGAAAAATATGATCATTTCAAATATGAAATGATCAATATCAATAAGATCGATCTTGATGAATACTCACTCGATGAGGGAAAGATAGAAGATTTCGTTGAGTATTACAAACAGCATAATGATTATCCTATCATTGTTGTCGGTGAAGATGAAGGATTCAGTGATCTTACGATAATTGATGGAATACATCGTGCAAATGCTCTTGAAAGGTGTGGTTTGAATCAGATCAAGGCATTCGTTGGATATCTATGATTCTTTCAAGTAATCTTTTGGATCAAAAACTATTTCCACATCCCTCATTCTTTTCAGAAATGATAGTTTCATTAATGTTATGAACCTGATATCGTTTTAAATACTTCATAAAGTATATATTAAAAGTCCATACTATTTTACAAAAACCGCAGTAGAATATACCTGATAGTGTGTGAAGTTTTTCAACCCTGTTTTGTTCTTGAAAGCTTTACTACTCACTCCAACAAAATTATATTTGATATCAAGTAATATTTTATTATGTTCTTCACTATTTGCCCAGGAATTTACAACTTTTATCGCTATTTTTTTTAGATACACACTATCGTTTTTAGCATTTATAGAAATAAAGTTACAAACCTCAGCTATTTTATAATTTCTTATGTCACCACCGAAGAATTTGAATCTATCAGATAGTGTTTTGAATTCGCCATAGTTGTTATGACCAATATATCCTTTCACTGACATAGTATTTGATTGAACTGAAGAACATTTAAAAGCAATTGTATCAAAATCAACTCTTCCAATACCCTTAGATAATCTGTAATCGTTGATTTCATTTAGAATTAAACTATCTAGTTTTGTCTGTGAATAGGATAGAAAAGTAGTGATTATTAAGATTAGTGTGATGATGTATCTCATAGTGAAACAATATAAGGATTAAAGTTGAATAAAACAAAAATTCATTGAAAATATACCTGATAGGGTATAAAAATCAAAAATTCAGTCAATTCATACCTGATCGGGTATAAATCTTGTAAAGTTTCTTTATATAATCTTTCTCCTTCCAATCAGATGTCATAAGAAAAACAATATAACAAAAATAAACTAATTTATCAATAACAACATCTTTTTTAACTTTTCCACCAACATATCTGAATTCACAATAATTATTTTTCATTATCTGTTCCAAGTTGAAAGCAAATGACTTTGATCCTTGTATCTCAAAACTTTGTTTTAACTTTGCGTTAAGATAATCTTCTATCTCTTCTTTATTGAACTTTTCAAAATCTGTTTCTTTTAAAGTTTCTTCAACTATTTCATAAAGTGATCTGGTGAATGAACTTTCCTGTCTTGATTCAATTCCCTTGAAAACAAAAGGTATATCATCTTTGAAATCCTTTAACATAACAACTCCTTTGACAAGATTCCATTTTACTTCTTTGTCAATTCCAATATTTATGTGAATTGATGTTCGTTGGTTCATTTTCCAATAACTTTGTTTTTCGAAATCATTAAAAAAGTCTTCTAGCATTTGGATACCCTCATCTAATCCTGTTACCCATTTTTTATTTGAAAATTCAACACCACTCAATAAAGATGTATCAAATTCATATTTGAGTTCATTATTCCATTTGTTATAAAATTCAGGAAGATGTTTTTTTACCATTTCTTTGGCATAATCTATCTCAGGACCATTTTCATCATCGAACCAACTCTTTAATCTTTCAGCCATTACCTTATGAATTATATCAACTATAAGATTATCAACTTCATCATTTGAGTGTGATACTGGAGCAAATCCTAATTCCGGATCATAAGTTGAAAGTACTTTATCTATGAAATCAACATCATAATCTATTTGATTTTCTTCGAGCTCATCAATTGTATCTTGCTTGACATCATCTATCAAGGATTCTATTTTCTCAGGAATAATAAGATTCTCATCATCACATTCCAATTCAAACTCAAATGCAATCGTGAAATGTTGATTCATTCCACTGGATTGCATTTCTTGTTTGTCTTTTCTGTTGAATTCAAATAATTGATAATTGATAAGATATTTCACACATTATATATTAATTGATGTTAATATATTTTCAATCTCTGATTTTCTCCATTTATTTTGTCGAACAGAGTGGTATTTAACACCTCTATATCTCGGTATTAGAAATAAGTCGTGTGATATAACACATTTAGCATTTGCAGTTGATTCGTAATTATAATTTCTCAATTCATATTTACCTCTTATTTTCTTCAATAGTTTAACTTTTTCACCATCAACTATGATTTTCATATAATTTCCTGATTCATCTTGGTAAAGATGTTCACTTACTTTTGTAAGATATTCCAATACTTGTTTTTTAAATTTTTCCATGATTTTTTATTTTATTTTTTGTTAATTTTTAAATATCCATTGATAATAACCTGTTTTTACACCATTATCAACTTTTTCCCAAAGTCCTGATTTTTGAATTGATTGTGTATTGTTGACACAAGATCCCTGCTCTTCGTTATTTTCATCATATATTTTCCAAGTGTAATAATAGTGCATAGAAGGATCATCAGAGTCTATCTTTTTGTCTTGAAACCAAGTCCATCCTTTCTTGGCATTTTCAATCATATCTTCCAAAGATCTCTGATAAACTTCATTTTCGATTCGATTTGTCTCATCGAATGCTTCCTTTGCTTTTTTCAAAAGTGGATCAATTGTGTATTTTTGGTTGTTTTCTTTTGTGCCAACCAGTTCAAATTTTATCTTTTCTTTTATTGTTTCGAAGTCACAATCTTCATTGATATCAAGTTGTCTTTCAACAAAATCACAGATATCCATTGTCCAAATATCTATTTTTGTTCCTTTACTTGATTCAACCCAATTCCCATCCTCATCCAAATATGAGTAAGGACCATCCCAATATCCTGGTTTTGGTTCTGCCAGATAGGGAATTCCTCCTGACATTCTAACATGCGATTCTCCTGTTGGATCTGCATCTTGTAACATTTTAATTAATTCTTTTGTAGTCATGATTTAATTTTTATTTTTTAAGTATTGATTGAATTTTATAATGAAATCATTTAAATCATTGATTTCATTTCCCCATATAAGTTTTTTCTTTATGAAGAAAGTAATTATTATTTTTTCCTTTTTGGTTACCATCAAGATTCTATCTTTATCGAATAGTAGTGTTATTTTAATTCCATCCGATAAAATGTCTATGGCAGTATCCTTGAAATTTAGATTTACCAATTGTAATTTTAACATTTCATAATCCTTTTTGATAGGATCTCTAATTTTTGATCCACCTCTTTTGATTTCCTGATAGAATTTTTTATCTAATATTTCCTTCATAATGATTTATTGTTTTTTATTAATTTAAATAGTTGCTTACCTCTTTGATTTATTGATTTGAATTTTATCTTAAATGATGTGCTTTCAAAACCACCGAACATTTTACAATTCGAATGAATTTCAGCAAGTCCTGTCAACAATAATGTCAAGTAATAAGGTAATTTTGAAAATTCTTCAACATCCTTTGATTTCAAAGTGTGTATATCCATATCATGAAGAATAAGGTGCGCTGCTACTTCGTTATCAAATACTTTATTGAATATCTGATAAGACATTTTAGCGTGATCAGGAAAATGCTTTCTTCCCATTTCGTCTATATGAATACAGAAAGGTTTTCCACAATCGTGGAATGTTGTGTAGAGGATTAATGTTTCATCATCTGGTAAAGATGAGATGATTTTATTTTTATTATCATATAACCAATCTGGTAATTTCCACTTATATTTTAGTGGATCATTATTTCTTAGGTGGTTGATAATATCAAATAGGTGATCTCTAACAGATTCACCGTGTTGTAGAACAGATTGTCCTTTTGTCTGTTCACAACTTTTCATTTTTTCAATTAGTTCTTGTTTTGTAATCTATGTGTCTTTCATAATTTGATTTATTTTTTATTTTGATATTCAGTCTTAATATTCTTTCATCTCTTTTTATTTTTCAAGTTCTTTTTTCAACCTTTCAAATTCTTGTTTTTTTCTTTCAAGTATTTTATCTTCTTCTTCTTTAACTATACTATCAACTTCTGATTGGAATCGTTTTGTATAATCTTCTTTGATTCCATCAAGTGACATTTCCAAATATTCAGTTGGTATTTTAATAGAAACATGTTCATCTCCACAACCACTGAAATATTTTTTCCCATGAAGTATTGTCATATCACTTTTTATCTCAAAGTCATCTATATTATCGGGAATATGTCTAATATGACTTGGTTTGGAATTGAATACATATCCAAAAGGTAAACTTATCTTACCTGATTTGTTGTTTTTCTCAAATATGTCCAATTGTATTTTTCTCATCAATTCGATTTTAGGCATCAGGACATTATTTAGATTCTTCTGAACAAGACATATCTTATCTTGGAGTTTTTCCAGTTTCTGATTCAGTTTTTTTAGTTTTTCTAGTTCTTTCATGATTTTAATTATTTTTTGGTTTAAGTAAAGGTAAATGTGCAAGCTTTCTTCTCACATCAGGAGTGCCAAGAAGGCAAATAGATGTGAATTCATCAACATCAGGTTCAAAAAACTTGATAGTTGGTGTCAGTTGGGAAAATTTGTTATAAAGTTTAATTAGTTCTTCTTGTGAATTACATCCCAAACATATAATAGAGTTGGATGTTTCTTTCCATGATTTGAATTCATGGGGATATTCATAAGCGAAGTCTGCAATTGTGTGAGCAGTCTGTGGAAGTGTGTACCCAAAGTTTTTAAAGTCATTTCGGGTGATGGTGACTAGTTTTGTTTCTGAAAATTTTGATTTAATCTACAACATTTTATTTAATTTATTTTGGTTTATATATTATTTAATTTGTGCTCTCAGGAGGGCACGATCCCCTTGGTTCTGAGTTTAGAAGTCAGTCCAGTCCCGCGACTAGTTTAAACCTCTGAGAGCTTGTTTCTTTATATGATACAAATATAAGGAAGTTTTTTAAACTACCAAATTTTTTAATCGGAATAATGAATCAAGATAATCAAAAATCTCTTTGTAATCTTCATCATATATCTTGTCAACGAAATTTTGATTCTCTTTTTTATACATTTCAAACATTCTACTACCCTCTGCTTTTGAATTCCTAACATTGGCAATTCTATCACACACTTTTACAAAAGAAGCAAAAGGAGTTTCTCTGATACCTTGATAATATTTATCATTGGCTCTTTCTTTTCTTGTTCTTCCTTTCTCGTTAGTGAGAGCATATACTATTTCAGCAACTTCCTCACCAAGAACTTGTTTCACATTATTGTAAGTCATTCTGGCATCTTCAATAAGGTCGTGAGAATAACATGCTGATATCACAATATCTCGTTTGTTTTCGGGGATGAGGTGAATGAATTCTTCACCAGCATCTACAACCATTTGTAAGTGATATGAATATGGTTTATCACCATATTTTTGATTTACATCTTGGTGTGCTTTGAATGCGAATTGTTTAGCTTGTTCTTTCATTTGTTTTTTTTTCAAAAATAATGATCATTTTTAATATATACAACTATGAGACATCTAAAAAAATGCGAGTCAAAATTTGGAAAAATGTAAAATGAAGAATTATCAACAATTCATAGAATCAGAAATAAAAGAATTCATCGACCAGAGATTATCGACAATCAATGAATCAAATCTGAATATGCTTCGATCAACATTTTTATCCACATTAAAGAAGATCAAGAAGCTCAATTTTGAAAGACAGAAAAAGATAATTGGTTATTTGATAGCCTCAATGTTAATGATAGCACCTCCCGTCATGATAGAAACAATAATCAAGGACGAATCGATCAAAAAAGAAATAAAACAGATAGAACCAAAACTAGAAGATGAGATAACATCAAAACTCGATGAATTTGAAAGTAAGTTCAAAGATGTCACCAAGATGAGACTTTCAAGCGAGGGTTGGAAATCAATTAAATATGAAGAAGGAAGTGCAAAGGAAAAGGGAGAACCTGTTCTGAAAGCATATAAACTTGGTGATGGTATGGTTACAATCGGATGGGGACATGCAGAGAAAATAAGACGATCAAAGTATAAAGTAGGAGATGAGATAACACGAGAAAGAGCTCAGGAATTATTAGAAGAAGATCTTAAAATAGCTGCCGATGGTGTGAGAAAGATCTTCAAAGAGTGGGAAGAGAAAGGAATAGATGTGAAACTCACACAGGATCAATTTGATGTACTTGTTTCACTGGCTTTCAATTCAGGAGTCGGATCTCTACGAGAAAGTAATCTTATACAGAAGATAAAGCGAGGCAATCTTAAAAAGGCAGGAGAGATGATAAAAAAATATAAACTGAAAGAAAAATTCAAAGAATCTCTATCGAAAAGACGATCAAGAGAATCTGAGAAATTCCTTTCAGTTTTCAATGACACTTTAGATAATCCATCTTCGCAGTATCAAGCCACTTTCTAGCAGTCTGTAACCTGGCAGTTTTCTTCAATAGATATTCCCGTATCATATCGATCTTATTCTTACCACCGATGATACCCATTGCAAAATGGAACAGATGGTGTTTTCTGTATCTGATAGCAAATTCTTTCTTATCACCTGTATATTCTGATAGTAAAACACCTATCTCATCAGATAACTGACCGATCTTGAAATTCACAACATCTATTGTAAATGATATCTCATTCTTTGTCAATTTGGCAGTTTCATCATTACCCAATTGTGAGATAACATCATCGATCGTATCATTCAATATCATGGCAAGTAAAGTGTTCTCTCTGTTGATCTCATCAGTGAACAATTTATGTAAGTTGAAATACCAAAGAGTTTTCAACTTGATCATTGTACCATCACTGAATTGAAATACCCAACCTTCCTTGTCTTTGATATAAGATGCCAATTGAATTGCCTTCTCTAAAGTGATATCTTCACTCTCAGCAACTCTGACACCATGTAGGACATGAGAAAATCTATCGATGTCAAGATATTCACCGGTCAAGTTATCTCTGAGCTGCAATAGTATCAATTCAGTTTCTTGATAAGAAACCACAATTCTATTCCTTGGAGACACATACTCGAATATCGGAACAATATTATTGTCAAGAAAATGATCGACACATCTTTTGATGTTCATATCAGTGTCATATATCTTTTGTATCTCAATTGCCTGATCACTTGAAAATGAGGTCTTGCTTTTACCAAAAACTCTGCCGTTTGGAAGTTTGATGAAACTTGCAATTGAACCATCTTCTTTATTGAATACTCGATTCACTTTAAGATCCTTTACAACAGACAACTCACTAGATGGTGTTTGACCAAGATTGAAGAACTTATCCATCAATAAAAATCTATCGTATAATGATCCATCCTTATCGAAGACAAATACAAGTCCTCTCATCTCATATGCTTTTACTGACCCACCATCTTTCAGTGGGTCTTCGAAATCTGACCATTGAGCAAGTCTATAATTGAATATGGAAATATCATACCCATCTAGTTTGTGCTTGGTCTCATAGAAAAGCAAATTACCATTTGCCTCACACATTGAAACAGCTTGCTCATAAGTTGGAAGATAGTATTTTTGCTTTTTTGACATGGTACAAATATAATAACTTTTATCTGAAATTTCAATATAAATGAGTGTAATATGGAAAAAAATATACGAACATATATCAAACTATTGGGCATCACACACAATGAGATAATTCTGAAAATGAATGTGAATGATTATTGTTTTGACACCATAGAATGGGATAGGGAAACTGACCACATTATTCTACACGAGTTTGATGATGACCTTGACATACCTTATTACTTTGAGGATATTGACGAATACACAAAGATCAAGATACACGATCATCTTTTAAGAATGTGCTCATTATAACTTGTTCTTGCTTTGCAAATAAGCCTTAAGATCCTCATATGAAACTGCACCTGGATTTTGAATTATCTTATTAGGATCTGATTTCGGTATCTCTATTTTCTTATCCTCTGCCTGTTGAACTCGCTCTTTATATTTTTCATCGATCCTTTTTAAGATATCACCTAAAAAGAAATTTATACCCTTCTCTTCGATCATCTTAGGATCATGGTCAAAAATAAATTCTTCCTGTTCTTTGTAAAAAGCAAGTTGGTTATCACGGATGTAATGATCCACATAGAACATGATATCCCCTAAGTTTCCTTGTCCATAAATAGTTGTCCTATATCGATTATTATAGAAGAAAGCGAATTTATCTCTTTCATTATAGATTCTATCACCAGCTTTGTCAATGGTGGCCACCATTCCTAAATTGGGTTTAAAATATGGCGATTTCTTGATATCCTGCATCACCCTCATATTAGTTACTACATTGAACGACATGAAATATATATCACAAAGGATCAGGTCTCTATTTCAAATTCTTCCTCTTCACTCGGAAAATCCTCGTCCAATTCAATTTTAAGATCGACCAAAAATGTCTCATCAATATCTTCTATCTTGACCTTTCTCGGACCTAACTGTCCGATGATATTGTTCTCGTAATTGTATTTTTTGAATTTTATCGAACATTCTTCTATATCAGTATCTGAAAAATCAGATTCCTTGTCCATCTCAATGTAATTCAGTGGGATAGTAATGTAAAGATTATACCAGAACTCAGGATCAGAGAACTTGAAAGTAACATTATCATAAAGAGCAGAGTATTTACTGAGTTCTGACGACTCGATACTCAACCCCATATCAGAAAGTGACATGTTCTTATCCTTCTTTGATTTTTTCTTTCCCTGTTCGATCGCCTGACTCATTGATATCACCTCATTTGGATCTCGCTCTGGCTCCTTTTCGAAAAATCCATCTATCTTGTTTTTTATCTTCATCAAGGCAGTTTTGATATACTCCTCAGGTGTATCCTGAAAGTTTTCGTTATATTGACTGAATTTCTTTATCATTTCTTTCTTAGTTTTTTTATGACATCAAATGGATCTGTCTTAGAGAATACAATATAAAATCCAAAGCAAAGTGCCGAAAGGAAATACAAAGCCAGATTGGCCTTCCACAAAGATCCTAAAAATTTGATCAGCAACATCTGAGCAGCATCGAACCCGAACGGATTGAAAAATGCCGCGGCGAATAGAAAAATATCTGCCAATCTTTTTTTTACTATCTTCATCTGTCAGTTCACTGGAACACTCTTCCATATTCATTCTGTTTTTTGAGGCACATACCGACCAATATCACATACCCAACTCTGGTATATACCTTACACCTATATATTAAACTTGACAATCGAATTCTTCCGGTGTCAGAAGTGCTCTTCCGTATTTTTCCTTTCTCTCCTGATACCTATTCTTTAAATTCTCATGTATAGGTATAGGATCACCATCCTCATTTATCTTCACAAATACGGCAATTGTTTTGGTCACACATTGCTGAGTGCCTGTCTCTACATTGTGTTTTCTGGCTTCTATTTTTATGGTTATCGAAGTTTTCCCAAATCTAACGACATCTGCATATATTTTTATGAGATTTCCTATTTTGACAGGTCTTTCAAATATGACCTCTTCGAATTTCACCGTTACCAATCTCGGTGAATCACATACTTGAGATGCGTATGCCGCGCCGCTCAGGTCAAGCCAAGAAAGCATGACACCACCGAACAGATTTCCTGACACACCCATATCAGAAGCAAGTGCTGTTTTTGTTGTGATCAATTCCATATTCTATTTTATTTTTTTATAATCCACAGACCAAGTTTCAGGTAGGAATTCAAGATTATTGTTTCTTAAAAAATGTTTCCTCCACAATATGATGAATTCATCAAAGTCTTCCAATTTCTCAACCAATAGTTCACCATGTGTTTTTATTTGCTTCCTTACCGTTTTGTTCTCCAACCACTCGATTCTTTTCTTTGTCAATCTTTTCCAACCGAAATGTTGTTTTATTTCAGTTTTCAATTGATCTCTCCTACTTTGAGGCACATTATCAAGTTGAAGTGCAAAAAGTTTCTTTTGCATATTGAAAGTATCTCTATCAAATTCTCTCGTTCCATTGAGTGAGATATTGTATGTTTCAGACAATTCGGTTTTAAGTTGAAATGCCAACTTCTCATATGATTCGTGACACGAAGCGCACATGGCAACTATGTCATGGAAATCATGCGACTTCATTTCAAGAGGAAAATGTCGTCTATAGCAATAAGGAACAATGTGATGTCGTGTCAAGTGTTCCCGATCACCACAATTCACACACCTGTTTTCCATATTCGTCAGTCCGAACTCATCATTATGATTGCCATAACCTTTCGGTTGAAATGTCAATCTTATAACATTGTGAGCTATCTTTTCAGCAAGATCTCTTTTAAGATACCAATCTACCTTTTTCTTACCACAATGGAACATCAGAACATCATCAGGTGAATAAACCTTGAACTGGCCGTATATTTTCCTGTCCTTACTTACCGTCTTTTTTAGGCCCATCTTAACTTAATTTCTCAACCTGTGCAAAATCAAGGTCAATATCTGTCATTCTATTGAAAATGGCGATCTCTACCTTCAATCTTTGTTTATCAGCATTTATTTCTTTGATACTTCCTTTGAAAGAAGCAAATGCTCCATCAATCACCTTGACCTCTTCACCAGATACGAACAGCTTTGTTATATCGATATCGTCTTCTTTCTGCTGGTCCTTGAACAATTTCTCAACTTCACGAGTTCTCATAGGTATGATAGATCCATCTCGTTGCTTTACGAAACCACCTGCACCATCGGTCTGTCTGATCACATTATTGATCTCACCAATCGCATTTGTCTCCAAGAAAATGTATCCAGGGTAAACAACTTTATCTTTGAATTGTTTTTTCCCATTCTTCATAGTGACGTGTTTCTCTACAGGCACGATAGATTCTCCGATAACATGTGAAAGTTCATCAGATTCAAGTTGCTCGATTATTTTCTGCAATACTTTTTTCTCTCTGTTGTTCTGAACTTTTATCACATACCAATTCATCTTATTTTTTTCCATTTTTTAATCTTGTTTTTATTAATTTTAGTTCTTGTTTATATTCTTGTTCGAAATTCTCCTTTAAAAAATCCATACTCATTCTATCCAAAGAAAATTCTTCCATCATCAACTTATCCTCATTGGTCAACTTGTCGGTCTTTTTTTTTGATTTCGACCAGAACCATCTTGGATAAGGTTTATTTTGCATGTAATGGAACCATGTATCCATCACAACTACCGGATCAGAATCCTTGAAGTTCAAGGACTGTGCTAGTTCTGGTTCTTTCTTTGCAAAGAATCTGTTTATTATAAAGGAATTCTTGATCTTATCCTGTGCAGTTACAGTTGACCACTTTTCACGGTCTTTGAACATTATATTTGTTATTTCAAGAAGATTCATAATAACTTATTGAGTTTCCATTTCCTTAGAAGTGATTTTTCATACTTTTCAAAATATTCTATGGGGATTATTTCAAAAAGTTGGTCATAGGTCAGAAAACAATCAAAGTTCAATGGTGCATCCTTACACACGATGTGTAATTCAGATCCTTTCTTTGTCTCGTTTTCCTTTAGTTTATCAATTTTATCACAAACATCGATAAGTGTCTCCTTCAAAGAGTCAGTCACTTGACTGACATTCAAATACCGGACCAAATGTTTTTTTAAAACAGGGTTTTGTACATTCAAAACAGAGTCCACATATGAATCCCATATATCAAATCTCATTTATCTCTTTCCATTTTTTTTCGAGAGTTTCGCGTATTTCCTCAGGAAAATATGCTGTTTTAAGTTCAATTATCTTTCTATTTTGAGCAACCCTCTTGGAAATGTCCTGTATCTTTGTCTTTGATAATTTTTTCATTTCACATATGATATCACCGATATTCTCACCCATGTCGGGATCGTTGATATCTATCTGACCGAACTCACTCTGATAATTCTCATATATCTTTTCAGCACCCTTTTCCCCGATACCTCTTAGCTTTCCATTCTTCATGCGGTTGAGGTAAACAGACTTTACATTATCAGACCTATCACCAGAAATCAACTTGATGACTAAAGATTCTTGCCAATCAATTTCCTTCATGTTATATTTCTTGGATAAGGTTTCTATAAGTTCAATGAATTCTGTATCATTGTTAAGATTGAAAATATCATCATTTGGTCTTTGCTTTATCTTACTTACAAGTATCCTGTAATTTTTCGGCATGAAAACATTCTTGTTATTATACATTTCATTTGACATGAAATTCAACCATTCATCATCAGTGTTCAACCTGACAAGTTGTTTTATATCATGGTCATTTGTAACTATGAAGTTTGATTCGTTTTTTGCATTTGTTTTTTCACATAAAAGTGCTATCCAATCGTCACCTTCTATTCCTGAGGACTCAAGCACAGTGATGTAGCTTCTGGATTCTTTGAATGAATCATAAGTATCATAAACGAATTTCCAATCTATATCAGAATCCTTCTTTCTGGTTGATTTGTATTTTTTATTCAATTTTTTCCTCCAAGACAATTGTTTCGAGTCTGAGACGAGATATATCCTGTGAAACGGATACATTTTCTTGTAGTTTTCAATTGATTTTTCGAGCGCTTGTTCTAAAGCACCATATAATAGGTTGTTCTTGTGAAGTGTAAATACCAATTTTGAAAGTAGGTAATTACCATCTAATATTAAATTCAATAACATATCATTTGAGTTATTTTAATTATTATAACTCATTGACATTCATTTGTTTATGGATCACCAGTGATTTTACCGATCAGATCCTGTCTCTTATATTTTTTCAGTAATTTTTCATCCATGACACAATTATACTCTTGCTCATAACTGTACCTACTCAATCCACTTTTATGATAGAATTTAGGTATCATTGCGAATTTCTTATGAACAAATAAAGGACTTTTTTTCTGATATATCTCATTGAAATATGAACCCATTTGAGGTGTTGATATTACTGACATGGATGCAGTAGTTGAAATACAATGTGACAGCACCCGATCATATATAGAGTTTTCATCATTGATATAGGCCATATCGTCAATTATACAAACATCCAATAAATTGTTAATATCATTGATACGAATCGATGCATCAGTTCTGAATTCAATAATGGAATCATCGAAATGTCTTAACACCGGCTGAAGATAATATGGCATCAGTGATATTTTTTTCAATAATTTTTCTACCCTATCACCATGTATCGTAAACAGACTCACAGATCTTCCTTCTAAAATATTCAATATGATAAAAAAATCCATCAATGTACTGCTACCAAATTGGCGTGCAGTGACTAACATATTGAACCTGTTATTGTAAAGCATTTCAATAAACTTTTTTTGATCAGTTCTCAATGTAAGATTATTGTTACCATTACGGACTTTAAAAATTTCATGGAAATACATCATACAGTCCTTTGCAAGTTTCAGTTTGAAATCGATCTCATCTTCGGTATACCTGAAATCTTTATCAGTGACGCACCTTAATTTTTTTCCTTGAAAAAAAGGACTACCATTCGGCATATCATTCTTATCGAGAATATTTGATATTTTCAACTTCCTTTTATATTTTTTCGAATCCTCGAAGAGGCCTACAAATTCACTTGTCCATTTCATAACAATATCCTCTTTAATTTTATTCTTCGTAAAAGTCCATCATACTCTTCACGAACCGACCTATCATGATCGAAATATTTTCTTGATTGGAACCAATCATATTGTTCGGTCTGTATTTGTTTATTTATTTTCGTATATTCCTCAGATAGTGTTTCAAATGCATTCTCACTGTCAACATATTTTATTAGCAGTTCAATTGCATCTATATCATATTTTTTGAATTTTTTATTTACTGAGCTTTGAGCATAATTGTGTAAAAAATTTCTGATATCCTCATCTACCCCATTCGAATTACTTATCCAGTGGTCTGGATTTCTTTTCCTCGGTATGAAATGATTCCTTGAAACAAGAAATAGATCAACATTATTTTTCAAAAGATATCTTAATTCTTTAAAAAATTGATTCTCATAACGAAGATCAAAGTTGAGATATACTCGACCATTCTCGATCCTGAACACAGGAATCTTGAATACTTGCATATCAAAATGTACAATACCACCCTTTGTGTGATATTGTGTAATATCCTGATATCTTGTTGACCAATCAACCATATAATGATTCTTCTATCTCTTTTTTTGCAATGAGTTTATCCTTTTCCCTTAAAGACCAGGATCTTCCACGACATGATTTTTTCTTATCTCTGTATTTACTTGGTTTATTACTGGAAAATCTACTTCTCTCATAGTAGTTGTGAAAAAAATATTTTTTGTTCCAATTTTCACACCACAAAGAAGTTTGCATACGAATGTCATTCACATCATAAGAAAAATAATATCCATATTTATTGAATTTCTTTAATTTTTTTCTTATGTGTAACTTTTTTTGATACCTTCTCCAATTTCGGTCTCGAGTGCACATAAAAACAAAGATATGGAATTATTTCATAATTTCCTCTTTTCTTTTCTCAGAATCCTTTCCGAACCATATATCAAGGTATTGTTCGGATGTTTTGGATGATTCTATCTTGACCAACTTTGGATCTTGAATTATTTTTCTATATTCATCATCAACAAGTGCAGCCAATCCTTTTTTATATTTTATCTCCCAATTTGATGTATTGGTTCTATTTGACCATTTTACATATTCATCATTGTTATAAAAGAGCCGTTGGTCAGATCTTTTCTTTTTATTGATAGCAACCACTATCGGAGTATCAACTTTATATATCATACCCATTTCAAATAACTCTGGCCAATATCTGTAAAAAAAGTTGATGAGCAAACCTGATATTGAATTACCATCAACATCTGCATCGGTGTATATCAGTATTCTCCCATATCTGAGGTCCTTTAAATTTGCCTTCACACCAAGCTTCAATCCGATCGACGCCATCAGATTCACGACCTCCTTATTGTTCATGAATCTGTCAGAGGAAATATCCGTAACATTCATAAACTTTCCTTTGAGTGCAAAAGCTCCCATCGTATCAGGGGTTCTATATTTTCTATAGGCAGAAATGGCTGAATCCCCCTCAAAGATACCGATCGAACACTTCCATCTTGTTTTGCTTTTGGCATCGATCAGTTTTTGAACCTTTATATTGGAAAGATTCTTGTTCAGTTTTCTTTCCTTTCTTTTTTCTTCTGCCAGTTTTTTTTGAGCGATCCAATCAAGTATATCAGAAATAATGTCCGACTTTATCAAAGATTGTATGAATTTCTTACTTATGACATGGGATGTTTTGAAATCTTTCTGCTCTGATATCAATTTTTCCTTTGTCTGTGAAGAAAAGTAAGGGTTTATAACGGTACAGTTCAGAAAAATGGTCATATGGTTTTTTATGTCTGATGGCTTTACATCTACTTTGTGTGATCGTTTGAAATACGCTCTGAGTTCAGAAATGATCTGATTCATAATATAATCAATATGAGTACCACCATCATATGTTTCAGTTGAATTCACATAACTTATCTGTTGAAATCCGGATTCACTTCTAGAAACAGAAATTTGCCAATCCTTTGAAGAATCACTTATGAAATCATCAACATAAAGTCTAACATAATCATTGAAGTCATTGTTCGTTATCTTTTGATCATTGAAGGTAACTTGCAATTTAGGATTACAAGCTGCGATCTCATAACATCTTTTCTGTAAAAGAAGAAAATGATCATTATCTATCGATTTCATACCGAACTGAGAAAGATCCGGCTGATAAGTTATCTGTGTCTGTCTTGTCTTTTTGGCCTTTACCTGAGGCTTTGTTCGTTTTCTCATATTCTCAGTGAATGTCTGTTCAAATGACTTTTTACCATCACATGTTGAAATTGAAAAACTGGTGGAGAAAATATTGGTCAATTTAGCACCCAATCCATTCAATCCGGCAACATTCCTATCCTGTGTATCATCATAATTTGAACCTGACATGAGATCACCGAATATCACTTCAGGAACATACTTTTTATATTTCTTGTGAATTACAACTGGTATTCCACCATTATCCTTTATGGTGATCTTGTTTTGTTTTTGGTCAATCTCAACTTGAATTGAGTTCAATTTAGGGTTTCTTTTATGTTCATCAACTGAGTTGGTTATGATCTCATCAAATATCTTCATAAAAGATGGTATGAAAGTAACCTCTTTCAATATCATTTTATTCTTATTGATGACCCATTTCGATGAAGTATGCTTCTTATTTGACCCAAGATATGTCTGTGGTCTTAAAAGAACATGTGATATCTGATCCAATGACACATATTCTTCCTCGATCGTTTTTTTCCTTTTTGCCATTCGCGAAAAATCTTTTACATATATATAGTGATATCATGGATACAAAAAAAATTGAAGAGTTTCTTTCAGAAGAATATAAAGAATATGCAATATATTCGATCGAGAACAGAGCAATCGCATCATTGATAGATGGATTCAAACCAGTACAAAGAAAGATCATTTTTGTTGCAGACAAACAATGGAGAACCGGTAAGGAAAAAACATTGAAGGTCTTTCAACTTTCCGGTAAAGTTGCATCCGATTCTTACTATCATCATGGTGACATGAGCCTTTCGAATGCGATAATAAACATGGCACAGGACTTTAAAAACAATGCTCCCCTGTTGGAACAGGATGGACAGTTCGGTTCACTGAGATCACCAGAAGCTGGCGCACCAAGATACATTGGAACAAAATTGAGTGAGAATTTCAGATCGATATACAAGGATCAAGAATTACTCGTGAACAAAATTGAAGAAGGTGAAAAAATAGAACCACATTTTTACCTACCTATCATACCAACCATACTAATAAATGGTGGAAGTGGAATTGCCGTAGGATTCTCATCGAACATACTTAACAGAGATGTTATTGATGTGATAAATGAATGTATAAGATGTCTGAAAACTGGAAAAGCAAATGATATAAGGCCCAAATTGAATTCATTTCATGGGGAATTCATTCAAGATGAAATCAATCATAAAAGATGGATAATATTGGGAAAATATGAAAAGGTCAATACTACAACTTTGAAGATAACTGAACTTCCACCTTCAATGACCTACGAGAAATATGAAGAACATCTCGACAAATTGATCGATAATAAGACGATAACATCATACGATGACAATTGTAAAGACAACATAGAATATGTGATAAAACTCACAAGAAAACAATTATCAGAAATGGATGATGAAGATATCATCAAGACATTCAAACTGAAAGACCATGAAACAGAAATCTACAATACATTGGATGAAACAGGCAAATTGAAAATATTCGAACACACAAAAGATATGATAGAATATTTTGTGAAATTCAGACTCGAATGGTATAAAAAAAGAAAAACAAGAATATTAAACCAACTCGAAACCAAGGACAAGATACTCGAAATGAAGATCAAGTTCATTCAACTCGTTGTGAAGGGAAAAATAATCATCAACAACAAAAAGACAAAAGACATAATTATAAGTATCGAAAAGAACAAGATAGAAAAATCAGAAGGATCATATGATTACTTACTGAGAATGCCGATCAATTCACTCACGAAAGAAAAAATAGAAGAATTGGAGCAGAAAAGAAAAGAGGTGAGCAAAGATTTAATCGAGATAAAAAAAATCACGGAACAGCAAATGTATATGACAGATCTCAAAGAATTGAAAAAAAGTTTTCAGTAACGAATAATTTGATTACATTTGTGTAAAACTTAATTGAATGTTCATAGGCACTTACTACACAAAACGAATCTTTTGGATAAACATTGTTTCACTTTTATCCATTTACTTATTACCAGACAAACTCATTGAAATAATTGTCGAGATGTTCGCTTTACACTCGATAGGAGACGGATTCAATCCTATCCAACTGGTGACCTACATGTTCTTACATGCTGATATCAACCATATCTTCTCCAATATGATATTCCTACTTTTATTTGCTCCAACTGTCGAAATTGATTTGGGACCAAGAAAATTTCTAAGATATTATATATTGATGGGTATCGTATCTGCAATCGGATATATGTTGTTCAAAGAAGGAACAATGGTAGGAGCAAGTGGTGCAGTATTTGGCGTATTCACTTATCATTTTCTTATAAACCCGACTGTAAAATTCTACAACCTGATACCCCTGACATGGATTTTCTGGTTCATGATATCGAAAGAAATCTACCATCTATGGTTCCCATTAGAACGAACTGCACACACAGCGCACCTCATAGGAGTAATAACTGCGGTGATCCTATTCTTAAAAGAGAACAATTGGACAATAAAACAATACAAGAGATATTTTAAATTAAAGATATCATGATGTTACATGAAACAATGACAGAAGAAACAAAGGACAAGATAAGAAAAGTCTTCTTGGACATGAATGTAAATCCAATAGCAACAAAAGACCTCACATTGGAAGAAAGAGTGATATTGACCGCATTGACCGTTGCAAAACACGACTCATCAGACGAACTAGTTTTAGATAATGTAAGGAGATTGGACGCACTAAGAGAATTAAACGAAGCAAGAATGCGAAACCTTTCAATAGGATCACTAACCAAGGATCAGATAAGAAATATAGAAACATTACATAAGGACCTGAACATTCCTGAACCCTACACTCAGAAAGAGGTAAGAAATATAAGATTAAGACAGATACTATAATGAAACAGCAATTAAGAAAAATCAAATTTTGGGAAATGGGCATTTCTGAATGGCCCTACAAAACCTCCTATGAGAAAATGAAACAAGTGGTTGATCAAAACCTTGAAGGATTTCAGATTAAAACTACCGAAAAGTGGCCAAATTCCTATTTCTTCATGCAAGGTGATCGATATGTTATGGAACAGGATTTGGAAAATGATACTCTTCGGGTAAGATGGGATGGTTTTTGGTCCATTTTTTCAAACGAATTTTCACTGGAAAGGACTGACATTCAAGCAATTATAAAGTTCCTGGTGGAACAACATCTAAAATCAAAGGTAGGAACACCTGAATGGCGATACGTTGGACTGCTATGCTTGGTGGAACAACATCTAAAATCAAAGGTAGGAACACCCGGCTTTCCATCAAGCATGTACCCTTCACTGGTGGAACAACATCTAAAATCAAAGGTAGGAACACCCTCGCTCTTAAATGTTAAGAGGTTTCCTGAGGTGGAACAACATCTAAAATCAAAGGTAGGAACACCCCGAATTGGTGTTTGTTGATAGTAAAACGAGGTGGAACAACATCTAAAATCAAAGGTAGGAACACCTGACCACTTTTTCTCCATTCTCACAATAGAGGTAAGCACACCTTCTCCCACCAACTTTTTATCGACAGAAATTAAAATAAAATTTGATAATTAAAATAATATAATTACATTTGTAAAATAAAATCTCAAAAATGAAAGGAAAATACACACCCAAGACAAAATTCGAATCATTCATCACAGCAAAGCAAAATGTAAGATTGCACACCGAAACTGCATTCATTGATGCAGAACAACTAAGTGGTGTTTTGGAAAATATCAAGTTCAAAATGACCATTCATGATGATGGATCTATTGATTTTGACGAAGTTGATACCAACCAATGTGATGATGCTATGAAACAAAGACTATTGGACGAACTATGTGAGAAGAAAATCTCACCTTTCGCCAAAAAAATGGTCATATCATCACTCAGATTCAAAACAGAAGATGATAAACCTGTTTATTTGAGTGTACAGACAGAAATTGAAAAACCCATTGATAAATTGAAAAATATGTTAACAGAAACTCCAAAAGCATCCTCAAAAGCAAAGTCATTCTTACAATCACTGTTCGATAGTGAAGATATTGAGCAGGAAGAATCAAATGATGAATCAGAGGAAACACAAACAGAAACAGCAGAAGATGCACAAACTCAGCAAGTTCCACTACATGTTCAAATGATGCAAGATGCTCTTGAAGAAACAAAAAGACACAAACAAAGAGAACTTGAAGAACGACTTGAAAAGGAATTGGAAAGTCTTAAAAAGTCAAGATTCCAAAAGGATACTGCAGAAAAGAATATTCTGAAATTAGAAGAAGAGATCAGAATACTGAACACTCGATTGGACTCAATGACTCCAAAAAAGGAAGAAAACGGTGTCGTTTTTTATGTTTCTGTTGAACAAAAAAATGATATTCAAGATGATGAAAAAACAAGAGAGGTTGTGAATAAACTTGCACCTGTGATGAACCTGAATGTTGATGCGGTAATGAACCTACTCACAGAAGGATTCTATGATATCAAACTTGCACCGAAAGATGACCTCGAAAGCAAAGACATTGATAGAAATCTATTAACTGATATTGTTGAGCAACTTGACCCTCTTGGAAAATACGAGATCGTAGAATCGAATCACATCAGATACCGAGGCGAATTGAAATGGCACAAGCTTGTCGATAAAATGATCAAACTTGGATTCGAACAGAATGCCGAGTTTGATGAACTATCCGGATCAGTTTCATACAAATCTGAATTTGACCAACAGGACGAACAAGATGATGATATCGAAATGAGAGAAGAGGCACGTGAAGAATTTGAAGAAATGATGGGTTATGAATGTGGAGATGAATTCATATTTGCAATGACCGATGATCCATCACAAATGTCTCCAAGTAATACCATCATGGCAATTCAACCAAAATCATACTGGGACAATGAAGGATGTCAATATGACCAACATTCAGAATACCTTATGAACCTTAAAGGATTCGATGAGGAAATGGAATCAACATTCACAAATTCACAATTGACAAGTGCAGTTGACATCATTCGAGAACTTGTGAAACAAGGCGTGAAATTCGATCCTAATTTCCAAGACTTTATGGATGACAGTTTTCAAGTAGGCGGTCAATCAATCGAACAATACATGAGAACAAATTATCCTGATTCAATTGTTTGAAATTGGATAAATTTCCTTATATTTGTAATCAAATCAAGAAAATCTTAATATATATCAAATGATAATCAAAAAAAATCTACACGAAAAATTACTTACCTCGATTCAGGAAATGCTTATCGATACTCGAGTTGGACTTCCATACTACGGTGAATTCAACTTGAACATCAACTTCCATGAAAGCAACTCAATTCCAACTTGTGGTGTGAATGTTACAACAAAGGGTATGAATTTCTTCTACTCTCCTAAATTCCTTGAAAACCTTTCACAGAAAGAGGTAAATTTCGTGACACTTCACGAAGATTTTCACCTTCTTTTCAATCACCCTAAAAGAACAGTTGCTGGTCTGTACGATCATAAACTTGCCAATATCGCACAGGATATGATCATCAACCACATCATATGGGATGATATTTCTCACGATTTTGTTGAGATTCCTAAAAATGAAGATGGGAAGAACATGGCTCTTTTCATTCCAAAAGAATACAAAGGAAAACTCATCTTCGAAGAAGTTTATGCTTGGTTGAAAGAAGAAAAAGAAAAGTGGGAAAAGTCAAATCAACAACAACAAGAATGTCAGTCCTGTAACGGAACCGGTCAGAAACAAGATGGTCAAGGACAAGACCAAAGCCAAGGTGATGGACAAGGCCAAGGTGATGGACAAGGCCAAGGAGAATCTTGTGAAGATTGTAACGGAACTGGAAACAAAGGTGGTAAAGACTCAACCGGAAAACCATCATACGGTCCATATGGACAGAACCCAAAGGATGAAAAAGGATCAATCGATACCTGGTCGAAAGAGCAGATCTTCCAAGACATGGAAAACAACAATGGTGAATATCTTGATTCACACATGGTTGATGAAGTTCCTGAGGAGATGAGAGAATCAATCGTCCGAGATGTAATGGATAAATTGGCAGCAAGAGGATTGGCATCAGGTGACATTGAAACAACCTTGAACCGACTACAAAAGAAAAGAAAGGATTACTTGAAAGAGATCAAAAGATCTGTCAGTAACATGATATTCGGTACAAGAAAGATGAAAACGATCGTTAAGCCAAATCGAAGAGGTATCAAAGGATTGAAAGGTAATCGAAAAGTGAAAACCAAGATCAATGTTATCCTTGATACTTCCGGATCGATGGGTGGTCAGGGAACATTCGAAAAGGTACTTAGTTATGTTTATCAAAACGACATCGAGATCAACTTCATTCAAGGAGACACTGATGTGAAATGGGTTGAGAACTTCAAAAAGAAGAAACAACTTGAAACAATGAAGATCAGAGGACTTGGCGGAACTGTACTCCAGCCTTCAGTTGATTATGTGGTCGAACATTATAACGATTTCAATACCGTTATTTTGACTGACGGATATACAGATGTTCTTGACCTATCAAAAGTGAAGGGAAAAGTGCTAATGATAACCGTTGGTGTTGAGGTTCCAGTTTCTTCGAACAGCAAGAAAGGTGTGAAGCAGATCGTGTTGGAAGAGACACACTAAAAACATCTTCATTCACAACTCAAACGGATGTGTTTAAAAACATATCCGTTTTTTTATATATACATATGTAAAAAAACACTCATATGTTCTATGTTGATAACAAATGTTGAGGGATTACCCAAAGGATCGAATAAAAAGGTGGATGCCATCTGCGATTTCTGTGGCACCGAAGTAAAAGTAAGTTACAAGCTCTATAACCGTAGCTTTACAAAGGGCAATAAATTCTCTTGTTCGAGAAAATGTGCTTATGAAAAAAGAAAACAAATTTTATTAGAAAGTGAAGGAGTTGAAAATCCATCACAACTTGATCGAGTAAAGGATAAAAGAAAAAAAACAAACATCGAACGATTCGGGGTTGAGCACGCATTTAAATCCGATACTATCAAAGAAAAAATAAAAGAAACAAACCTGAAAAAATATGGGGTTGATAATTACACCAAAACTGATGAGTATAAAACTCGTGTAAAGGAAACAAACCTGAAAAAATATGGAGTTGAGTGGAGTTTACAATCAGAAGAAATAAAAGAAAAGTCCAAAAAAACAAACCTTGAAAAATATGGTGTGGAAAAGGCATCACAATCAGAAGAGGTTAAAGAAAAAATAAAGAAAACCAATCTTGAAACATATGGATATGTTTCCCCTCTGATGTCAGAGGAAATTCAAGAAAAGGCAAAGAAAACTCTGAGAAAGAACTGGGGTGTTGATAACCCAATGAAGTCAGATGAAATTAAAGAAAAAACAAAGAAAACAAATTTAGAAAGATACGGAGTTGAATATTATTCACAACACAAAGACTTTAAAGATAAATTATACAGAACAAACATTGAAAGATATGGATATGACAGTTATTCAAAAACAGATGAATATAAAGAGAGAATATCTAACACAAACTTAGAACTTTATGGGTTTGAATCCTATTCAAAAACAAGTGAATTTAAAGAAAAAGCTAAAAAGTCAAACATTGATAAATTTGGAGTTAACAATATTCAACAATTACCAATATTTAGAAAATCCAAAAATAAAATTGATAATGATAAGAATTTTATTCGTTATGTTGGTGATGGGATTTCCCTTTTCAAATGTGAAATTGGACATGAATTTGAGATAAGTTCAGATAATTACTTACACCGCATCTATTTGAAAGTCCCACTTTGCACAATCTGTCATCCTATAAATAAGTCCATCTCAATAAAAGAATCACAAATTTATGATTTTATAGATTCTATATATGAAGGGGAAATTATGAGATCATATAGAGATGAATTAGAGATCGATATTTACCTACCAGAATTAAAATTAGGATTTGAATTCAATGGATTATATTGGCATTCATCAGATAAGAAAGACAAAAATTATCACATAGATAAAACAGAACATTTCAAAGAAAGGGAAATTCGAATCATACATATTTGGGAGGATGATTGGACATTCAAACAAGAAATACTAAAATCGATGATCAAAAACATCATTGAAAGAACTGATAGAAAAATATTTGCAAGGAAATGTCATGTGAAAGAAATCAATGATGTAAGATCAGTAAGGGAATTCCTAGACAAAAATCATATACAAGGATTCGTATCTTCAAAAGTCAAGTTAGGTCTATACCATGATAGTGAATTAGTTGCAACTATGTTATTCGATAAGAATGAAGGTAGAAAGAAGATGAAGGATAATGAGTGGAACTTGTCGAGATTCTGTAACAAATTGAATTTATCAGTAGTAGGTGGTGCTTCTAAACTTTTATCTTATTTCATAAAAGAATTCAACCCCGAAAGAATTATCAGCTATGCAGATAGTGATTGGAGCATCGGAAGACTCTATTTCAATTTAGGATTCAAAAATACAAGCAAAACCGATCCTGATTACAAATATATCGTGGATGGTAAAAGAATTCATAAATCCAGATTCAGAAAATCAAAAACAGGATTATCAGAATCAGATCTTGATATATTAAAAGTTTACGACTGTGGTAAGATAAAATTTGAAAAATTCACCTAAAACCGATAGAAAGACTTAATATATATGTGTATGATAAAGAAGTACGACACATTCATTAAAGAAAGTCAATCAAAAAAGATCAGCAAATACATTGATTTTTCCACATTCTTGAAATGGTATAACGAGAACCGGGCAAAGATAGCGAAAATTCTTGAAGTTGATCCTGATGAGTTAGCAACCGAAGATGAGATATTGAAACAATCCTCAGATCTCATACAGAAGATAATCAACCCGCAAAGTAGTGGAAACCGAGGAAGAGATACAGATTCAGGTACTATCGAAGGTTTCAAAGAATTCGAACCACTTACGAATCATATTGCACATGACATATTACATAATATCTATAATGTGACCAAAAAGAACTTTGAGAGCTATGACGAGCTTGACTTCGATGAGAGTGAGAATATAGAAGAGATCGAGGTTCTTGCAATAGAAGAATCTCTGATGAAATATTTCAAAATGGACTATGTGAAATCAGATTTTGTCCATCAGAACATCAACCGACTTGTAGGTTTCTTAATGCTGACCATCATAAGAAATGATCCAGAGAGATGTGTCAAGATACTGGATGGTGAAGTAGAACCATATGTTGAAGTATATGGAAAAAAATATCCTGTAAAAGGAACTCCATTTCAGAACCTTTATGATATATTATATCAGATCCCTATCGATCCTGTGAGAAGTAACGAGAAAATAAAAACCGGACAGGACTTCAAAAACTGGCTTGGCTATATGGTCTTATATGGAGAAGCCATTGACATGGAAGACAATGCCGATAGGGCAAATTTCCCATCGAGTGACTTTTTAGGATCAAAAGATTTTTATGATCTTACAAAAGAGGAGAAACGAGAACTGATCGAAAGTCATTATCATGCGTATGATACAGATGATTTTCCAGGAATGGATTTTGAGTATGATTTTGAGATCGATAACATGGTTGCAAGTGAATATCCTAAACTTCCAAAGAGTATAGATGATGTTTATCCATCAAAAGAAGAATTGAAAGATATTCCAACTGAGATAAAAAAACAACTTGAAAATGTAAGTGATAGATTCAAATCTCAAGAGGTTTATAAAGTTGATGCAAAAGAAGATGATTACAGCATATTTGACATGGATTCAAAATATCTTGTGATATTGCAACCCGAAAACTCATATTACGACACATTATATATCTCATACAATGACGAGTTCGAAGAACTTGATGAAAAGGACGGACTTTTCAATGGTGTCAAGGCAAGTAGATTGTTCTTAAGAGAAGACACTATCAGAGAGATTTTTTGGGAAGTTCAATGGGATTATCTGAAAGATGTCGAAGAAGAGATCAATTATAATGCACACACAGATGATATCGATAGAAATTTGAGTAATTTAAGTTATTCAGACAACGCTCTTGCTATCACAAGAAGGTATTTCAGATACAATGATGTTCTTGTCAACAACACGAAGATAAAACAAAAGGATGGTAACTTTACATACATCGAGGATTCACTCTTTGACAACTATATATCACTCAGTAAGAAACCACTGACCGATAATGCAAAAAGATTGGTAAGAATATTCGATGAGTTCCGAGGATGGGCAATCAGAAACTTTGATATGTTAAAGAAGACCAGTAAGCGAATGAAACAGATATTCAAAAAAGAAGATATGGAACTGTTACAGAATTTTGATAGTAACGTAAGACTCATAAAAGATGAAATTTACAACAATGATATTATCGACCGTCTTGAAAATGGTGGATCATCCGTTGAATTGAAACTTTACGATGTGATAAATACTTTCAGTGATGAAAATAAAACAGCAAGAGCTGTTGAAGTCTTCAAAAGATACGAACAACTTTTCAATAAATTCGACACGGATCAAATATTTGATTATATGAAAAGAATACCAAGATTGGATATTGAAATGATAAGAAAGGATGTGAATCGTTTCAATGATATGTTCGTTCAGAAATTCATAAAAGATTATGAAAAATACAAAAAACAATTCAGTCAAGTTGCAAATATCGACTTTGAACAATTCAAAGAAATGTTGAAAAAAGAATTCGATTCGAAAAATCAATGGGGATCATCACTTTCATCTTTCAATATACCAGAATCAAAAGCTGGTAAATTACTTGATATGATAGAAGAGTTTGTTGCAGATCATATGAAAGGAACAAAACTCGTTAGAACCAACATTAATAATATCAACACAAAAAACGATATCATAGATAGTATAAGTACATCTTCATCTTACGGTAGAGTATATTTTTACTCTGACATCACAAAATTCACATATCAATTTCCAAATATCTGATGAGATAAATTGATATATACATTAAAATGTGATATCAATTTAATGAGAATTCTCAACTACATACAATTTGAAAAATTCAATCTCACCGAGCAAGAGTCAAAACAAAGAAGTTTTCCCGGTGAAGAGCAAACAATTAAACTTCCAAGTGGTGAAGAATATACCGGGATTGTCGATAAGATCGATATTGACCAAGTGATACCTGTTCAAGAAGATGAAGATGTTTGGAACGAAACATCGAAAGGATATGCAAAAGGACTTTTTGTTGAATTTGATAAGGATATTGAGAACTATTATGATGAAGGTGATATCAAAAGTGAGGACAATCTGCCACCGATTGTAATAGATCAGAATATGAAAATAATCGATGGTCACCACAGATGGGCTGCACTGAAAATGGCCGGATTCAAAAAGATAAATGTGATCAAGAAATGATAATCAAAAAATTCAGTATATTTGTAGAATCACTAAAAGACAAAGATATGTGGGAAATAATACCCGATTCAGTAAAAGAATTACATAATCTATTCAAGGCAAATGGTAAGCGACTCTTTCTTGTCGGTGGATCAGTCAGAGACTTTCTAACTGGCGATAAGCCAAAGGATTTTGATCTTTCAACAGATGCTCTTCCAGACGAGATACTTGAGATACTTGATAACAGATACAGAACAAACCTTCAAGGAAAAGCATTCGGTGTAGTTGTTGTATTCACTGAAGATCAACCAGAGGGAATGGAAATTGCTACCTTCAGAGAAGACGTTTCGGTGGGTAGGAACCCAGAAGTTAAACTCGGTGTTACCATTGAAGAAGATGTTCTAAGGAGAGATCTCACATACAATGCACTCTTCTATGATCTTGATAAAAGAGAAATTGTTGATCTTGTTGGTGGGGTAAAGGACCTTGAAAATAAAGTTACAAGAATGGTAGGTGATCCAATTGAAAGATTCAATGAGGATTCGCTTAGAATATTGAGAGCATTCAGATTTGCTGCCAGATATGCAACACCAATTGAGGAAACAACTGCAAAAGCAATCAAAGAAAGACCTCAACTTGAAAATATTGATCCAGAGACCGGTAAGATGAAAAGAATCTCACAGGAAAGAATTTGGGAAGAATTTGAAAAAGCGTTCAAACAATGTAAGAACTTCAAAAATTACTTGGAGTTCTTCAATCAGTTCGATATGTGGAAAGAAGCATTTCCAAAATCAAATATCAATCAAAAGATGGTTGAGTCAAATTCGATGATAATCCATATTGCAAACATATTCAAGTATGAGGATATGAAAACCTTCGAAAGAAAAATGGTTCAGATGTGGAAATTTCCAGCCGATTTGACCAAAAAGGCAAAGTTCCTTATTTCACTATTGAATTTCAGTTCAGATCAAGTAACGGAATTTTACAAAGAAAAAGTAAGATGTCACATTGAAGATGACATCATTCATGAATGGATCGATATGAACAATATCAATACCAACGAACTGATCAAATTTCTCGAATTCAAACCATCGGTCGATTCTAAAGAATTGATGGAACAAGGATTCAAAGGAAAGCAACTTGGCGATGAGATTAAGAGATTGGAAGTTGAAAAATTCAAAGAAATGATATGATCGATAAATTTCAAGAACACCAGATAAAAAAACTCATCGACTCAATACCTGATTCAGATGATCCAAGCAAAACACAACTCATGGTCCCGATCGGGGATCAAGTTATATTCATCGAAAGTTGGTGTGACAGGTGTTTCACCAACCTGTTCGATGAACTCGATATTGATGACCGTGATGAGAAAGTGGATTGGGCAAGAAATCAAACAGAATCTATAGTGAAGCGACAAAAACTTTTACCACAGAATAAAAGAAAATTGCAAGGTAAACAATTGGTTGATTATTATTTTGTTGAATTTCCTGACAATGAGGTGAATTTTGGGGCATCAATTGGTATTTTTCAGTAGATATATAGAACTATGATACATTACATAACATACATAAAAGATGTGATCGGGAACAATTACTTGGGAATCAAGGTAGATGATCAAGTTGTGAAGCCTTTTTTAGAGAAAATGAAAACAGATCTTGGTGACAAGTTTGATGAATTCACATCGAATCAACAAAAACGAGACAGTGGATCTTACCACATGACGGTCATAAATGTCATGGATTTCAATAAACTTGCAAAATCAATAGGACATGATAAATTTTTAAAACAGGTTTCCCAGCTTTTCACACAACAGATAGATGATATCAAAATGATGGGACTTGGTAAAGCATCGAGAAACGAGAATACGGCATATTTTGTTGTTTGCAATTCAAAGAAATTGGATGAGATAAGGAAAATGTATGGCCTTAAAGAACACGATTTTCACATTACTTTAGGATTCAAACATAAAGATGTGTTCGGTGTAAGAAAAAACAAAGTTTTTGAACCAAATAAAGAATTCATTGATAGAATAAAAAGTAAATTCCTCGAAAAGGAAAATTTCAATTTTGTGAGAAATATTGGCAACTTCGATGAGAATCCTGAACTTGAAATAATACCATTATCGATATCTGACGATTATCTCAAGGTCAAGGTCGGTGATAATATACTCAATATTGGTCTTATAGATACCAAAGATGGTGAAAAATTGTGGATCTTAAATAGATATATAGATGATAAAGATGAGAAAAGAGTTCCAATGACGACCATCATAGAATTCTTGAAAGAAAAATAAAACATCGGTATATGAAATTGCACAGATATTATTCATTTGATGAATGCCTTGATGAAGAGAAAGTGACCGAATATTTGGACGAATTGTACGAAGAAGGCAAGATCGAGTGGGAAATAATAGATAGATGGACATTCAAAATAGATGATCAGGACCTTTCTGAGTATGATGAAAGATTACTTATTGACTTTTTCGAAGAAAATAATGTGATACCATCATCTGGATTCGAAGAAGATGATATTTGGCATTAATGGAATTATCCTTATATTTGTCACAAATAAAAAAACATGGCATCAGAAAGAGATCTAAGAAGATTGGAAGACAGCATCAGAAAAAAGATGCACCGGATCAAAATGAAAACCCTTACACCAAAGGAATCCAAGATAGGTGTTGAGTTGAACCTCTTAAAGGCATTTGATGAGATACTACACAAAAGATTAATGACAGAATATAAACAGATATTAAACTCTATCAAGTAATGATATTCATATCAAGCCCATATACACATCCTGTAAAGGAGATCGAAGAATTAAGATTTCAAGAGGTCGCGAAATTCTGTGCAAAAATGGTCAGTCAAGGACATAACGCATTTTCACCGATCGTTTATGGACATACACTACTCAATTTTCATGAAATGCCAGGTGATTGGAAATTCTGGCAAGATTTCTGTCAGCATTTTTTAAAACTATCCGATAAGATGATCGTTTTGAAAATGACAGGATGTGAAAACTCAACTGGTGTTAGTGCAGAGATAAAATTTGCAACCGACAATAACATTCCGATACAATATATGGAGATGAAAAGCACATATGTCTTGAAAGTCCTTGAAAGATTGCATCACTGGAGATCAGATGATACAAAGTTCGATTCGATAGATTATCAAGATATTCTCACTAACATGGATTATGTGAACCATTGTGAGAAAAATGAACTCAGTCCTTATAAATGTCTTGTCTTTTTCAACGATCATATCAATGGGGATTATATTATTAAAGAAAATTAAATTTGATCATGGGATATTCATATCAATTCACTTACGATGATGTCATGTTTTTCTTACGATAGCAGTATTACACCTGATCAACTTTTGGATATTATCGATAATGAGGTAAAAAGGTTAAGAGAATTATGGAAAAAGAACAAAAACAACTATATTAAAAACTAAACAATTATTAACAATTAAAAACAAAAAAATGAATCTATTTGCACAGGCACAAAATCAAGCGTCAAAAAAGAAAACAGCATCAAAGAAAGAAAAGCTGCGATTGAAAGTTGATGATCCTGAATTCTTCAACATGATCGAACAACTTCAAGAACTCAATGAAAGAATGAAGACCGATAAATCAAAGGCTGATCTTATTTCAAGTGAGGTCAAAGAGATCTCAAAGGAAAAATGGGCCGAATATTACCAAGAAACAGGCAAGAACCCAGGATCAGTTATGATCGAATCAAAAGAACTTGGTGATACTGCACAAGTGATGTTTGTACCTCAGGATAAATATATCACGATCGATAATGAACGAGCAAAAGAACTGATCGAAGAATTCGGTGAAGATGTAGTTGAAACAGATACACAATTTTCCTTCGATAATACCATGATCCAAAAGTATGGTGAGGTTCTGAGCAGATTGATATCTGAATGTGAGGATATCGAAGATGATGACAAAGGACGGATCATCAAAGCAGTAGTGAAACATTCAGTTGCAAAAGGTACGATCAACAACTTTTCAGAACTTGGTGATGTTCAAGAGGTCATGGAGTCGATCAGGCCGGTGGTCATGTTGAAAACACCTGAGGTTATTCGAGGATAAAAAAGTTTAGAATCCCCATTGTGGGATTCTAAATATTCCATATATTTGTAACCGTTAAACAATAAATAAAAAACAAATGAAAAAATTATTTGTATTTCTATCATTATCACTTTTTACCCTAAGTTCTTGTACAGATGCCACAAAATCACAATTCGGTGGACTCGGTGATAAACACAAAGTTGAACTGTGGTCAGGTGGGAAGTGTGTAGGAGAATGGGTATCAACCGGTAAAGTTCAATCATCTTCATCTTCGGATGGATATTACTTCAGAGATCAAGAGTGTGATTGTAATGTTGAAGTTAGTGGTGATGTTGTTATTACAAGAATAAAATAATTTTCAAAAATATCATTGCCAATTAAAATTAATCACTTATATTTGTAACCGTAAATTAAATAATCAAAAAACAAAAAAACATGATTCCAGAAAAATTTCAAGAAAAAATGAAGTCACTTACTCAAACAGAAGAGTACTACTTTCGTATGATGTGGCCAAAGTATGGTGTCCTTTTCATCAAGGCAAAACCAGGTGTGGCCAAGTCAGCAATCGGCCGATCAATCGCTGACAAGATGGGTTTCCGATACATGGATATTCGTCTATCGATGGTCGATGAAACCGATGTGGGTCTTTTCCCAAGTGTAAATGATGTTGATGGTATAAAGGTACTCGACCATGTTGTTCCAAGATGGGCTGTTGAGGCAAATAGACAACCAACTATCATTCACTTTGAAGAGTTGAACCGAGCATCTCAACAAGTGAGAAATGCAGCTCTTCAGATCCTACTTGAACGAGAGATAGGTATCAACTTCAAGTTCAATAAGAATGTTCTTATGATGGCATCAGGTAACCTTGGTGACGAGGACGGCACAGATGTTGAAGAGTTCGATTCGGCCTTGAACAACCGATTGATACACTTCAAACACACACTATCTCCGAACGATTGGTTCAAGAACTTCGCAGATAAGAATGTTCACCCAACAATTGTTGGATACTTGAAATCTCACCCTGAGAAGATGTATGTGAACCCTGAGCAAGATGGGGCAACTTACGCCACACCTCGTTCTTGGACAATGTTGAGTGAGTTTATCGTTGAGAACTTTGGAATGGATTCAACCGCAAGAGATTTCCTCGGATTGGTAAAAGAAGTTTCACCATCATACATCGGAACAGCAGCAAGAAAATATGTTCAGTATTGTGAGGACATGATGAGCATTTCGATCCAAGATGTTCTTGACAGATACCCTCAGATCAAGAAGGATCTTGAAAGATACAATCGAGATAAGAAGTCCGAACTTCTTCAATCATTGAGAGATGGTGTCAACCTTATGAAGTTGAATAAGAAGCAACTCACCAACCTTCAAAACTTCTTGAAGACGATCGATGATGATGAACTTACAGGATACCTCTTACACTTGATTGATAACAATCACGATGTAACTGAGAAAAGATTGAAAGAATTCCTTCTAGCCTTCAAAGATCTCTTGATGAAGATCGATGATATCAACAACCGTTGATGGATCATGTTTGTTTGATGAAAGGGAGAACTTGGTTCTCCCTTTTTTTTTCAACCAATAACTGAATATTGGATATAACCATAATGAAAATACAGATAACCATCATTACGGACTTTGGTACATTCAAAAGTGAAACAATGAATGTTACAAAGGAAGAATATGAGAATGTTTGCGAATTCTCTAAAAATTATTACCAAAGTGGATTTGAAATGATATGTGATGATGGTGGTTTTCTTATCATACCACCGGATATTGTTAGATCCACAATATTGAAAATAAATATTTTATGAACTATAAAGACAAATACAAAAAATTCGGAGGTGATTGGATACCAGATATAGTTGAATATCTGAAATATAAATTGCAAGAAAATCCGAATCTCACGATATCAGTAGGTTGTGACTCTATCCAAAAAAGAAGAAAAACAATTTACGCCAACACAATTATGATGTATGATACTGACATGAGACGAGGTGCCCATGTTGTTTTTTTCAGAGAACATTTACCTAAGATAAGAAACAATGAGCAGCGACTTTACAAGGAGTATGAATATGCTTACAACATAGCTGAATTTTTGAACAATGAAATGAAATCTTTCTATGAAAGACAAGATATAACAGAATTTCAAAGAAAAGCATATAAATATCATATCATGCATTGTAATGGTAAACTTATCGGTTTGAACATACAGGAAGTTGATAGATATATCAATAACATATCACTCACTGACTATGAAAGAACATGTCAGTATAAACTTGTGGACATTCACCTTGATTTCAATCCGTTCCCGTCAACAAAAAATGGAAGGCAAACAACAAACAATAAGTCATTCACATCATATAATGCATATGTTCCAGGATTAAGAGGAATGGGATATCGGGTATTTGCAAAAAATCAATCATACGCAGCTACATCAGCAGCGGACCTTTTATTACAATAAGAAAAAACAATTAAAATGAAAAGACAAGTAAAAATATTAGGATTATCTTACTCACAATCTCAGATAGGATCATATGTGTGTGTACTAAGTGAACAGCGAGGCACAAGAAAGTTACCAATAATCGTAAAACCACATGATGCACAAGTGATCGCACTCAGTGTAGAAGGTATGAGATCACCCAGACCATTGACACATGAACTATTGAAGGAAACCTGTGATGCATTTCAAATGGATTGCCAAGAAGTTGAGATATATAAAGTATTAGAGGGGATATTCTATGCAAGAATAACTATCAGTAACGGATTTGATTCTGTCAGCATTGAATCAACTGCCGGTGATGCAATTGCACTTTCAGAGATATTCGAATGTCCACTCTTTGTTCAAGAGGAAGTGATAAACATGTGCGGAGTTGATATGGATGATGAAGGAAATATCTCAGAAGAATCAAGTCAGGGAAATGTTATGAAGGTTGAAGATCTTGAAAAACTGATGGAACAGGCAATTGCCAATGAAGATTATGAAATGGCTGCCGAGCTCAGAGATAAGATCAATGAGATAAAAGAGTAATGGACCACAACATCTCGCGAAATTAAAAAATTTCAGTATATTTGTCATATGGAAAAAGAAACTGAATTCATACTGTTCGGATCAGAGAACTCATCTGACTATGATGTATTGGTAATGGTCGATGATATACCAAGGAACATCGATGAATCACATAACATATGTAAACATTGGAATGAAAAACTTTCAAAAATACTGAAAGATAAGCCACTGAATTGCAATATCGGTGTTATCAACGATGGTGTATTGGTCGATTGCTTCAAAGGAACTTGTGACGAACTTAATAATGTTCTGTATTACACATATAAGAACCACACACAGTATTTTGAACAGCCTATAAAATCACCTATCGAAAGAAACATCAACGAAAAGGCAATTCGAATTGCAAGATTCATCATTTCATTCTATTCAAGAACACATCTAAGAAGTGAAATAAAGAACGCTCTGAGAGGAAAACTTTCTGAAAGATTGAGCGTTCTTAAGAAAATCGACTTCACTAAAATGACCGAATTCCCAAATAAAAAGGAAAGAAAACAAGACATATACAAAGTGATTGCTTTTCAAATGGGGCAAATATTCTCATTAATAGATGGAAATGAATCAGAATCATATACAAAAAATGAAATTGTAAAAAATTACCCACAATTTAGTAAGTTTCTAAACCGACAAACTATAACCGTAAATGATCTTGAAATATTGAATCAAGAACTTCTTAGATTCATTTCATGGTGTGAGATCAATGTTGATCCGAATTCAAAAGAATCATTATGAGAATAGGGGATGTGATAGTTGCTTGGAAATTCAGAAGAGGAAAAAAATGTATTACCATCGGACACATCAAAAATATCAGAAAAAGTTCCAGTGGTGAAATCTTCTATAATGTAACTGAATCTCAAAAACATATGGACCAATTCAATCTCGAAAAAACAGGTGATGAAAATCACAATATATTCGAGTGGGAAGATCACTACACAATACCTGACTGGTTAAAAAAGATAAGATCCGAAAAATTGAGGAAACTACTTCAATAACTTTGATGCTTTATATTTCTTCCATTTTTCAATGTCGGCTTCCATGAGTTTTCTGATCCTTTTACTAACGGTGAATGTATTTTCTTCACAGAATTTTTTATACTCATCTAAAAGTTTTTCAGGAATTCTGACATTCAATAATTTATTTTTCATATTTTTCAACATTTATTTACATGTATATATATGTAATGCATGTCTCCCAATGAAAAAAATACTATATTATCTGTAAAATATTGGATTCATCAGTTACAAACTCATCACCGATGATCCATATTTTCTTGTTTGATGGATTTTTCAGAATTATAAAGTTCTCACCTTTACATAGAACCAGATAATTTGTGATCAGTGATAAGGATCCTTGTGACTTTATATAAATTTCCGAACCTTTTCTTTCATAACTTATAAATGGCTTTACCTGAACTGTGAATTCTTTACCATTGTGTGTGAATTTAAAGTCTATGCCATCAACATCCTCTACTAAGATGGGATTTTTGATATCAACAATAATATTCTTACTTTCTGCAAATTCTTTGAATATCTCCTTCGCTCTCTTTTCAGAAACATTTCCCTTTCTTGTAGTGTTTATCAATATCGGTAAAGTATATCTTTTGAAAAAATCACTATCATAGTGATACACTTCTTTCATATTATTGAACATGAACCGATAGAAAGAATCTGAATCTTTCAAGTTGAATTCTTTAATTGCTCGTTTGAATACTGTGTAATTGTTTATCATTTTACCGATATACTCAGTATTCAGTATCATACCATTTACATCAATGTCAATATTTTCACCTCTGTGTACGAATCCAAATGGACCATACACACTTTTGATATATCTTTCGATCGATCTGTTCAATCTGGAAATCGATGACTTATCAGTTTCAACACCATCCAGATATACAGATTGATTCTCTTTGATGAACTCTTTGAATTGTAACATATCTTATATATTGATAATTGAAAACTAAATTTCATTTAATATGTATAATGAGTATGAAAACATTAGTGATCAGTTTATTCGGAGGGCCCGGAACAGGAAAAAGTACACTTTGTGCAAATATATTTGCCAAACTAAAAATGGAACATGTCGATGTTGAAATGGCACCAGAATATGTTAAAGAAGTAGTTTGGGAAGAATCATTCAAAAAGATCGAAAATCAACTTTATATTTTTGGAAAACAACATAATCGATTATACAGACTTATGAACAAAGTCGAAGTGATAATAACAGATTCACCTCTTTTGAACTCAATCGTCTATTATACTGGTGATAATCCACATTTTAAAGAACTAGTTCTAACAGAATATGAAAAAATGAACAACCTTTCATATTACCTTGAAAGAAGTTTTGATTATGTTGAAAATGGTAGAATGCAAACTTTGGAACATGCCAAAGAAATAGATGAGACATATAGAAAACTTTTAGATGAAAATAATATTCAATATCAACTGATAAAAAGTCCTTATGATGTTGATGGTATAGTTGATCAAGTAAAGAAAATATTGAATGAACAATAGAATTTACACATCAGAGGTTTTCGCCAAAGAGATGAACAGACTTTTGAGAAATAATAGAAGATTCTGTCCTGAATGTTTCAGTGATGAAACACATCTTGATTTTCATTGGATAGAATCACTTCATGTATGCAAAGATTGTGGATATACTGATAAAAAATTCTTAGATTTAGAATCAATGAGAAAAATGAAAATAAAAGAAATATTAAAATAATGGAATCATATAAAGCGCCTGAAAAATATCCTAACGATAATAAATTCACCATCTTTTTAGGTGGAACAATCGAGATGGGAAATTCAATCGATTGGCAGAAAACTCTAACTGAATCACTGAAAGAATTTGATGTAAGAATTTTAAATCCAAGAAGAGAAGATTTCGATAAGTCAGCCGAGCAATCCATAAAAAATCCATATTTCAAAGAACAGGTAAATTGGGAGTTGGATGGATTGGATCGAGCAGACCTGATAGTTATGAATTTATTAAAAGATTCTTTGTCACCAATATCAATGATGGAAATCGGACTTTACGCCAAACATAAGAAAATGTTCATATGTTGTCCAGATGGTTTCTGGAGAAAAGGTAATATTGAAGTTATAGCTGATAGATTCTCTAAGAATATAATGATTTTCAATGACTATGATAATATGTTAAAAACATTGACCGAGATATGTACAAATGCAAAGTGAAGATACCGTTCAGAACCAAGTTTCAAAATAGAGATCAATTTCTTTTTGAACTGAATGAAGAATGTTATTTCACATTCGATGACTGGTACTTTGTAAGAAAACAAACACAGTTAAATTTGCCGGATTGGTTCCAAGGAGTGCCTTTCACTCAAGAAGAGTTCAAAAAGTATTTCATAACTGATCGACAAGAGAAATTAAAGAATATCCTTAATGAAAACTGACTTTCAAAAGATAAAACACAATTATATCAAAAGAGTTGTGATATATGCAATTTTCCTTTACCGATCACAATCACGAACTGATATTTACAAGACAATCGTGATTGACTTTGTTAAGAAACGAACAGGACTGAGTGAAATAGAGATAGAAGTTGGACCGAACATGGCAAAAAAAGACCACAGAAAATCAATATTACAATCGATATTTGTATCTGATGATACTGAAATAAAACACATGTCAATGGTCATAGTAAAGTTCAGAACCGGATATAAATTCGAAGAGATGCAGATCGATCTTAATAATTCAGAAAAGTATGAGATATTCTTAGATCAATGAATCGGAACATACCTATCCACACGCCTTTTTAAAAGCTTACCTGAATCCATCTTATAATATTTGTATGAATCTATTTTATTCAGAACAACATAATATGAAAGAGGATCAAATTCAGATTCATATTCTTTCATCTTTGAGAATTGTTCCCTGTAATTTTTTTCCAAGTAATCAACATCAACAAAATGACCTCCTTTGGTTTTTCTTTCTAGATTATGCTTCTTTGCTGTATCTAAACTCACTATTATATGTATGAATAGTATATCATAACCCAATTCTTTCGAATGATCAATGATAGATCGAAGATTTCCATCACTTGATCCAGTTGTGTCATATATGAAATTCTGACCACTCAACATGAACCTTTTCAATCTATCAATGTTCAATCTTGACGCACCTCGCTTTCTAACATTGGGATCCTTAGTGAACATCAAAGAAACATCATCTGATGAAAACGATTTGAAATTTGACATTTTCCGCATCATCTCATCTCTTATGAAAGTTGATTTTCCAGAACCAGGGGCTCCAAGTAAGATCACACCGAGTTTGGAACTCATATCAAGTTCAGGTATCGGATCATTCTTTGAAAGTTCCTCATTGATATGTTGGTAAAACCTTAAAATTCTCATCCATCATGTCTTATATTTATATCAACATTATCATAACTTGCATTCGATATCCAAACATCATATTGTGTCAGGTACGAATATTCATTTGAAAATGTTGACGCATCTCTTATCTTTGTGTGATCTGTTGTGAACATGTTCTCTACATAAAAACCTTGATATGGCAATTCACCGAACAAAGTAGGATGAGCAAAAACGAAATAAGATCCTGTTGCAAATACCATATCCTGATCGAATGTGAAACCAGTTGTCAGGTCTGAATATGAAAGTCCTTTTATTCTTGTATCGGTAAGATATGATTCTACTGTCGAAACAGATATTGGATCAGATGCAGTGAAACCACCTATCGGTGTAAGGTCAATTGGTCCATAGTATATCTTGTGATTGTAATCGATTGAAGTGGTTGAACTGAATGAAAGTGAATCAGCTGTTACAACACTCATTGTGAATGTATTGCTATCGATCAAAACAGGCGTTGTCGAATATGTGGGTACGATCGCCCCAAAAACACTAGTTTCAGGATCAGATCCACTTGGTATATTTGTTGACAGTAGACCAGATGGACCAAACAACTGTATTGAAAACAATGGAACCGATCCTGGTGTTATACTATATGATGATGTCAGTAAAGGTGCAACCTGTCCGAACTGATATAATTGAGAACTCAATTGAAATTGATCGATCGTAGGAGCAACATATGGCAATAACATCTGGTCGAAAAGGTCCTTTAAACTTGCCTGAGAAAAGGTTGATCCTTTTATAATACCACCAACAGTAACGGTTGAAGGTGTACCAAGGTCATATAAAGATTGTGTGGCTGATTGAGAAGCTGTTAAAAGTATCTGATTGTATAATGTCCATATGGAATCACGAACATCCTTTGCATTTATCAGATTGGATGTGTTATCCTGCAACCTCTGTAACAATTGAGTTATATCGGTCTCATACTGAGAGTACCAAGCTGATGATGTTCCTATTGATGGTGTTCCTAAAGACATTTTAAATATTAGATTTTATCTATATATTATTTTTCAAAACATCACTTGTGGTGTCACAAAAATTTACTATATTTGTGACAAATAAACGATATGATAATCAAAACCTACAACAAACAAGAACTACTCGAAAAAATTGACAGCATCTCTATCATCAGAGAAGGCAATACCATCATCACAAAGATCGGTGACCGTGTGACCAAGACCGCTACAGTATCAGACAGATACGAGGTATTTGACATCAAAAATTACATCAAATCAAGAATTGATATGATCGAGCAGAATTTCACGATCGATAAATATCGATTGAAATTGACCGGTGGAATTCAAGAGCTTACCCTTTACTCAGATGTAATTGAATTGAACGGTCACGAGTTTCAAAAAACATTTCACATCATCAACTCAACTGACAAAACACGAAGACTACAGTTCAACACAGGTCTTTATTCGAGAAAAGGTAATTTCTATACCGTTTTCAGTAAAAAGAATGTAAGTCTTTCAAAAAAACACCTCAGAGGTGTCACAGAGGCCGCAGACATGGTAAGTGACAACATAAATGATGAGAACTTCACAGACCAGATCGAGGCAATGAAAAAACTAATTGACCACACTATCAGATTCTCAAAATTGAGAGAAGTTATCGTTGGTGATGGTGAATCCTTAGCGGCTCACAAGAATTTTGACAAATTGAAGTATGATATCAAATTCACACAACGAGGTAAATTGGATCAAAAAGCTTACTCACTACTCTCTAAAAAAAGTGAGAACATAAAAACAGTAGAACCTAACGAGGACATTGTTTTAGATGCATTTGCAGTATTTCAAACATATATGAGAATATTTGCAAAAATGGACTCAAGTGTTATTAAAAGAGAAACTGAAAAAGTGTTGAAGATAACACAATGGGCCGTGAGAAGAGAAAAACTAAAATCGATTCTTTACTAAAATCAAAAAGGTCCTCAATCAAGAGGACCTTTTTCTTTTATGATGTTTTTCAATTCATATGAATCATTTATCTCGATCCCATCAATATCAAAGGCCACCAACTCACCATTCTTTCTTTGACCGAACTGAGCCGAATGTATATCACGCCATTCAAACTTTTTTGACAGACTTCTCATAAGAACAACGAGATCTGCAAAAATATGACTTACATACTTGAATTTATAAGGATCCAGGTCTCCTTGAAGTGAATCATATATCCATTGTATCACATCATGTGAATTACATTCATCATAAAGATATCCGAATTTAGTAATATCATTATAATCTTCATGCTCTTCGATATAATATCCTATTGTGATATCTATCATGTCCATGGCATCAACGAACTTGAAAGAGCGATAAACCCGCTCCATGATGGTATAATATAAAGTATCACTATGGTATGTGTTCCAACCCAATTCAAAGAAATAACCACTTGGTGTTCTTTGAATGAATTTTTTTGGAACTTTTATACTTCCGTTCTGATAGATTCTCACAATGTGTGGAATTGTCTTATTTTCCAATTCAATATACTCTTTTTTTAAAACATCAGAAAATCTTATTGCCCTCATATCACCGAACTCATATACGACAGAAAAAAGTCCGTCACCGATTCTTTTTCCGATGTTTCGACCTAATTTCATGGATATCCACTCAATTATACCATGCTCATTGTTCTCGTTAAATGTCTCAATATATTTCATCAACCAATTAATATTTTATTTCAAAACAGATTCTCAATTCATCGATAGATGCTCCTATGGTGACATCAAGACAATTTGAGAAACTTTCGAGAATCGGCTTTACCTCATCGATGAAAATTATCATCATTTCCTTGAATTGGTCGTGTATGCGAATTGCATTCTCTGACTCTCTTTGTATCTTTCTCAACATATTTATATGATTGTCAACATTATCCATCAGATCATCTGGCACTGGTTCTGGTGCTTCTGAATCCATGTAATCCAAATAATCAAATGAAAATACACCATCCTCGAATATCATATCAGCTTCTATTTTTGGAAAAGCAATATGAAAATCATAGAATGGGTCTTCTTCACCTGAATAATCATCAAATCTTATTTCTGACGGAAATTCATCAAGCAATCTTTCCATTATTTCTTTGAATGTCTCAAAATCAAGATCAGATTTCGATTCGTTGAATTTCTTTAAATGTTTCATATCAATTTATAATTTTTAAGATTTATTTCCTCTTTTGGTATAGGTTCTTGTCCAAGTTCGTTCCAAACATCCAATAATTTCATATAATAAACTTCTGGAACATCACTGTCATAATTGATCGCTTCGAATTCGTTGATCCATTCAATTGCATCGATGGTGTCAAAGAGTTCATATATTTCTTCAAGTTTGGTGTTTTCGCATGAAAAGTTTTTGGTCTCATCATAGTGTAGAGGAAATCCTTCAAGTGAAATAAGGCTTGTGTTATCATGACAATAAAAATCACCACCCACACTTTTTGGACCACCTTCTAAAGAAGTTAATTTATTATCATGACAATTAAAATGACCACCAACACTTTTTGGACCACCTTCTAAAGAAGTTAATTTATTAGCATGACAATAAAAATCACCACCCACACTTGGACTTCCTTCTAAAGAAGTTAATTGATTATTATTATCACAATAAAAATCACCACCCACACTTTTTGGACCACCTTCTAAAGAAGTTAATTTATTATCATCACACCAAAAATTACCAGCAACCCTTTTTGGACTTCCTTCTAAAGAAGTTAATTGATTCCTAGAACAATCAAAATAACCAACACTTTTTGGACTTCCTTCTAAAGAAGTTAATTGATTCCTAGAACAATCAAAATAACCACCAACACTTTTTGGACTTCCTTCTAAAGAAGTTAATTGATTCCTAGAACAATCAAAATAACCAACACTTTTTGGACTTCCTTCTAAAGAAGTTAATTTATTATCATGACACCAAAAACCACCACTTACATTTCTGAATTTTAATGGAAGTTTAGTTAATTTTTTAGATGATAAATCAACATTTCCATCAACATCAATTGATCCATCCCCATTGATAGTATAGTTTTTGATGCCAAATTCTTTACATATGGAATCTATATTCTGTTTAGACTCATTGAATTGTCTGTATTTTAAGAGTTTCATACATCTATATATTAAACCAATGAGTTGATTTTCAATAAAATAAATGTGACAAAAGATGAAATCATAAATAAACTGACCTGTTTCGATGATCCCGAATTCACATTCGATCCCGATCAGCACAAATACCATTATAAGGGAAAACATTACATCTCAGCAACTCAATTCTTACAGAACTTTCACAAAAAATTCGACACAGAATACTGGTCAAAAAAGAAGGCCGATGATAGAGGTATCTCGCAAGAGGAAATACTAAAGGAATGGCAAGATAAGAATGACTACGCAAATATCGTGGGAACAGCAACACACGAATGGATCGAAGATTATTTCAATGAAAAATACAATCCATTGCCCACCAATATTGATATCATAGACAGAATAAACAAATTCAATAAGATATACGCAACACACCTTCATAAATTGGAACCGATAGTAATGGAAAAAAGAGTTTTCTCAAAGAAATATCCGATTGCTGGAACAATAGATTCACTATTTCTATACAAGGGAAAAATAGTGATAGTCGATTATAAGACAAATAAAAAATTCACCACCGATGAAACACAAAGATATGATAAATTGTTGACACCATTTCAAGATCATTATCAGAACCATCACAATGAATATTCAATTCAGATATCACTTTATGCAACCATATTAAGAGAATGGGGATTTCCAGTAGCTGGTGGATACTTACTTTATATCGGTCCTGAGTCTGATGCAAAATTCTATCGATGTCTCAACTTTGTTCCTACATTGGAAGAATATCTACCTAAACATTCATTTTAAAATTCAATATAACTTGAAAAAATAATATTAAAATGGAATTCAGAATAGCAGACACCGAAAAACTACTAAAAAACTACGAACCTTACCACAGATCAATTGAAAAGGTGAACAATGAAAAAGATCGATTTGCAAAAAAAATCGAATCCATAAGAGATGAAATGGAGCAGATCGTACAAGCATCTCAGAAACTCATACTTGACGACAAGACACAACAGGAAAAGGCAGAAAGATTCAGAGAACTTCAAGCAGAAGCAGTCGAAATCGAAGGAACATTCCGACAGGAAATAACACAATTGCAAAATTCAGAACTTGAAAACAATTTCAATCAAGTATCAGATATCATCAAAGAATGGGCAGATAAGAATGGTGTGAAATATGTTCTTAATAAGATTCAATTTGCTTATGCATCAGATGAAGCAGATTGTACTGATGAGGTAATTGAACTATTGAAAGAGAAAAATCTATTCGAAGAGTATGTCGAGAATGATATGGTCTTTGAAATTCAAAATTAATTCATTATATTTGTAATATGAAAAAACAAATAGTATATGTCGATATGGATGGCGTTCTTTGTGACTATGAAAAGGCCTCTGACCGAGACAAGAAACTTTTTCCACTACAACCTTTTCCACAATCAAGAGTGGGATTCTTCTTGGAACTTGAGCCAATGAAAGACGCAATCGAATCATTCAAAAAACTCGAAGAAAAGTATGATGTTTGGATTCTAACAAGACCATCTGTTCAGAATGTTGCTTGTTACACAGAAAAAGCAATGTGGGTCAGAAATCACCTTGGATTGGAAACACAAAGAAAAACCATAATGGCTTGTGACAAATCATTACTTAAAGGAGAATTCCTCATTGATGATGTTACTGAACATGGTCAAAGTGAATTCGAAGGAGAACACATTCATTTCGGACAAGAAAAATTTCCAAATTGGAAATCAGTTGTTGAATACTTAATGGGTAAATGAAAAAATGAAAAGACAAGGCAAGAATTTCTATTGGGATATTAGAACATTGGCATTTGAAAGAGCCAAAGAAATGGCTATATACCAAGATGTTATAGTAGTTCATAAAAACGTTGGAACACATGAACCGCGAGTGTTATTCCTGACGGAATATCATGATATCAGTAATTTCAGAAAAATTAAAAACATCGATTTTTACGAACTCATACCTACCGAGGTGGAAGATGAAGATTTTTACATCGGAAATTGCCCTGAGCCCTTTTATGAACCAGAGACTCAAGTTTATCTTTTTGAGTCAGAAAATTAAATAAAATGAGTAAGTGGATAGAAAAATGTGAGTGTGGTGACCCAAATTGTAAAAGAAAAATCCAATACACGGATTCACTTCTTGGTGTTCGTATAAAAGTCTTGAATCACTTTTCATGCAAGAAAGTTCAAGATACCATCAAGAAAGGACAGTTAATAATGAGCAAATACATTAAAAAATGACATACAACGGGGAAGCATTGAAAAACTTCATTGAAAAAAATGAAGAAATGGTCAAAATGGTGAAGCACATAATTGATGTCAATATGACCAAGACACACGAGGGCATTGATAGAATATGGATTTCTGCAATTATCAAGAACCAATTCAATATTGAAAAACTCGCAGGATTCGAATATGATATCAATGCCATAACAAAAGCAAACAGAAGTTTTTTGATAAAAAACATTGTGAGTGAAAGTTCTTTGGAAATCGAAATCTACACCGATGAAGAAATAAAAAAAATCGAACAGCTCAGATTCGAAAGAGAATATGAGAAAAATCTCAGAACTGAAAAACAAGCAAAACTTGACAAGGAAAATAGTTTTGAGATCAATCAAAAGGTGTTTTTCAATGATATGCCAGGAATCATCACATTTGTTGGTGATATAAATAAAAATGGTATCAGAAAATATACCGTTAAATTACAAGACGGTCAGGAACATCGATTTGTTGCAGGAGAATACCTCAAAGAAAGAAAACAAAGAGAACGGATCAATCCACCAACAGACACACACAACCTTGAAATATTCAATCAGAATATTAAAAGGTTCGAGAAAATGGACACAAAAAGAATAATCAAGATAAAAAACAAGATGAGATTGAACTATGATGATTATATGAACAATCACAGTGCTGAAAAATTAGCAGCACTTTATGTTCTTCAAGAAAGAGGACATCACCAAAGAAAAAAAATAAATGTCAATTATGATAAAAACAAATGATTATATTTGTAATATATAAAAGAGATGAATAAAAAATAAAGAAATCAATTCCTTCCAAAAAAAATTAAGAACGATTTTATGAAAAAAGAAAAAACCGAAAGTGATTCACAAATGGAGAATTTAGCAATACAGTTGGATTCTGAAATCACAAAAATGGAAGAAAATTATACTAAAATCCTAAAAATCAAAAATCAATTGAATGATATACAAACACAATCTGATGATGAGGATGTTTATCGAAAATATCTTATTGAAAATTGTGAATCAGTTATGAAATATTTTCAGAATTCATAAAACATTATTAAA